TGAATATTACAACTTTTCCTAGTTTAGATATTCATTCCGTTCCACACACATCAATTAACACCTCAACAACAACGACATATAATTCCACCAAAATTGGTACATTAAATGCCAATATGATGCGGTATAATGATTCTACTAATTCTGCTAATGGAACAACCCATACATTTTCTGTTAATGTATTTGGTGCAAATACTTCACCCATTACGGGAACTGTTCCTACAGGATCAACAAATACAGTAATAAAATTGCCAGCAGGATTCTCAACTGTTGCAGGAGCAAATGCCTATGCAAATATGTTCTTCAGAATTACTTCCGGTACTTTAAGTGCTGATGGTCCTATTACAATTTCTTCATCAAGTTCTACAGCAAATACAGTTACATTATCCACAAATCTGTCCGCTATTCCTAGTGCAGCAAATGGTAATACATTCTCTATCGAATCGAGTTTGGGAAATGCAGAATCATTAGTTTCAAGTGATGGCACTTTCTTAGCATTTGCTGGTAATATTAATACCGAATCTAAAGATGCTGCCACAGGTTTTGTTAGTATCAATGAACCAAAACGAAACTCATTACTATTTAATGTTCCTTATGAAGCTATTAGAATTGGAACAATTAATAATATGGATTTGTATGCCCGAAAGTCATACTTAAACCGTACAACTGATGCTGGCGGTTCCATTACAATTAATTCTGGTGGTACAGATACATTTGCATTCTCAGGTTCTCCTGGTGTTCTTTCTGATCCATTAATTTTGAACAATATCATTTGTTTCGTTCGTAGCGGAACTGCAAGCAATACTCAATATGGCATTTATGCTAATACAGTACTTAGCTTGGCAAATAATAATTACACAGTAACTGCTGTTTCTCCAACCCAGTTTACGGTTAATTTGGTAGTTCCTGGTGTATCCGTTGATTTATTAATTACGACAAAGGTAAATAATGCGGAAAATGGTTCAACAGGTTCCACTAGAGGCAAACAACTTATTCCATTGAGTGATGCTACACATTTAGCTGTACCATATGAAATGGGTGGATTGAATACTTTGCCTAGTTCCAATACAACTGGTGCAGTTACAACATTTTCTGGAGGTAAAGTATTTACTTCCGTTGGTGCAACCAATTTTACTGAAGCGTCTATATTGACAGATTTACGTACACCTGGTAAAGTTGTAAGTTTACAAATACCTGATGTTTACGAAATTATTGGCATTTATGATTCTAAGAGTCCTGTTGCTAACGTATCGACTGCTATGATTGGTGACTCTTCATATGATATTACAGACAGTTATGAATTTGATAACGGACAACGTAAAACTCATTATGACCACGCAACTCTTAAATTAAAACGTGGGTATTCAGCTCCTCGTGGAACTTTATTTGTTCAATACAAATATTTAAAACACATTTCGTCTCCTGCTACAGGTGGTAATGGACTATTTACTTTAGATTCATACTTACAAGCTGGTTCAAATTTCTCATATTCACAAATTTCAAAATTTAATAATAGTGAAGATAATAGACTAGTTTCTTTACGTTCAGCATTTGATTTTAGACCAACTCGTAGTATTGGTGCAACCTCACTTTATGGTGCATTAAATCCAGAACCACTAGAAACGGTTAAAACAAATTTTGATTATTATTTGGCACGCATTGACCAAGTTGTAATTAAATCCTCAAAAGAAATTTCTATCGTTACTGGACAATCGGATATTCAACCAACCGTTCCTCCAGTAGACGCAAAAGATATGTTGATTTATACTTTGTATATTCCACCATATACAGAAACCGTAAAAGAGGTTCGTGCAGATTTTAAAAATCATCGCCGTTACACGATGGAAGATATTCAATCCTTTGATGATAGAATTCGTGGATTGGAATATTACGTTTCATTGAATACACTGGAGAAAGATGCAGCATCAACTAAAATTTTGGATGCTAATGGACTTGAGCGTTCAAAATATGGTATCCTTGTAGACAATTTTACATCTAAAGATTTTCAAGCAACTCGCGGAGATGTTGGTACAGATAATCGCAACTTGATTGATAATGGTGTTTTACAGCCAGCAACACTAATGAATACTGTAAAATTGATTCCTCGGGCTAACGGTACAACAGGATCAGCATATACAGCGGGTTCAGGTACCAAAAAAGTCATGATGATTTCTTACACTTCAACGAAAATTATTGAGCAGCCTTATGCTACAAAATCAATAGCTATCGCAAATGCACAGTTTGCCAATTTCCGCGGTAAAATGAAATTATTTCCTGAATTTACAGGAGATGTTGATACTGGTTATGTTAGTAAAGTGACATTGAATTCAACACAAGGTCTTACAAATGCGTTCAATTTTGTAAACGATGCATTCAAATATATTTCAGATAATACTCCTAAGTGGAGAGATGATAAAAATAGTCCGTTTGCTCAAATTGCTGATGCTCAATGGTATAAAACTGTAAGAGAAGCCGCAGGAAATCCATATTCGGTACAAATAGATCAACGTACTGTTGGTGTTTATCAAGCATACAATGATAACACATACATCTCAAAAGGTGCTCAATTAAAAGAAAAAGGAATTGCAACTTCTTCTTCACAGGTAACGGTTGGTAGTTTTGTTACTGATTTGGCAATTCAACCATATATGAAGCCTAGACAGATTTTGTTTATCGCTCAAGGTCTACGTCCTAAGACAGTAACATACTCGTTTTTTGATGATACTGATGTGAACAAATATGTTGTTGTACCCAACAAAGTTACATTAAATGCCAACACACAATTGATTTCAAGTGAAGCAATTCTTATTGCAAATACGATTTCAGATTTGACTGCTAACTTATCAAGTTTAATAAGCGGAAATACCTCTTATGATGCTGCATTTGTTGTAGTAAGCGAAACAGGTTCAGCTAATGTTTCTATAATTAACGAAACAGGAAAACCTTTAACTAACAAATATGTTTATGGTTTAGATAGTGGTAAGTTTTTTAGAATTTCAACTGTAGAAGAACATCATTCTGGTATAGGTTCTATTTCAGGATCAACTATTGTTTTACAACAAGACGCATCTTCAGTCAATAGTTATTACAATGGAAACACAATAACTCTCGTTCGCACAACAAGCACAGAAGAAGGCATTGGTTACCAAGGAACAATTTCTGGTTATGTCGGCGCTACACGAACTGCTACATTTACAACAATTGCTTCTGTACCTAAAGTCTTACAGCCAGTTGGAACTAAAGTAACATACACTATTGGTGAAAATAAAACTAACAAACTTGGACAAGTTGGTGGTGCATTCTATATGCCACCAGCTACATTCCGTTCAGGTCAAAGAACTTTCCGTCAAACAGAATCGTTCAATAATACCTATGATGCGGATGCTATTTCTTTCACCGATAAAATTTATACCTCATCAGGTATAACAGAAAATAAAACTACTCTGGTAGATACTGTTTTCAACATTGATGTTAATTACCAAGTCATTGGAACCTTAACAGCCGATAGATTGATGGGTTCTACACCTGCTGGCGTAAAACTGTTACAAACATACAACGTTGATCCTTTGGCTCAAACTTTCTACATTGATGAAGCAGTTTATCCATTGGGTATTTTCTTAGAGAGTATGAATTTATTCTTTAAAGCAAAAGATGGAAATAACATTCCAGTAACTGTGCAGATTCGTCCAACAGTTAATGGATTCCCTTCTTCAGATTTCTGGTACCCAGAATCTGTTATAACAAAATATCCTTCCGAAATTAACGTTTCTGAAAATCCTTCAGTAACAGATAGTACAACAGCAACAAACTTCAAATTTGATGTTCCTGTTTATTTGAAACCTGGTTTGTATGCCTTTATTGTTATTTCAGATTCACCAGAAAACATTCTTTGGGAAGCTGAAAAAGGTGGAACTACTAAGAATAATGAATATGTCGATAAACAACCATATTCAGGAACTCTGTATAAATCTCAGAATGCTATGGAATTTTCTCCATTCATTAATGAAGATTTGATGTTTACTCTGAATCGTTGTTTGTTTAGTAAAGAACTTGCAGTACATTTATTACAGAATGAAAAGTTAAACTATTCTTACAATGTAGATAAGTTACGTTTGATTGAGACTTCTATTATTCCTTCAAATAAAGAAATTTCATTTACTCGTTATGTACAGTTAACAACAAGTGATGGTGTTAAAGAAACACTTTCTAGATCAATTTCTCCAGGTGTTACCTATGGTTTTGGTGATGATAGTTATTATGCTGTTGGTTACCGTAGAAAATCTATGCAAGCACAAAATGACTTTACTCTCAGAATGGAAATGCTAACAACAAATGATGCGATTTCTCCAATTGTTTCATTGGAAGGTGCAAGCATTAATGTTTGGGAAAATTTCTTAGATAATGCAGAAATTAATTCTGAAGATTTTACCATTGTAGCAGGCGGCTCTGGTTATACAAATGCAAACTCTATCATCATTACTAGCTCAACTGGCACTGGTGCTACTGCAAATGTTAATGTTGATGCTAATGGTAACGTAGTTGGAATTTATGTATCTGCTGTTGGCTCTGGCTACTTAGACGATTTTAGTGTTTCATATCCAAGGGTTGGAAGTTCTTCTACAGTTACATCGAATGCAAATATTGTATTGAATAGTGAATATGATTCTTCGGGTGGTCCTTGTCTAGCACGATACATTACTAAACCAATTTCTTTAGCTGATGGATATGATGCTGGTGATATGAGAGTATTCTTGAGTGCTAATAAGCCTGGAGTTTCTGAAGTTTCTGTTTATTACAAAATGCTTTCAGCAAGTGATTCTACTTTGTTTGTTGATCGTCCATACCAAAAAATGGTATGTATTAATCCAACAACTACAGCATCATTAGATGGAACATATCGTGAATATGAATATCGTCCTTCTGCTATTTTCAATTCAATTTCATATACAGCAACAAATGGTGTTACATTTAATACATTTAAAACTTTCTCAATTAAAATTGTTATAACATCAAGTGATCCATCAGTTGTTCCTACGGTCAGAGATTTACGTGTTATTGCAACGCCCGCAGGATGAGTATGTTATTAAAAGTTGAAGGTACTAATTTTGTAAAAGATACCAACACCAATGCCCTATTAATGACTGGGCGTGGTGCTTTATTGGAAAATGAAGCTAGAAAAAAGTTGGGTGAAAGAATAAATGGCAAAAATGAAGACATAAATAACCTAAAGACGCAGGTGAACGATTTATCCGCCGACATGGCAGAAATAAAAAATCTACTATCTGCTTTGTTGAAACAGAGTAAATAAGAATGTCAATTTCAAACATCACAAGAACAAACACAATTGACGAATGGCGTATACAAACGAACCTATCGGCTAATAGTCTTAATACAATTGAGACTGGAGTTTATAACAAAACTTCGGGTACATTAGCTATTGGCTCAAATGCTTCGCTACAAGTTTCGAATACAGCACTTTTCTCTACCGATATTACTGTTGCTAGAGATATTTCTGTTGGTACAGCAGGTATAGCAAAAGGTAATATTGGTGTTGGTGGTGTTGTTTCAATTTATGGACCAGGAAATGGTCTGATTGTAGCCAACAATATTACTTCTAATGGAAGTGTTATTGTTAAGAACACGATTCTAGCCAACAATGTAACAGTCAATTCAAATGCAGTTGTTGTCGGTACAACTACTAGCGGATATTTAATTGTTAATAATAATGCAACAATCGGATCAAATGCAACGGTTGTTGGTACTGCAAATATAGGTTTCTTGGGTGTAGCTAATACTGGTGTCTTTGGTAAATCAGTTTCTATCGGCGAAAATTTAAATGTTACTGGTAATTCTTATGTCACCGGAACTTCTTATGTAACAGGGAACACTTTTTTAAATGGTATTCTGACAGTTGAACAAAATATCACCACTAACGGAAGCTCCATTGTTAAGAACACCTTAACTGCAAACAACATTACAGTTAATTCAAACGTTGTCGTTGTTGGTACAACTACTAGCGGGTATTTAATTGTTAATAACAATGCAACAATCAGTTCAAATGCAACAGTTATTGGTACAACAAACACAGGATTTTTAGGTGTCGTTAATACTGGCGTATTCGGCAAATCAGTTTCTATTGGTGAAAATTTAAACGTTACTGGCAATTCTTCTGTTACAGGTACTTCTTCCGTAACTGGAAATACTTTTTTGAGTGGAATTTTAAACGTTGAACAGAATATTACGACCAACGGAAGTTCTGTTGTTAAGAACACTTTAACTGCAAATAACATTACAGTTAATTCTAATGTTGTTGTGGTAGGTACAACAAATACAGGTTTCTTAGGTGTCGCTAATACTGCAAACTTTGGACAATCTGTTACTGTTGGTACAAATTTAACGGTTAGTGGAAATGCATCATTAACAAATGCGACAGTATCAGGCACTCTTACAACAAAAGATTCTTCTTTAACGGGTAATCTTTCTGTCTCAGGTAATGCATCAGTAACAAATAAACTAACAGTAACAGGTGATATTCAAACTCTATCAAACTCAAAAGTTAATGGTAATCTTAACGTTGATGGAGATACCAATCTTGTTGGTAATTTGGGTGTTACAGGTAACTTTACTTTAACTGGACTTACAGTTTTAGACACTGATAAATTTATTATTGGCTCAACTACTCCAATCACTATAGGTAATGCTTATCTTGGTGTTTACAGAGGCAACACAACCGGCATCTTAGGTACAGCTAATGCTAACGCATATATTCGTTGGGCAGGTACGGCTAAAGAATGGCAAGTTCGTGATGTTGACAATACCGACATCAATACAAGTTTCTCTAAAATACTTACTGCTAATCTGATTACAATCAGTACAGCAACTACAAGCAACACAACTTTCCCAAGTTCATGGTTAATGAAGAACTATGTGGATAATGCTAATACTAGCATGAAGAGTTATGTTGACAATAATGCTATTGCTGTTGCTGCCGCAAACACTGGTGCAGGTTTAATTTCTGTTACATCTGCTTACCAAGCAAATGTTGGTGCGGTCAACATTGGACTCAACAACGAGATTAGTAACCGTCAAGCTAACGTTGGTTCAGCAGTTATCACTTTAACATCTGGTTATCAAGCAAACGTAGGTGCCGCACGAATTGCTGACCAATTAACTTCACAAGCAAACGTTGGTGCTGGTCTTATTGCCACAACAAACGCATATCAAGCAAACGTTGGTGCAGTTAACATTGCTCTTAACTCTGAGATTACAAACCGCCAAGCAAACGTTGGTGCCGCTGTAATAACTGCCGCTAGTGCTACAAGTACAGCTAATACTAATTTGAAAAATTATGTTGATACGGCTATCACTACAACAACTTCAGCTTATCAAGCAAACGTTGGTGCTGGTCTAATTTCAACAACTTCTGCTGTTACTTCAGCATACCAAGCTAACACTGGTGCAGCATTAATTACTGCCACTGTTGCTACAAGTACTGCCAATACCAACCTGAAAAATTATGTTGATACTGCGATTAATACAACAACTTCTGCTGTCACTTCAGCATACCAAGCTAACACTGGTGCAGCATTAATTACTGCCACTGTTGCTACAAGTACTGCCAATACCAACCTGAAAAATTATGTTGATACTGCGATTAATACAACAACTTCTGGTTATCAAGCTAATACTGGTGCTGTAAATATTGGACTAAACTCTGAAATTACTAATCGCCAAGCTAACGTTGGTGCAGGTTTAATTGCAACAACTTCTGCTGTCACTTCAGCATACCAAGCTAACGTTGGTGCAGGTTTAATTTCTACAAGCTCTACACTCACTTCTGGTTACCAAGCTAACTCTGGTGCAGCCTTGATTAGTGCTAAAAGTTATTATACAGGTTCTTCACCTATTTCGGTTAGCTCAGGTGCAATTTCAATTCAAGCCGCCACATCCGGTCAAAACGGCTATATGTCTTCAACATATGCCAGTAAATTGGATGGTATTGCCTCTGGTGCAACAAACGTTACCAATACAAATCAGTTGACAAATGGTGCAGCATTTATTACAGCAGGTTCAACAACTACAGGCACACACAGTGGTTTAGTTACTGGACCTGTTAGAAACATAATTTCAGTTATTGGAACAAATACAACTGCTATTGCTGGTTATTCTTATATTTTAACTGCATCATTGACACTAACATTACCTCTTTCACCTACACCAGGAGATTCTATCGTTATAGTCAATACTTCAGGTACAGCAACGCCAGTCGTTGCACGTAACAGCGAAAACATAATGTCCATTGCAGAAGATATGACTATAAATACTGTTGGTGCTTCATTCACTCTTACCTACGCTGATGCGACACGCGGCTGGGTAATTATTTTTTAATATTGATATTTTTATGATTAAAATTCCAAATCCAGAAGAGATAGAATCACAAACTTTAGAGCAAACGCTTCAGTATGCTAAGTATCAACAACCTTGGTTAGTTTATCGTGATGAAAATAAATTTTATGTTAACTCCGGTGATGAATATGCCTACGAATATGTAGAGCATGAACAAAGTTACTATGTTGATACTAACATGCAAAAAGGCATGTTGGTTTTACCACCAAATCCAAGAGATGGATTTAAAATTATTGTGAGTGACTATTTTGGTAGTTGGATATATCATCCACTCATAATTCATCGTAACGGAAAATCAATCATGGGGTTTGATGAGCACATGACATGTGACGTACCAAATATGATTTTTGGTTTAATATATACCAATACAAGAGTTGGATGGGTTGTAACACAGAATCTTACAACCAATGAACTTTCAAATAAGGTCAAGAAAGGACCATTTCAATGAGTAGTTTATCTTCATTTATTGCCGCCGCAGGTGGAGGTGGTGGCAAATTAAAATACCAAGAATTTACTGCATCTGGTACATTCACTCCTTCTGCAACTCTAGTTACCAACGGAGGTCAAGTTTGGGTTCAACTTGTATCTGGAGGAGGCTCTGGTGGTGGTGGATATACTGACAACGATACCTACGCTTTCTACGGTGGCGCTGGCGGTGGTGGTGGTATGAAAATAAGTCCATTTACAGCGACTTCAGCACAAAGTGTAACCATTGGTGCCGGCGGGACGGGAGTTGCCGGGGGGACGTACCCCGGTACCACAGGTAATCAAGGAGGAACTTCTTCATTTGGAAGTTTTTCAATTATTGGCGGTGGTCCGGCTGCCGCCGCCTTCTCCGCCTTTACTACTATGTCTGGGGCGTGTGGTGGAAGTATCGCATCTCAGAGTTATGCGGCTGGAGGTGGTGGAGGCATGGGTGGAAGCGCAAGTGGTGGTGGTGGAGGTCCTGGAAGTATTGGTAGTGCGGGAAATGGCCCTCCAGTTAACTCCGGCTCATCCCAAGGAATAATTGGTGCACTTGGATTTGCAGGAGGCGGTGGCGGTGGCGGTGGTGGTACAGGATCTTCTGGTGGTGGCAATAGCGGCGTTTACCCCAGTAGCGTTGGCGGCAGTGCAGCAACTGTAAACACAGGTAGTGGCGGTGGTGGCGGAGCGGTTGGAATTTCGGGTGGTGGCGGTGGTGCTGGCGGTTCAGGCTTTTGTCGCGTGTGGTGGTTTGAATAAGGAAATAAAATGCAATATGCACTCATTAAAAATAACGTAGTTGAAAACATTGCAGTGGGCGATGAAGATTGGGCGACTGCTATTGCTTCTGATTGGCAATTTGTAGTTGACGTAACTGATATGGTTTCATCGCCTGGACTTAACTGGACTTACAATGGAAGCACATTTACTGCACCCGTTTATATTCCTGATCCAATAGTTCCAGTAGATATTAATTGGAAAATTACAAAATTTGCATTTCGTTCTCGTTTCACCTTATCCGAAAAAGTAGCTATAGAACTAGCTTCTTTAGATAATCCAACAGGAACTCAAGAACAACGCACCAGATCCGCAATGGTAAGAACTATACAAAAAGATGTAGATGCTGCAACATACATCGATTTAAAAAATCAAGATACTCGAACTGGTGTTCAAGCACTAGAGACCGCAGGTCTAATTTCTGTGGGACGTTCTAATCAGATTTTAAATGTTGAACCAACTATAAATGAAAATTGACAACAAATATAATTTTTAGTTCTTTATTTGTTAGTTGATTTGTGGATTACTAACTCTCCAAAGAACTAAATAGTTGAATTAAGGAAATAAGTTTTGGCTGCATTTACAGAAATTGTTGTTGAGCAAGGGGCAACGTTTGAGACTAAACTCAACGTTGAAGATTCGTATGGAACGGCAATTAATTTGTATGCATATAGTGCTAGTTCACAAATGCGTAAATCGTATTACTCATCTACAAGTTATGCATTCAATTCAAGTGTAACTGGTACAGCCAATGGTGAAATCACTCTTCGGATGACCGCTGCTAATACTGCAATTTTATCATCAGGTCGTTATGTTTATGATGTTAAAATTACATCTCCAGCCAATACAGTAACTAGAGTTGTTGAAGGAATTGTGACCGTATTACCCTCTGTAACGAGATAAATATGGCAATAACCGCACGCATTCAACAACCAGGAACAATAGGTAAAGTTGTAGTAAGACCTACAATTAGAACCACAATTGCAGATCCAAAGTATAAACCTGAATTACAGGTTTCCATTTACGATTTAACTGATGTAGATTTAATAACAAAAAAACAAGGTGATGTTATTCTGTATGATTCTGCAACAAATCGTTATAAGTCAGCACCATTTGGTGATGCTGAAATAAATGTTCCATTGATTTTTGGTGGTTACTTTTAAAATAATAAAAAAAGGAAAAAAATGTCTAATACTGTAATTCAACTAAAATATTCTAACGTAACCAATAAACCGCCTACGTTGAATGTATCCGAACCAGCATACTCAAGTGTATCTGGTACCCTTTGGATTGATGATGGAACTTCTGTTGTTGCTATTGGTGGTAAAGCATACACCACAAAAATTGACAATGCAACTTCTGCGGCTACTGCAAATACTTTAGTCCTGCGTGATGCCACAGGCAATGCATCTTTCAATTACGTCACCGCTAACATTAATGGTAATATTTACGGTAATGCTACAAGCGCAGATAAATGGTTTACTGCTAGAAATATTGGAGTTTCTGGAGATGCAACGGGTATTGTTTCTGTTGATGGAACAGCAAATGCTAATATTCCATTAGTTCTTTCCAACTCCGGCGTAAGTGTAGGAAATTATGGTGGATCAACTAATGCCGCAGTAATTTCTGTGGATTCAAAAGGTCGTATAACATATGCTGCTAACGTTGCTATTTCTTCATCACTAAATTTTGCGGGTGATGTTGGTGCTGCGCCAGGTAGCTTGTCTCTAATTACTGACACATTGAATATCAAGGGAGGTTTAAACGGTGGTATCAGCACAAATGCAATTGATGCTAACAATACAGTACTTGTTAGTGTTGATAATACTGTTCTTAGAAATTCTGGAAATCAGTTTATTACAGGCGACTTGTCACTAACAGGGAGTTTGTTTGTTGCTGGTAATACCACAACAGTAGATACTACAACAGTATCCACTGCTGATTCTTTAATTAGATTAGCCGCTAACAATACAATAAGCGATGTTCTTGATATTGGTTTCTATGGTAAAGCAAATACAGGAACATCAGTTACTCATCACGGTCTTGTTCGTAGAGCAGGAACTGGTAATGATTTCTTTTTATTCAAAGGATTAACTTCCGATCCAACATCAAATGTTTTGGCCACAGGTTCAGTAACGGCTGCTAATACCGCAACATTGAGGGCTAACCTAACTGGCGGTATGATTTCAGCACTTGCTAATACAATTAGCGTTGTTGACGGTGGTACTGGTGCAGGCACATTTGCTGTTGGTAGCATTATAGTTGGTGATGGAACAAACTCATTAAAAGTACTCGCTAATACAGGTACGGCAGGAACATATGGTTCCACATCTAACACATTAATTGTTACTACAGACTCTTACGGTCGGGTATCATCAGTTACAAATAGTGCAATTCAAATTGACGCATCTAATATTGTATCTGGTAAATTGGCAATTACAAGAGGCGGCACAAACAACGATACCTATACAACTGGCGCCGCAGTATTCTATGATGGTACTGCAATCAAAACATTAGCAAATACTGGTTCAGCAGGATCTTATGGTTCAGCATCTTATGTTCCAGTTATTACAACTGATGCTTTTGGTCGAGTTTCTGGTGTAAGCAATACTGCAATAAATATTGATACTAGTGCAGTTGTTTCTGGTACATTTGGTGTTGCAAGAGGTGGTTCAGGAGCATCTTCATTCTCAATTAAAGGTGTTATTGTATCTGATACATCATCGACAACTGGTGCATTGTCTTCATTGACTTCATCAACAGAAGGTCATCTATTACAAATTAGTTCATCAGGAGCACCAACTTTTGCACACTTGAGCGGCGGAACATTTTAAATTATATTGAAAGGATTTTATTATGGATGTGAGATTACAAAATGCTTATGTGGAAGTTCTGCTTTCCAATTTTATGGAAGTTGTAAAGCAGAATTTAATGTTCCAAGCACAACTTGAAGTAAATAAAAATAGTATACGGGAAGCAGAAGATTCGATAAAAAAATTAAAAGAAGTTTCTGATTCAAATATTCAATACCAAAATCAAAGTGTTGAAAAAGACAAAATTATAAATCAATTGACCACCGAAAGGGACAACTTAAAAAGTTCCGCAGGATCAAATAATTCTGTACTTCAAGAAAGAGATAGATTGCAAAATGCAGTTAATGACTACATGAGGCAATTAAAAGATACACAGTTAGAGGTGTTAAAAGTTAAGAGTGAATCCCAGGATGTTTTATTGCAAAACAATAATAGGATTGAAGAACTCACTAAATATGTAACTAGATTGGAAGCTGTAGTTTCAGCAAACAAACTTAAAAAAGTTAAACTTGGTGAAATTGTTCAACCCGATTCTCCAGAATTTACAGATAAAATGTCGTTAGAAATTACGAGTAATGATAGTGTAAAGTCTGGAGGAACATTCTAAAATTCAGTAAATGGCCAATACAATAATTAAGTTAAAAAATTCGGGCGCAATAGGTAATGTACCAACTATACTTTATCCGGGTGAACTTGCTATCAATTATGGTGATGGTAAGCTATACTACGGCAATTCGACAAATAGCGCAGTTCCTTTTAACACCACATTTCAACCGGTTGGTCTAGATCAGGAAATTCAATTTAACGATTTGGGTAGCTTTGGTGCATCTGCAAATCTTAAATTTAATAAAACTACAAAAACTTTAACTACCGATAACCTTATAGTCACAGGTAATATTACCAGTAATATTATCATAAGAATCGGTGATGTTTCAAACTCAGCATTTGGCCAATCAAACTCAGCTTTTGGTCAGGCTAACTTAGCATTTGACAAAGCTAACAGTGCCAATTCTTTGGCTCAAGCGGCTTACGATAGAGCTAATTCTGCTAGTGGCACAGTTTATTCAAGTACGCCGCCAGAATTTCCAACAGTAGGCCTTCAGTGGGTAAATACAGATACTGGAATAAAATATGATTACACCAATGATGGTGATTCATATCAGTGGATTGAATTAGGTCCAACAACAGTTGCTGTTCCAGTTATTGGTTACACAACACAAGTAGTTTTGGTTGGAACAACTGAAGGTAGTTCAGAGAAAGAAATCTTTGTCAACGGAATTACCAATAATAGAATTCCTGTTAATGCAAACAAAACAAGCTACTACACAATTGATGTTGTTACTAGAAGAACTGATGTACCAGGTGAATCTGGTTCTTTCTTTTTGAAAGCAACGGCTGCAAATAATTCAGGTACTGTTTCCGATGTTGGTGCAGTTTATGAAGTTGTAGTTGCAAGAGATGATGTAGGATTTACTGTAGATGCTCGGGCAAACAACACCACAAAGTCTATAAATATATACGTTACAGGTGTTACTGGCAAAACATTAAACTGGAAAGCCGTAGTTACCACATTAGAGGTATGAGTAAATATGGCGTATAATTTTCCTAGTGATCCAGCTTTAGGTCAAACATACTCTTTCGGTGGCAAAACTTGGAAGTGGAATGGATATGCTTGGGATTTATTACAAGGTCTACTTCCTCCCGCATCAGGAAATAATTCATTAGTTCTTTCATCTGACGGAACAAATTATGTTTTTACTGCTGGCGGAGCATCACCTGACATTTATGCAAGAAACAAAGCAAACACTGCATATAATGTCGCAAGCCTTGCATACGATGCCGCTAATAACGCAGTCGATACTTGGGTAAGACAAGCGGCTAATAGTGCTAGTGCTTATGCCAATTCAGCATTTGGTCAAGCTAATACAGCATTCAATAAAGCCAATTCTGCATATGATGTTGCGGGTCTAGCATATAATGCCGCAAACAATGCAGTAGATACTTGGGTAAGACAGGCGGCTAATAGTGCTAGTGCTTATGCCAATTCAGCATTTGGTCAAGCTAACACAGCATTAATTGCGGCCGCAAATGCAGTATTATCAGGTCAAGCAAACGTAGGTGCTGGACTAATTACCATTACTTCCGCTTATCAAGCTAACGTAGGTGCTGGTCTTATTGTTGTAAATGGTAGACTCAACTCGTCTTTTGACCAAGCTAACTTAGCTTATAATGCCGCTAATACCGCAGTTACAACCGGACAAGCTAACGTTGGTGCTGGTCTTATTGTTGTAAATGGAAAAATTAGTTCCGCATTTGACCAAGCTAATCTTGCATATGGTGCGGCTAATACGGCAGTTACTACCGGACAAGCTAACGTTGGTGCAGGATTAATTGCAATAAGTTCTTCACTTACTTCAGCTTACCAAGCAAACGTAGGTGCTGGATTAATTACCATCACTTCAGCTTACCAAGCTAACGTTGGTGCCGGAATTATTCTTGTAAACAATAGAGTTGGCTCAGCCTTTGACCAAGCTAACTTAGCTTATAATGCCGCAAATAATGCGGTAGATACTTGGGTAAGACAAGCAGCCAATAGTGCTGGCGCTTATGCAAATGCCGCTTTTGATAAGGCTAATTCAGCTTATAACGTTGCGGGTCTAGCGTATGATGCCGCCAATAATGCAGTACTATCTGGTCAAGCAAACGTTGGTGCCGCAGTAATTACTATCACTTCGGCGTATCAGAATAACGTTGGTGCTGGACTTATTTCTACTACAAATGCTTACCAAGCAAATGTTGGTTCAGCTAGAATTGAAGTTCTTGGTCGTGCAGACTCAGCATTTGGTCAGGCTAATCTTTCTTATAATACGGCTAACTCTGGTGTTGGTATTGGTACTTCAGCATTTGGTCAGGCTAACTTAGCATATAACACCGCAAACTCTGGTGTTGGTATTGCTACATCCGCTTTTGGTCAGGCTAACTTGGCTTATACTACAGCCAATTCTGGAGTAGGAATTTCCACTTCAGCTTTTGGTCAAGCTAACTTAGCATTTGATAAAGCAAATTCTGGTTTTGGTTTAGCTACATCATCATTTGGTCAAGCTAATCTTGCTTATACTGCGGCTAATTCTGGTATTGGTATTGCTACATCAGCCTTTGGTCAAGCTAACTTAGCATTTGATAAAGCAAATAGCGCAAACATTTTAGCACAAACCGCTTACGATACAGCAAATACTAAATTCAGTTCTTCTGGTGGTACAGTTTCAGGTAGTGTAACAATTACAGGAAACTTAACTGTTTCGGGTAATGTAACAAGTATCTCAGCAAATAATTTGTCTATTAAAGACAACATGATTTATTTGAATTCGAATAGTGATGTTGCTAACCCAGATTTAGGTTTTGCTGGTAATTATAATGATGGTACATATCATCATACAGGTTTGTTTAGAGATGCATCGGATGGTATTTGGAAGTTTTTTGATAATTATCGACCAGAGCCTGATGCATCACCGTATATTGATACTTCAAATTCAACATTTAGAATTGCAGGATTAACTGCCAATTTGATTACTGATGTTATTAGCGTTCGTGGCATGGATCCATTAGATAGAGCCAATAACGCATTTGGTCAAGCCAACTTAGCTTATGATGCCGCTAACAGTGCTGTTATTGTTGGTCAAGCTAACGTAGGTGCTGGACTTATTGCAGTTACTTCTGCATATCAGGCAAACGTTGGGGCTGGTCGTATTGCCGACCAAGCCTCTGCACAAGCAAACGTTGGTGCAGGACTTATCAGTACCACTTCAGCTTATCAGGCTAACTCTGGTGCTGGTTTAATCTCTCTCAGTTCATCATTAACTTCCGCATATCAAGCTAACTCTGGTGCTGGACTTATATCTTTAAATTCCAGTTTAACATCAGCTTACCAAGCAAACGTAGGCGCCGGTTTAATTGCCACAGCGAATGCGGCTCAAGCTAACGTAGGCGCAGGACTAATTTCTTTAAACTCAACATTGACTTCAGCTTACCAAGCTAACGTAGGTGCCGGTTTAATTACACTGAATTCAAATTTAACTTCTGCATATCAGGCTAACGTAGGTGCAGGACGTATTGCCGACCAAACCTCTGCACAAGCTAACTCCGGTGCAGGATTAATATCATTAAGTAACACTTTAACTCCAGCATATCAAGCTAACTCTGGTGCTGGACTTATATCTTTAAATTCCAGTTTAACATCAGCTTACCAAGCTAACGTTGGTGCTGGTTTAATTGCTACTGCTAATGTGGCTCAAGGAAATACTGGTGCTGGATTAATTTCATTGAGTTCAGCTTTAACCTCTGCATATCAAGCTAACGTTGGTGCTGGTCGTATTGCCGACCAAGCCTCTGCACAAGCTAATACTGGCGCTGGTCTAATCACCGCTAAAGCTAACTGGGAAGCAAATACTGGTGCAGGTTTAATTACCGCTAAGTCCACTTGGGAAGCAAATACTGGCGCTGGATTAATTACAAAAGTATCTAAAGCTGGTGATAACATGACTGGTGGTTTATATGCACCATCATTAGCAGCTAATACGACAGTTACAATTAATACTGCACTAACACAAGGTGCAACAGTAGTTACAACTGCAACTACATCACAAATTACATTAGATTCATTCTCTACAAGCACATATCGTTCTGCAAAATACTTTGTCCAGATGACTAGTGGTTCTGCATATCATGTTATTGAACTAAGCGTTCTACATGATAATACAACTGCATACTTAACACAATATGGTGAAATTAAAACTGGGGCTACATTGGGTGTATTCGACTCAACGATCACAACAGGCACATTAAGTCTACTATTTACACCAAATAATTCAATAACTACAGTTAAGGCAAGTTTTAACAAGATTGCCGTATAAATATAATAATAACAGACTAAGTGGAGAGTGAAACTTGTCAAATCAAAATTTTATAGTTAAGAATGGCTTAACCGTTGGTACAACTGACGTAATAGCGGCAAATGGCGCATGGACTGGATTACCATTTAGTTCAGTTGCTTTTGCATCAAACTCAGGTAATACTAGCAATATTAGTATCACTAATGATACGACAACAAGTGCAGTCGTGTTTCCTGTTTGGTCGACCGCAAACACAGGCAATATCTCTCTTAAAGTAGCATCAACGAAATTAACATATAATCCAAGTACGGGAGATATGAAATCTACAGCATTCGTTGCTAATAATGGCGTTATGGTTGTTGGTACCACGGTCACAGAAAATTATACAATTGCTACTGGAACAAATGGATTATCAGTTGGTCCAGTTACTATTGCCAATGGCGCAACTCTTACACTGTCTTCTGGACAGAGATATATTGTCCTATGAGTAGCATATCTTCAGGCACACTAGTTAATACCGGTTTAGTTGTTGCATCAGATACATCCGGTAATTTGGTTGTAAAAACTGGAGCCACAGGTAATACTGCGGCAGTTTTTGATGCTAATGGTAGTGTCAACTTTGGTTACTCAGTTACTCATGGTGTTGGTACAGCCAACGGCGTTGCCTACCTGAACGGTAGCAAAGTCGTAACCACAGGGTCTGCACTAACGTTTGATGGAACAAACTTTGCCACCACCGGAACGGCAACGGCTACAAAACTTATTCCCACAGGAACTAGCGTAACGGGCAACGGTATGTACTTGCCTGCCACCAATTCAATTGGCATTTCTACGGCAGGTACAAACGCTGTTTACATAGACGCAAGCCAGAACGTAGGTATTGGGACGAGTAGTCCTGCTGGTAAGTTAGATGTTACAGGCAGTTTAGGTAAATTTACTATTGATGCCTCTGGAACGTCCGTATCCTTAACTTACGGTGTAGCAAATTATATTCGCGCGTCATCCGCAAGTGGTAATTTAAATGTTGGTGCTTATGACTATCTTTCATTTCAAACTGGTTCTGGATTTACGGACCGGATGCGTATTGACTCCTCCGGTAACGTATTTATTGGAGGCAGTAGCGGCCTAAGCGCAGAACGTTTTTACGTTAGGGGGGCTACTCTTGGCGGCACATCAGGTAACACTTCATACAACAGTGTGTTTTATACACCTGACGTTACAAACGCGACACGGCTGAGTATTCTCGACTATCGCTTTTCAAACGGTACAAGTCATATATCGTCTAGAAACCTGATCCAAAGGACTGTGGATGTTACTAATATGGGATATGTAGGGTTTGACAGTTATGCCACCTCAATTGGGTGGGGGACAACCGAAGCCATGCGTATCGACTCCTCCGGTAACGTAGGTATTGGGACGAGTTCGCCAGCGGTGAAACTGGATGTCAATGGAATTACTGGTTGGCAAGGGGGCACAACTGGTCAAACGGCGCAAATTGTTGGTGCGTCAAGTGGCATAAATGGCGGTGGTAACTTTAGGGTTTTGAGCAACACCACACAAGCCGTAGATGTTGGAGGCGCGTTAACGCTTGGTGGATACTATACAAGCACAACAGCTTCGGTTGATTTTGGCGTTATTCTGGGGGCCAAAGAAAATAGTACTAGTGGTAATACTGCTGGCTATTTAGCGTTTGGAACACGCCCTAATGCTGGCAACATGACCGAACGGATGCGTATCGACTCCTCCGGTAACCTTGGACTGGGTATTACTCCGAGTGTTTGGACTACTTTTTCATCCGTATTTGAAGTGCCCGGCGGCGCTTTGGCAGGTATTTCGGCTAACCAAATAGGTGTTTGGCAAAACTGTTTTTATAACTCGTCATCTTTTAAATACAAATCTTCTGCTGGCGCTACTTTGTATCAGCAAGCGGGATCGAGTCACGTTTGGTACAACGCCCCCTCTGGCACAGCAGGTAATGCCATCACGTTTACTCAGGCGATGACGCTAGATGCAAGTGGGCGACTGTTAATTGGAACTACAAGCGGCGGCGCTCCTTTGGTTGTTAAAGTTGCAACAAATGCAAACTTTGCAGTGCAAAACGCAAGTGGACACCTCCAATTGCAGGGCATTAACGATGCTGGTAACGCTTTTGCACAGCTTGACCTTGCTGGTTCATTTATTACTCTTAGTCCAGCATCCTCTGAAGCTGTTCGTATAGACTCCAGTGGCAATTTAATTGTTGGTGGCACTTCTCCATTTGGTCTTATTACTTCCCTAAAAAACTCAGCAGGTGGTTACTCTTCAGCTTTTACTGCCAGAGCAATAGGTGGAGCAAACAGTCAACTGACTGGTTATTCGTTCATGCCAACTTTTGGCAACACAGCAGATTACACACCACGCCGCGCTGCTGATATGTGGGGCGGTTTTAACGCTGGTAACTGGGGTACTGAGTTCTTGGCGTTTGGTGTTGGCACAGGCACAGGCAACGATGGTGGTAGCTTAACCACTGAACGGATGAGAATTACGGGCGATGGTGCCGTATTGGTCGGAAGCACCAGTGCTATTGCTGGCTATACACAAGTAAGCGTCACAGGATCAAGCACCAACCGTGGTGCATTTGTTATGGGTCGAACAACGGCAGCAACAACTGGTGTGGCTGGTACGCTGGTAGCCTACAACGGTAGCAACGCCGTTTGTGGCATGGATTTCCAATCCAATAGCGCAAATAACAGCGGCTACATTGGTACATATACCTACAACGCTGGTGCTTTTGCTCAAGGTCCATATCTCAATACTGGCGGCACAAGTTGGACAACAGCATCAGATCAGAATCTAAAAGATGTCACGGGCGAAATCACCAACGCCCTGAACAAAGTGTCTCAAATTCGTGCAGTTGAATTTACTTGGAAAGCAGACGAATCCAAAAAACAACATGTTGGCTTTATCGCTCAAGATGTGCAAGCAGTTTTGCCTGAAGTAATTGACACTGACACTAATGGTTATCTTGGCGTTCGGTACGCTGAAGTTACTTCGTTGTTGCTTGCCGCAATCAAAGAACAGCAAACTCTTATTGAATCACTTACAACTCGCCTCACGGCGCTGGAGCAAACATGACTACTATCACTTGGACAATCTCACAGACAGATTACCTTGTCGCTGACGGGTTTATTACCACAGCCCACTGGAGAGCAACTGCTGTAGACGGTGAATTTACGGAATCTATTTATTCCATGCTTATTTTTGCTCCCGGTACACCGACTATTTCATATAATGAAGTGACACAAAACGATGTGTTGAATTGGATTTGGGCAAACGGTGTAGATAAAGAAGCTACAGAATCAAGTCTTACACAAAAAATTGAGCAATTAAAGAACCCAGTAAAAGCTGCTGGTTTACCTTGGGCAATATAATAAGTAAAAATCTATGAGCAATATAATTTCTGCCGACAACGGTGCATTCACTGGCATAGCGGGTATCAAATTAAGTAGTGATACTTCTGGTGCATTAGTAATACAATCAGGAAATAACGTTACTGCGTTAACGGTGGATTCTAGCCAAAACTTATCTTTGGTTGGTAATTTAACTGTACGTGGAATGGATCCTCTCGGTACTGCTAACTTAGCGTATACTGCAGCCAACTCTGGTATTGGTATTGCTACTTCTGCATTTGGTCAAGCAAATAGTGCTTTTGGTCAGGCTAACCTTGCTTATACTACTGCAAACTCTGGTGTTGGTATCGCTACATCAGCTTTTGGTCAGGCTAACCTTGCTTATACTGCCGCAAACTCTGGTGTTGGTATTGCTACATCAGCTTTTGGTCAAGCTAACTTGGCTTATACTGCCGCTAATACCGCAGTTACAACAGGACAAGCTAATACTGGTGCTGGACTTATTGCCACAACAAGTGCATATCAAGCAAACTCTGGTGCAGGTTTAATCTCATTAAATTCTACTCTAACATCTGCTTATCAAGCTAACGTTGGAAGTGCTATTGCACAAGGACAAGCTAACACTGGTGCTGGACTTATTACTGAAGTTGCGGCTAGACAAGCTAACACTGGCGCAGGTTTAATCTCATTAAATTCTACTCTAACATCTGCTTATCAGGCTAACGTTGGTGCTGGATTAATTACTTTAAACACAAGTTTAACTTCTGCTTATCAGGCTAACGTTGGTGCTGGATTAATTACTGAAGTTGCTGCTAGACAAGCTAATACTGGTGCAGGCCTAATCTCTCTAAGTTCCACTTTAACATCCGCATATCAGGCTAACTCTGGGGCTGGACTAATCTCTCTAAGTTCCACTTTAACATCCGCATATCAGGCTAACGTTGGTGCTGGTTTATTAACCAAAGCTGGGACAACAGGCTCCGGTGCTTCTGGCACTTGGGGTATCAACGTTACAGGTAGTGCAGGTTCAGCAACAACAGCCACCAACGTGTCTGGCGGTACAGTATCGGCAACTACAGGTACTTTTAGTGGCCTTATTAAGGCTGATGGTGGGACAACTCAAGTTGGCTCTAGCGCAGGCACGTATCGTCAGTTTCGATATGACGGAACCATATCGTCCGATGGCACAAATTTTTATACCCTACTCAATTCTAACAACTATACCAGCTACAGCCCATCATTGACAGGTTCCGGAGCTTCTGGTACTTGGAGTATTACAGCCACCAATGCCACCAACTCTACATTATTGTCCAATGCTGGCACAGGCATATATGCCGCTTCATCGGGCACAGCGTATAGCAGTGTTGTTTGTGTTCGTGAAGCTGGTCTTGGAGGTTCTGGTGCTTCTGCACCTAGGCTTGGATGGCATTGGGGTGGTGTTGTTGCTTCCAGTATTTCCATAGAATCTGGCGGACGAATTGCTGTATGTAATAACCCCGGCACTTCATACGAAAACTTTATTGCCGCCATTTCATATGGTTCTGCTAGTGTTAGAGCACCATTATTTTATGACTCTGATAACACTGGTTATTATGTTGATGCGGCCAGTACATCACAGTTGAATCAAGTTAACTTAAATGGCCCATTAGTTAGAACCACAGTAAGTCAAGGTTATTTAAGTGGAAATTATGCTTCATCAGAAACATCATACACACCAGGTTGTATATACACAATTGGTGGCAGTTATGTACCATCCGGATCCAGCTTAAATAACATATATGGTATAGGTTACACACACACTAACCAAGGTTCTATGTTGGGTAGTGGCGGCTGGGGATTATGGGTTTCTTTTAGTGGCACAGTAAGACATTATTTGGATGAAGGTGGTAATTCATTACATACAGGTAACGTCACTGCATATTACTCGGATGAAAGACTGAAAACTAAATTAGGTAAAATAGAAAATCCAATTGAAAAAGTAAAATCATTAAATGGTTTTTATTATGAAGCAAATGAAATTGCACAACAATTAGGATATAAAGTTAAGCGTGAAGTTGGTCTCTCCGCTCAAGAAGTTCAAGCAATTTTACCTGAGATTGTAGCTCCTGCACCAGTTGATGCAAAATATTTAACAATTCATTATGAAAGAATTGTTCCTCTATTAGTTGAAGCCATCAAAGAACAACAACTTCAGATTGAAGAATTAAAATCCTTAGTATTATCACGACAATAAATAGCCAATAACAGAGGAAATTTAAATGAGTTCTATCATCAATGCTGATGACGGCAGTGTTTCAGGTCGTGCAGGTCTAAAGACAATATCCGGAAATAACGGTACACTAGAGATACAATCTAAAGGTGTAACCGCTATTACGGTTAATGATACACAATCCGTTACATTTGCAAATACTATTTACACACCATCAATTGTAAGTGCAAGTATTAATGTACTGACTGGTTCAGCAACATCAGCATTTGGTCAGGCTAACTTAGCTTATAATGCGGCTAATACCGCAGTTACAACAGGACAAGCAAACGTTGGGTCTGCGGTTATTGCAGTTACTTCTGCATATCAAGCTAATACTGGTGCGGTCAATATTTCATTGAATAATGAGATTACTGATAGACAAGCAAATGTAGGTTTAGTCAATATTGGTTTAAACTCTGAGATTAGTAACCGCCAAGCTAACGTTGGTGCGGTCAATATTTCATTAAACACTGAGATTAGTAACCGCCAAGTTAACGTTGGCGATGCGGTAATTTCAACCACCAATGCTTACCAAGCTAACGTAGGTGCTGGACTTATTGCTACCACTAATGTTTATCAAGCTAATACTGGTGCAGTTAATATCTCACTCAATAATGAAATTGCAAACCGCCAAGCAAACGTTGGTGCTGGTCGTATTGCCGACCAATTATCTGCTCAAGCTAATACTGGTGCTGGACTTATTGCCACCACAAATGCTTATCAAGCAAACGTTGGTGCGGTAAATATTTCCTTGAATTCGGAGATTACAAACCGCCAAGCAAACGTTGGTGATGCGGTAATTTCTACAACAAATGCTTACCAAGCTAACGTAGGCTTAGCTAGAATTGCATTACAAGGTCGTGCAGACTCCGCATTTCAACAAGCTAACTTAGCATATAACACAGCCAATTCTGGAAGTGGTGTGGCCGCTTCTGCATTTGGTCAAGCTAATTTGGCTTATAACACAGCAAACTCTGGTATTGGTATTGCTACTTCTGCATTTGGTCAGGCTAACCTTGCTTATACTGCCGCAAACTCTGGTATTGGTATTGCCACATCAGCCTTTGGTCAGGCTAACTTAGCATATAACACAGCCAATTCTGGAAGTGGTGTAGCCGCTTCTGCATTTGGTCAGGCTAACCTTGCTTATACTGCGGCTAATACCGCAGTCACTACTGGTCAAGCTAACGTAGGTGCTGGACTTATTGCCACAACAAGTGCATATCAGGCTAACTCTGGTGCTGGTTTAATTACACTGAATTCAAATTTAACTTCTGCATATCAGGCTAACTCTGGTGCTGGTTTAATTACACTGAATTCAAATTTAACTTCTGCATATCAAGCTAACTCTGGGGCTGGTTTAATTACTGAAGTTGCGGCTAGACAAGCTAATACTGGTGCAGGTCTAATCTCATTAAGTTCTACTCTAACATCTGCTTATCAAGCTAACGTTGGTGCTGGTCTTATTACTACGACTTCTGCATATCAGGCTAACTCTGGTGCAGGTCTAATCTCATTAAGTTCTACTCTAACATCTGCTTATCAAGCTAACACTGGTGCTGGTATATTAACCAAAGTTTCAAAATCTGGTGATACACTGACCGGGTTATTTCAAATTTCCGGTCAAGCAACAATCAATACTACAACACCAGGAACAGGAAATTATGGTCTACATTTTACTGGTCAAACAACTGCCGATCAAGCCGCAGGTATAACTTGGAACGGAGGCTACGGTACAACTGGTGCTCAAGCCGGTATCTATGTACAAGGTTCAGGTAGTTATGGTACAAAAATGTATTTTGCTACAACTGATTCTTATGCGTCGGGTTCTAAAACTGCATTGTCTATTGACCATTCTGGTACAAGTAGTTTTCTAAGAAGCTATACATCTTCTGTTGGTTCTTTTAGAGCACCATTATTCTATGACTCTGATGATACTACTTATTATGGAGATTTTGCTAGTACGTCTAACATTTATAACCTAATAATTAAAGGCGTAATAGGCGATGGTACAGCCCCACTACGGCTTTCACCAACAAGTTCTTCTGGCACTTTTCAATGGGCATCTACTTCTATATCAACTTCGCTTGGTGCTGGTCAGACGATGGCCCATTTTATTGGCAATGCTTTAAGTCCCGGCAATAGCGGGTATTTGGGATTCAACTATACCAGTGCAGCCTCCGGAAGTAACTACGTATCGCTTGGTCATTACGGAAACGATAACATCTTGCGCGTGTACTACGGTACATACACGCAATCTTTGGGAAGTATGCGTGCACCACTTTTCTATGACTCTGATGATACTGCATATTATATTGATCCTAACTCAACATCTAATACTGGTTTAAAAATGCGTGGAGGTGCACTTTTTGGACCAAACACATCATGGAGTGCTTATCTTTATGTTGGTACAAACGGAAACGTAAGCGGTACCGCAACTGTTGCCGCCACAAACGGCAACCTGCATATTGATACGGCTGGTTCTGGATATCCATTATACTTACAATATTACTGTGGTGGTTATACAGAAGCATATGGCAGTATGCGCTCTCCAATATTTTATGATTTGAATGACACTGGCTATTATACTAACCAAGCTAGTGGTAGTAATCATCGTTATCAACAACTTTCCGGTGCTTGGGCAGGATCGCCTTTTGGCTCTGGCAGTGAACAATTAACTATTCGTTCAAATTATCCTTCTATGTGTCATAGAAACACAGATACTGGATACTATTGGTTAATTCATATGGCGGCCAATAACACATTAAATTGGTATGGCGGTGGTGGTGGTGTTGATGGTAGCAGTTGGGCTCAACTTAAAATTTTAGATATGTCAGGTAATCTGACTGCATCAGGCAACATTACTGCTTATTCGGATAGAAGATTAAAAACAAACATTGTTGTTATTGATAATGCACTCGATAAAATTAAAAAACTAAGAGGTGTGTATTTTGATTGGATTAAAACAGGTGAACATTCTATAGGTATGATTGCTCAAGAAGTTGAAGAAGTTATTCCTGAATTGGTGTTGACACATGAAGAAATTAAACCAGGTGAAGATGAAATCTCTAGCATTACAAAATCTTTAGACTATGCAAAACTTGTTTCCTTACTGATTGAAGGTATGAAAGAACAACAACTTCAGATTGAATCACAACAAAAACAAATTGAAGAATTGAAATCATATATATCAGATGATAACAAATAACTCGTCAAAATTTTAGGAGAAAATAATGACAATGCCACCAACAATAACAATTAGTAGACCAGACTACTCACACTTGACCTTTACTTGGTCAGTTACAAGTCTAAAAACTAAGAATGAAGGTTCAAACGAATCAGCCGTAGTTCAGACATACTGGAAAAAGATTGGTACCGATGCACAAGGTAACACAGGTGAATTTTCTGGAGCTACTCCATTCACCTCAACAACTATGCCAGAAGGTGACACATTTGTTCCATTTTCTGAACTAACAGAGGAAATTGTTCTTGGTTGGATTAAAGATGTGGTCGTTGGTTCTTATGAAGACCACGTAAACGGTAAAATTGCCGAACAAATTGATGCAAAAGTGAATGTAGTGGCTGAAGCAGAATTGCCTTGGTCCACTCCATCCGCTTAACTAAATAACTAATTATCATTTATACATAAGGAGATTGAAATGAATGAACAACAAGAACCAACAGTAACTTTGGAACTTAAAGCAACCCAAGTAAACGCAATCATTGCAGGCTTGGAAGAACTTCCACATAAAGTAAGCCGTGCTATCATTGATGAAATTATTCGTCAAGGACAACCACAATTGCAAGCACAAGCTCCAGCAGGTCCATTGGCTGACAAAGTTATCAACTAAGGATAATTAAGAATGGCATTGCCATCATCACCATCATCTATTTCATTAAACCAAGTTAACACAGAACTAGGATTTAGTGCTACTGCAATTATTGCGATGAATGATGCCGCTGTTCGCACACTATTTGGTGTTGCTTCTGGTGCAATTAGCATGTCCAATGGATATGGTAAGTCAAACGCTTTGGCGGTTAATTACTTGGTAGTTTCAGGTGGAAATATAGGTCAGCAAGGTGGTGGTGGCGGAGGTGCTGGAGGATATATTTCTACTTCAGCATCTCTTTCTAAAGGAACAGCCTTTACTGTCACAGTTGCTGCCGGAGGGTCTACACCTGGTCAAATTGGACCTAGTTCATCATTTAATGGGACTGCCCCATTAGGTGGTGGATCTACAGTGAATCGTAGTTATACAGATATTCCTGGTGGTTCAGGTTATGGACAGTTTTATGGTCCCTCATTTGGTTATGGTACAGCAGGTCAAGGAAATAATGGTGGCGCTGGTTATTATAATGGCGGTTGCGGTGCTGTCAGTTATGGTGGTGGTGGTGGCGGTGCGGGTGCAGCCGGTGGTGGACCTGGTGCTGGCGGTGCTGGCTTAACTTGGTATGATGGCATAACTCGCGCTGGCGGGGGTGGTGGTACTATTTCATATCTTACTTATTGTGCTTGCGGACCATTTTGGTATGGACAATCTGGATATGCTGGTGGCGCCGGAGGAGGTGGAACAGGTGCATCTAGTGATGATTGTAATGGCTATACAGCAGGAGTTAGCGGTTCTGCAAATACTGGTGGTGGTGGTGGTTCTGGTGCGATTAACGGAACTGCTGGCCCATCAGGTGGTTCGGGCGTAGTAGTTATCCGCTATGCAGGTTCTCAAGTTGCTACGGGTGGAACCGTTACTTCTTCTGGTGGTTATACCTACCATACTTTTACTACATCAGGAACTTTTACTACATAATAATCCAATGGCACATTTTGCACAACTTAATGAAAACAACATAGTTATAAACGTGTTGGTTATTGAACAAACAATGATTGATACGGGTCTTTGGGGTGACCCTTCACGTTGGTTTCAAACTAGTTTTAATACGCGTGGTGGAATTTATTATATTCCAAATACAAATACTCCGGATCCAGATCAAACTAAAGCATTTCGTAAAAACTTTGCAGGTATAGGAGATACATACTTAGTTAATGGTCCAAGTGGTGAGGGTTTTACTAAACAACAACCATATCCATCATGGAAAATGAATAATTTTTCTTATTTATTCGAACCACCTATTCCAATGCCAATTGCTCAAGGATACTGTAGCTGGGATGAGTCTATTTTAAATTGGTCATGTTTAGATAAAATTATTGAAATTCCTATATATCCGGAGTAATTTATGACAATAAAACTTAAAGAATCAACTTCACTATTACCGGAACAACTTGTGATGTTTGTTTCAGCAAATGTACGTAAAGAACGATTATCTATGTGTAACGCATGTGAACATGCTAAGCCTATACCTCTAGTTGAATACCGTAGATGTGAATTGTGTAATTGTGTGATTGAATTAAAAACAACTATTAAAGCTACAAGTTGTCCAATAGCTAAGTGGTCTACTAGTACCGAAAATTATGAACAATAACTGACTTATAAGTATAAAAAAACAAAAAAACATATATAGTTATATAACTTCTCCACAAAAAAGAATTTTAAATGAGTATTATTTTAGATGGCACAAATGGTATCAACATTAATGGCGTAGCTATTAATGCTACTGGAGGAACGTATTATTCCAATCAATATTTAATGACTGGTATTACTTCAAGTAATACAGAGACTGAAATTTTTATAGGTGGAGTAGCAAACAGTAGAATTGGTATAGTTTCATCAAATACAATTTATTATAATATAGATGTAATGACAATTAGAACTGGAGACTATGCTTATATTTCACCAGAATGTGCTACGTTTTATATTAAAGGTGCTATAAGAAATATCGGAGGAACAGTTTCTGATATTGGTAATTTATATGAAGTTGTAGTTACTAGATCAGATGCTGCTTTTTTGGTAGATTCTAGGGCTAACAATATAGACAAATCATTAAGCGTATATGTAAAAGGCAAACCGTCTATAAACATGAAATGGACTGCAATCGTTACTACAATGGAGTTATAATATGCCAAGAAGAACGCGGTCAATACTTATAGATAATTCTTTAGGAAAAGTTTTCACTAACGTGGATGATAGTGCAGTTGTAAATTCTTCCAGTGTAATTGCTTCCAGTGTATCAAAAACATTGCAATTTCCTCCACCAACAACAACTACTAAGGTTGCGGTATTGAATAATCTAGGTCTCAGTGGCTTAGGTACAAATTTTCCAAATGGTGCATTTATTACTAATATAGAACTTAGTGCAGTTACCGCTCCAAAGGGAAAAACTGCCGGGCAACCTGGTGGAGATATTGCTATAAGGTTAAGAACAGGAACTTCTAACTCTAACTCATCAAATCTAGGAACATTCGCATTACCCGGACCTCTAACACTTAAAAAATATATCAATCAAACACTAACTATATCTACAGGAGAGAATTTGTATGTTGATATAATTAGAATAGGCAACTCAGTAACAGGCGCAGGTTTCGGATTCACAATATCATATTTCACATCATGACAGACGATAAAATTAAAACATATTTTGGAGAAAAAACAGTGTATAAGTTCACTGGACCTCCAAATCAAATAGTACAACTATTAATAAATAAAGAAATTTCAGTAAATTATATAGTAGTTGATGATATTGCATATTTAATAACTTCAGAACCTTTAAATGATATGCTCAACGATCAGTTGAGTATATTTTCAACACCAATAGGAATATAATATATGTACGCTAAATTAGTAGTAGGTGGATCACCTATCACATCGGTTGCTGCTATACGAGATATTGGTAGATTACTCACAGCACCGGAAGGCAATGTTAGCACAAGTTTATTGGGAGCTTTTAGCAACTCAAGTTCAGTTATACTAGATTCCACTCCAGCGGGTTGGACTTATGTTGGCAGTACTAATCCATTGGACAGACCTACTATTGGAGTAGTTGGAACAACTTATACACAAAACACAACTGCACCAAATAACATATGTTGTTCTGCACCTTGTTTAGAAGGTAGTGCATTAAAATATGTAGCGCTTACTGTGGGGTATAATAGTACTGGAAATACTGGCTATTTTGCTATGACTACAGCTTCTAGTGCAAATTCAACAGGGGTTTTGGTTAATGAAACTGTTAGAAATTTTATGACCAGCTCATCGGTCGCTGTAACCAATAATTTTGCGGTAACTGGTGGACAAGTTTATCATTTAATTGCAAATCAACAAGGTGTCACTATAGTTTGTGAAAATACAGGGTTATCTGCCGTCTGGGAATCTAGTATGACTGATGTTAATCGATTTTATGGTACTGCACCGGTAGTCCATTATTTACATAATATTTCTACGAGTGTACAGTTTACAGATTCTTCTATAGGCCCATCGTCCTCTATGGTGGGGGCTAAAGCATTTGCAATAACAGTTGCAGTAACCGATGTAAATACTGGAACTTATTACGGAACGTATGATGTTACTAGTTCAGGTTCTGCTAACATTTTCTTTTTAGCACAGAATGATTTAACTTACCGTAAAAATTCTATTGATGCTACAGGAGCACCAAAATACCAAATAACTCCAATCTTGTACACAAATAGTTCCCTTGGGCATCCAATACAATATGTAACTGGGGTTGTTCCAATTTACTGGACTAAAGGTTCTTTAGGCAATAGTGGCGATACAGTTATGGTTGGCGCTGATCCATATACATATTTTAATTGTGGAACTGGATTTGGTATAATTATGAAAACGAGTTAACGTTATGGCACTATTAGCAAATACCATTTCTAATGACATTGTATCCACATTGTCAAACTTGACTCTTATAAAAACGTATATACCCAGTACACTTGTATATAAACGTTTAAGTGTTGCTGCTGATCCTTTTCTTGATCCTACTATTGTAAGAAGAGAAACAGCATATCAAAGTTACGTTACATAATTTTTGCAAATTACCATAATAACCTCACTTTGGTGAGGTTATTTTTTATCTTTATAAATAAGTAATAAACTATAGGTATATTACACATGGCTAAACCTACAACAAGAACCGAATTTAAAGACTACTGTTTACGTAGATTAGGTCATCCAGTTATTCAAATTAACGTTGATGATGACCAAGTTGAAGATCGTATTGATGATGCTTTATCATTTTTTCACGATTACCATTTTGATGGTTGTGAAAAAATGTTTATGAAACATCAAATGACACAAGTTGATATTGACAGACGCTGGATTTATTGCCCGGATGCCGTATTATTTGTGACTGGTGTTATGCCTTTCGACTCTTCTTCATCATCAGTCAATATGTTTGACTTACGTTATCAATTGCGTTTACATGATTTGTATGATTTTACATCAGTTTCTTATGTCTCATATGAGATTACCATGCAACACATCCAGACATTAAATTTATTATTCTCTGGTACACCTCAATTTAGATTTAATCGCAAACAAAATAAAGTATTTCTTGATATAAATTGGAGTTCCGATTTGCAAGTGGGTGAGTATGTTATACTTGATTGTTACCGTAAAGTTAGTCCAGACATATTTACAATTTCTGGAACAGTTACAACTTCAAATACCACTAACCTTGTTACTGGTACAGGAACAGTATTCTCCAGAGATGTTACTATTGGCGATGATATGACTTTTGGTAGCGAATCTAAACGTATTGTATCTATTATCAGTGACACACAATTAGTTGTGGATTCAACATTTAGCACAATACAAACAAATGTGACTGCGTTTAAAGCTGGCGAATCCGATGTATGGGATGATAAATTTTTAAAATCGTATGCAACTGCTAAAATTAAATATCAATGGGGAACTAATTTATCTAAGTTTGCAGGCATTCAAATGCCCGGTGGTGTAACATTAGATGGTCCTCGTATTATGCAAGAAGCACAAACTGAGATTGATAAACTAGAAGAAGAAATGTTCAACTCCAATAGTTTGCCAAGTGAAATTTTTACTGGATAATTGGAGCATAAAATTTCTACCAACTTTTATTTCAATAATTTTCCACAACATCAAATTACCAGTGAGCAATTACTGGTTGAAGATTTGGTGATTGAAGCTATGCAAATTCATGGTATGGATGTATTCTATCTTCCTCGCATGACTGGAGATAGTGTAGATTATATTTATGGTGAAGATACATTGAAACAATATCGTCAAGCATTACCTATAGAAATGTATCTAGAAAACGTTACAGGTATGGATGGTGAAGGCGATTTTATCTCTAAGTTTGGTCTTGAAATTCGAGATGAAGTTACTTTATTAGTATCTCGCCGTAGATTTGCGGCAACAGTAAAACAAATTAGACCTAATGAAGGTGACTTGGTTTACATTCCATTGTTACAGAACTTTTTTGAAATTACATTTGTTGAACATGAAAACAATCAAGCAATGTTCTATACACTTGGTCGCGGACGTGGCGGCAACGTTTATGTTTACGCTTTGCGTATGAAACAATTTGTCTTCTCTGAAGAAATTATTTCTACCGGTATTGAAGAGGTTGATGGTCAGATATTTGATTCATATAAACGCACTAAATTGATACTTGCAAACACTGGTTCAGGTTCATTCTTGCCAACAGAAAGTGTGTACCAAGGAACATCATTGGCAACATCAACAGCGCAAGCTGTGGTGTATTCTTATTCACCACATTCTGAAATTATGGTTATTCAACTTCAAGGAACATTTGCTAATGGAGCCAATGTGATTGGTGCTACGAGCGGTGCTTCACGACCAATTATTCAAGAAGATACTTGGACTCAAGTGGGCAATACTATGTTTGAAGAACTTGCAGATAACACAAGATTAGAAAATGAAGGTAAAGACATTATTGATTTTACAGAACATAATCCATTTGGTGAAGCCTGATGTTAAATAACGATCACTTTTACAACCGAACAATAAGAAAAGTTATTGTTGCATTTGGTAGTGTGTTTAATGATATTGAAATTATTCGTTATAATAAAGCACAAACTACAGAGTATGAAAGAATTCGTGTTCCATTGTCCTATGGACCAAAAGAAAAATATTTAACTCGCATTACTACTGATCCAAATTTGACAAAATCTATTGCTACTATGGTTCCACGTATTGGATTTGACTTATCTAGTTTATCGTATGACGTTAATAGAAAATTAAATACTATGTCCAGAAATACAGCCATTCAAAACAATGGTTCCATTGCTGGACAATACAATCCAGTTCCATACGATTTTGATTTTGACATGGCAATTTATGTCAGAAACATTGAAGATGGTACTCAAATTCTTGAACAAATTCTTCCATTTTTTACCCCAGATTTTACAGTCACTGTGAATCTAAATGAAGCGATGGGTAGAAAATATGATATGCCTATTATTTTAAATTCAGTTTCTTCTGAAATTGATTATGAGAGTGATATGACTACAACAAGATTGGTCATGTGGAATCTTTCATTTACAGCTAAAGGTTATATTTTTCCTGCCGTAAAAACAGATGCCAAAATAATTAACCGAGCTAACACCAATTTTTATATTGACAGTAGAAATACACAAAGTCAACAAGTGTATGTTGATAAAGCAAACAGTTCTGGGGTGTTTACAACAAACGAAACTTATCGAGAAATTGCTACAGGCAAAACTGGAACAATTGTTTATTATGCAAACAATACAACAGGATCATTAGTAGTTACGAATGTATCAGATTTATTGGATGAGGGTGATGAAATTATTGGTGATTATTCTCACTCTAGAGCAATCATAAATACAGTAGATGTTAATCCATTAAAAACAGTTTCTGTAGTTATTACAACAAATCCTTATGGTAAATTACCCAATAGTGATTTTGGTTATATAACAACAAGAAAAGAGTTTCCAAAAACAATATGAAAAATAGTGACCAAAAATTATCGGATATTTTTGATATTGCGCCTGCAATAAATGTAACACCTGCGCTTGTGCCTATTGTGGATGAGGGGGTTGAATCTGATTTTGCTTTTGCTAGAAAAAATATTAGAGATTTGGTAGAAAAAGGAAATACAGCGGTTGATAATATACTTCAAGTTGCATCGGCTACAGATCATCCAAGAGCATATGAAGTTGCATCTAACATGATTAAACAACTTGGAGAGTTAAATCGTGATTTACTTTCTCTACAAAAAATGCGTAAAGAATTATCTCCTCAAGCATTACAAACAACTGTTAATGTTGATAAGGCAGTATTTGTTGGATCAACAGCGGAATTAATTAAACAAATCAAAGGAATCCAATAATGGATACACTCATTCAACAACTAAAAGTTATTCTTGGTACAAATTTTGCACTGTATTTTAAGTCACATGGTTTCCATTGGAACATTGAGGGTTCAAATTTTCCACAGTATCACGATTTCTTAAATAATTTTTATACTGCTGTATTTGCACAAACTGATACTATTTCAGAACATATTCGTTATCTTGGTTCATATTCACCAGGATCGTTAGCTAGAATGTTAGAGCTTGCAGACATTCAAGAATCGACTAATATTCCAGATGCACTAAGCATGATGACAGAATTGAAAGCGGATAATGATAGATTCATTTATCATTTGAGAGCAGGCATTCAAGCCGCGGAAAATGCACAAGAACCTGCGGTGTCAAATTTTCTACAAGACTTATTGGGTAACCATCAAAAACAAGCATGGATGTTAAGAAGCATTATTAAGTAATATGGAATTAGGTGGATATCAAGGTAACTCAAAACTCAAACGTGGTGGTATTGAAATTGAATACACACATGAACAGTTAATTGAAATTACAAAGTGCATTAAAGATCCAGTATATTTTATTAAAAATTACATGAAAATTGTGAACGTAGATCACGGTCTTGTTCCTTTTAATATGTGGCCATTTCAAGAAGAAATGGTTAAAAGTTTTCATGTAAATAGATTTACTATTGCAAAAATGCCGCGGCAGGTTGGTAAAACAACCACAACAGCAGGATACATGCTTTGGTCCATATTATTCCAAGATGATTATAAGATTGCTATTCTAGCCAACAAAGGCGATTTGGCACGTGATATTCTTGGTCGGATTAAGTATGCTTACGAATATCTTCCTTTGTGGATGCAACAGGGCATCATGGAGTGGAACAAAGGTAATATTGTACTAGAAAATGGTTCTGAAATTTCAGCATATGCTACTAGCGCAAGTGGTGTTCGTGGTGGATCATACAACTTAATCTTTTTGGATGAGTTTGCATTCGTTCCACATAACATGGCGGAAGAATTCTTTACTTCTACATATCCGGTTATTTCATCTGGTAAAACAACAAAGGTTATTATTGTTTCAACACCACATGGACTGAATCAATTCTACCGTATGTGGACCGATGCAGTTGAGAAACGTTCAACTTATATTCCATTAGAAGTACATTGGTCTATGGTTCCAGGTAGAGATGCCGATTGGAGAGAAGAGACAATTAGAAACACCAGTGAAGAACAATTTAGGCAGGAATTTGAAACTGAGTTTATCGGTTCATCCGCTACATTAATTCCTGGTGCTAAATTGAAGATGTTGACCTTCTTTTCCCCACAAAGCTCACACGAAAATCATGACATTTATGAAGAACCAAAAACTGGTCACACATATGTTTCTGTAGTTGATTGTGCTGAAGGTGTAAACAGAGACTATTCTGTGGTTTCTGTATTTGATGTTACCGAGATTCCATATAGACATGTAGCTAAGTTTAGGGATAATAAATTATCTCCATTGATTTTTCCAACATATGTTTATAATATTGCAATGCGATATAATCGAGCATACGTTTTAGTAGAAACTAATAGTGTTGGTCAACAAGTTGTAGACATTTTACATTATGATTTGGAATATGAGAACATTTTCCGTATCGAAAGTCATGAAGTTAAAGGTCAACATATCGCTTCAGGCTTTAAAAAAGGTGCAGCTTATGGAGTAAAAACTTCAAAAACTGTAAAAAAGATTGGTTGTGCAAACTTAAAAACTTTAATTGAAACTGATAAATTAATTACTAATGATTTTGACACCATTGCAGAACTAAATACATTTGTACGAAATAAAGACTCCTACGAAGCTGAAGAAGGTAACAATGACGATATTGTTATGACTTTGGTGCTTTTTTCTTGGTTAACTGCACAAAGTTACTTCAGAGAAATTACAGACTCTGATGTTAGACAAAGATTGTTGGATGAAAGAAATCTTCAACTTGAAGATGAAATGCTTCCAGTTGGAATGCTTGATGATGGTCTGGAAGAACAAAAAGAATTTGATGGACAAGATTTATGGTCTTCTGTTAAAGACCGTGGCTATCTAACCTCAAGTTTATAAAAACATAAATAGAATAATGAAACTAGTTCTATAAAATAAATAAAAGGAGAACATAAATGGCTTTTCAATTATCACCTGGTGTTCAAGTATCCGAAGTAGATTTGACAACAGTTGTCCCTTCAGTAGCTACTACTGTTGGAGCTATTGTTGGTGGATTTTCTTGGGGACCTGCAAACACTATTACCACTATTAGCAACGAGATTCAACTTGTTGATAGATTTGGTAAACCTGATGCGAATACATACGAAACTTTCTATACTGCTGCTAATTTTTTGTCTTATGGTCAAGACTTGAGAGTTATTCGGATGGTTGGTGCAGGCGCAAAAAACGCTGTAGCAAACGCTAATGCAAGCACAGTTTTGATTGAAAATCGTACTTCTTACGAACAATCTTACAGTTCAAACACTTCATCTATATTTAATGCTAAGTATGCTGGCGCATTAGGTAACTCCATCAAAGTTTCTATTGCAGATTCTAATACATTTAGCTCATGGACATATTCATCTAATTTCGACTCTACTCCAGCGACTACAGTGTGGGCATCAGATCGCAGTTCTTCAAATGATGAAATGCACATTATTGTTATTGATACTAATGGTAGAATCAGCGGTATTGCTGGTACAATTTTAGAAAAATATCCTTTTGTTTCTAAAGCATCCGATGCTAAAAATCCAGATGGTTCTAGCAACTATTACAAAGAGGTTATTAATTCTAAATCTAAATACCTATGGTGGGCTGGCCACATGAAAGCTAACTGGGGTACAGATTCTAGTGGTGCGGTTTCATATTCAGTTATGACAACACCATTTACTGCTACTCTATCTGGTGGGGTTGATGCTACTCCTTCTACTGGTAACACAAACTTTGGCTATGGTACTTTTGCTAATCCTGATTCTATTGATGTTTCTCTAATCATGGCAGGCAATGGTGGTGCAACTACAGTTAACTATCTAATTTCTATTGCAGAAAGTCGTAAAGATTGTTTAGTGTTTGCTTCTCCATTGAAAACAGATTGTGTAGATAGTGTTGGTTCTGAATCTGCCGAGATTATTGCAACAGCAGGAACTTATACAAAATCTAGTTATGCAGTTATGGATTCCGGTTGGAAATATCAATACGACAAATACAATGACGTATATCGTTGGGTACCATTGAATGGTGACATTGCTGGGTTGTGTGTACGTACTGACATTGAACGTGATCCTTGGTTCTCACCAGCAGGTTTGAATCGTGGTATTATTAAGAACGTTATTCGCTTGGCTTGGAATCCAACTAAAGCTGAACGTGATGACTTGTATAAAAACGGCGTTAACCCAGTTGTTTCTTTCCCAGGTGAAGGCACAATCCTTTACGGTGATAAGACTCTTCTGAACCGTCCTTCTGCATTTGACCGTATTAACGTTCGTAGACTTTTCATTGTACTTGAAAAATCAATTGCAAAAGCTGCTCGCTCTTCTATGTTCGAATTTAATGATGAATTTACTCGTGCAGCATTCGTTAACTTGGTAGAACCATATTTGCGTAATGTACAAGGTCGCCGAGGCATCTATGACTTTAAAGTTGTGTGCGATACTACAAACAATACGGGTGAAGTTATTGACCAAAATCAATTCATTGGTGATATTTACATCAAACCAGCTCGTTCAATCAACTACATTCAATTGAATTTCACTGCGGTACGTACCGGCGTGAACTTCTTTGAGATTGTTGGAAAAGCGTAATAAATAAGAGAGAACAGGAGAAAACTAAATGGCTTTCAATATTAACCAATTCCGCTCTCAAATGCAGGGCGATGGCGCCCGCCCAAATTTATTTGAGGTAACATTACCCTTTCCAGGATTCGCATTGCCTGGCACCGCACTAACTAAATTAAGTTTCATGTGCAAAACTGCTCAGTTGCCTGGTTCTACAGTTAACACAGTTCCTGTCCAATATTTTGGACGTGAATTAAAGTTTGCTGGTAATAGAACTTTCCAAGACTGGACTATCACAGTTATCAATGATGAAGATTTTATTATCCGTAATGCTTTTGAGCGTTGGATGAATGGTCTAAATAGTCATGCATTGAACGTTCGTAATCCAGCGGCTGCTACACCAAGTAGTTACACCGTTGATTCAGAAGTACGTCAATATAGTAAGGCTGGGAATATTCTGAAGAAATACAAATTCATTGGAATGTTTCCTACGGATGTTGCACCAATTGATGTTGATTGGGGTTCTAATGATACTATCGAAGAATTCTCAGTTACTTTATCATTCCAATGGTGGGAATCCGCAGAGGACTTAGTAGCCTAATTTGAGAGGGAGGATATCTCCCTCATTTTTGTAATGAAAAGGAAATAAATCGGATGGCAATCAAACTTTTTGGTTTCAGCATCGGCGGTAAGGATATTATTCAAAGAGAAGTCCCTGAACAGGCTTCTTTTGCCTTGCCAACGGATGCTTTGGATGATGGTGCAGTTACCATTACTCAAAATGCTCATTATGGAACATATGTTGACTTAGAAGGTTCAGTACGAAATGAGCTAGAATTAATTTCACGTTATCGTGAAATGTCTAATCATCCAGAATGTGACCAAGCAGTAACCGAGATTGTTGATGAAGCAATCACACATGATGATAACGGTAAAGTTGTAGATATTATTCTTGACAAACTTAAACAACCTGAATCTATCAAAAAGAAAATCAGAGATGAATTTGACACTGTTTTAAAAATGTTAAATTTCTCTAACCTAGCAGATGATATTTTCAGACGCTGGTATATTGACGGTAGAATTTACTACCACGTTATAGTTAATGAAAAGAACCCTAAAGAGGGTATTCAGGAATTGCGTTATATTGATCCACGTAAAATCCGTAAGGTACGTGAAGTTCAAAAGGGGCGTGATCTAAAAACTGGTGCTGACATTATCAAATCTGTTGCTGAATATTACATGTATAATGATAAAGGTAGTGCTACACAGTCATTTACAGCTTCTGCTAATCAAGGTCTAAGAATTGCACCAGATTCAGTTATTAATGTTAACTCTGGTTTGATGGATGCAAAAAACACTTTCGTTATTTCGTTCTTACATAAAGCAATTAAGCCACTTAACCAGTTGCGTATGATTGAAGATGCGGTTGTTATTTACCGTATTTCAAGGGCACCTGAACGCCGTATTTTTTATATTGACGTTGGTAACTTACCAAAAGGTAAAGCAGAACAATATCTACGTGACGTTATGATAAAGTACAAAAATAAAATGGTGTATGATGCACAGACTGGTGAATTGCGTGATGACCGTAAGCACATGTCTATGTTGGAAGATTTTTGGTTACCTCGCCGTGAAGGTGGTAAAGGTACTGAAATTACAACTTTACCAGCAGGTCAAAACCTAGGTCAAATTGAAGACGTACAATATTTCCAAAAGAAACTATTGCAATCCATGAATGTTCCTTACTCACGTATGGAACCACAGGGTGGAGGTATGGTTGGTCTAGGTCGTAGTAGTGAAGTAACTAGAGATGAATTAAAGTTCAATAAATTTGTTACAAAAGTTCGTAATAAATTTTCACAGCTATTTGACCATGCTTTAAAGATTCAATTGAGTTTAAAAGGTATTTGTACTCAAGAAGAATGGGAAGAATTAAGAGAAAATATTTTCTACGATTACAAAAAAGATAATAACTTTACTGAATTAAAAGAAGCCGAATTGTGGCAGAACAGACTACAGATGTTGGGTCAAGTTGATCCGTATGTTGGTCGCTATTTCTCACAAGAATGGGTAAAAAGAAACATTCTTCATTTATCGGATGAAGAACTAGAAGAAATGCAAAAGCAGATTGATTCTGAACCTGAACCGGAGCAATTGGGACCAGATGGTAACCCAATGCAACAAGGTCAAGAACAAGAACAACCTCAAGTTGATCCTAACCAATATCCTCCTGAGGATAATGTTAGTGATAAGAATTCTACAGAATCAGAAACACCAGAACTTGATAGTGTAACGGGTAGATTTAGTAGAGTACTAAGTAAAAAATAAGGAGTAGATTATGGAAACAAGAGATTTTATTGATTTATTAGGAGCTGGTGAAGCATCCGAAGCTAAAAATGCTTTGGAAGAATTGCTCTCAGCTAAAGCATTTGATGCATTAGAAACAAAAAAACAAGAAATTGCATCCACACTTTTCACTACACAAGAAACATAATGAAATCTTTACAAGAATTTAAATTAATTTCTGAGGAAGAAAAACAAGACTTCACTAAGTTTGATGCGCTTGTTCGTGCAGGTTTAGCCAATAAAGCACAACTTCAAAGATTGCATAAAATTCTCAGTAAAATGTCGGAAGAAAAACCTAATTTTTCACCAGCAGATAAAGCTATTATACAAAATGTATTTTCGAAAATGGTTGATTTGATTACTAATAATCCTCAAATTAATCGCCAAGTACGTAAGGCGGTTAATGAGAATGTTCATGATACTTCAGATTTCAAACTTGATGCTACAGGCAGAAAAGTCAAGGCACACAGGTTTAAAATAGGCAAAGATGAAACAATTGAAGAATCGATTAGTAATCAACCTCCCTACGTTATTGTTCTTAAAAGAACAGCAATTCGTTTGTATCCTAATGGAACAAAAGTTGCAACTTATTATAGTCAACGTTTAAATAAAGAATTTGCTATACCTTTTAGTGAAGATTCACTAAATATACAATCAGAAGGTTACGTTGTAGATTTTGATGACGGTGAATTTGTATTGGTAGATTTTGATACGGCATCAATAATGAATCAAGTATATGAATCCTTGAATAATGCAAACAAAGATAAATTTGCTAATATGATGCATGAATCTTTAGAACAATTTGAAAAGGCAAAATCTTTTGCTCTGAGTAAAACTAAATGAGATTAATTGACTTCATATTTGAAGGTAGAGCTGTAGAAGCAAGAGAAGAAATTTTTTCTCGCTTAAATGATATTGTAGCTAAACGTTTAGAAGAAGCAAAGCAAATTATTGCAACACATATATATGAAGAGATAGAGATTCTTGATGAAGCTCCTTCACGTAATATTATTAGACAAGGTAGAGTTGAAAAGATTCGCCGTAGAATTAGACGTAATTCACAAGGACGAATTGTAGTTCAACGTAACGTTAAACGTTCTGCTCTAAAAGGATTTAAAATTTCTGGAAATACTGTAAAAAGAATACCTGCTATGCAACGTATTCAAAAGACCAGAAAGTTGAAAAGATATTGGAAAACAAAAGGTAGGGCTAAAATGAATAGAACATTATTAAAAAGAAAAATGTCAATTCGCCGCCGCACATCAATGGGAATAAAATAAAATGTCATATGAAGTAAACAATACTCTGAGGGGCACAAGTGTAATTCGTGTAGTTGATCCTGGCACGTATACAATTACTTTAGCAAACCTTTCTTCTAATACACAATTAGAGACGGTTAGTGCAGCAAACATTAAACGTATTCAATGGTCATCAAATGGTTACATCAATATCGGTCGGGGTGCTACACCAACTCCAATGTTGGCATTATCTCAATCTGGTGAAATGTATTTTGATACATTAGGATATTCATTAGCAAACACCAATACGGGTAACGTTGTTGTTACCGTTGTAACGGGTGGCACTGTTGTTATGGAAGTATCTAAGATTGCAACTTATTCAACCAACTTGGATAATACGTAACATGAAACTAATTACAGAAACAGTTGAAGACGTAAGATATTTAACTGAAAAAACGGAAGATGGAAAGAAAAATCTTTTTATTGAAGGTATCTTTCTTGTAGGCGAACAGGCAAACAGAAATCGTAGAATGTATAAAATAAATACTCTACGTGAAGAAGTTGGTCGTTATACAACTGAATTCATCAAGACAAATCGTGCTCTTGGTGAACTTGGACATCCTGATACACCATCAATTAATTTAGAACGTGTGTGTATCAAAATTGAATCTTTGAAAGAAGATGGCGGTAATAGATTCATCGGTAAAGCGAGAGTTTTAGAAACTCCATATGGCAATATTGTTAAAAACTTTATTGAGTCTGGTGTTTCTTTGGGTGTTTCTTCCAGAGGTATGGGTTCATTAGTTCCTGGTCGTGATGGTATTAACATTGTAGGCGATGACTTTAGATTAGCTACGGCTGCGGATGTTGTTGCTGATCCATCAGCACCAGGTGCATTTGTGAATGGTATTATGGAAAACAAAGAATGGGTATTTGTTGAAGGACGTTTTGTGGAAATGCACATAGATAACGCAAAACGTCAAATACAACAAGCATCTAGAAAAGATATTGAACAAGTGGCTTATCGCCTCTTTGAAAACTTTATTTCAAAACTTTAAAATTATAAATAGATAAACACAAAAGGAGATTCCTAATGGCTACTAATAAACTTTTTGAGGCTGCGGCTGAAATTCTTGCTTCCGGCAAGGGTAAGAATGCTATGCCTACACAAAAGCTGGACGGCGAAACCGTAGACGCTGGTGGACCAACACCAGAAAATTATAAACAAGATGATGATTCTGCAAAGATCACACCCGCAACAAAGAGCGCAACTCCAGCAACAACAAAAGCATCAGATGCTTCTGCCGAAATGGCTAAGAAGACTCTTTCTAAAGAAGAAACCGAAGCTGAAGAATTTATGGATCTTTCTGATGATATTGATGCTATGTTTGCGGATGACAATACCATTTCTGAAGAATTTAAAACTAAAGTTTCCACAATTTTTGAAGCACGTGTTTTAGATCGTATTTCACAAATTGAAGAAAATATTGAATCACATTATTCTTCTTTGTTAGAAGAAGCAGTTGAGTCCGTTAAAACAGACTTAACAGAAAAAGTTAATGATTACCTTGCTTACGTTGTTGAGCAATGGATGGCAGATAATGAAATCGCTATTGAAAAAGGCATTCGTGCTGAATTAACAGAAGATTTTATTTCTGGCCTACGTAATTTATTTGCAGAACATTATATTGATGTTCCTGCCGAAAAAGTTGACCTAGTCGATGAAATGGCTTCAAAGATTGATGATCTTGAAGTTAAACTCGATGAAGAAGTTGAGCGCAATGTAGAGTACCGTAAGGCTCTTATTGAAGCTCACAAAGTTGAAGCTACCCGTGAAGTTTGTGAAGGTTTGACCGACACTCAAGTTGAAAAGATTAAATCGCTTGCAGAGAGCGTAGAGTTTTCCACAGAGGAAGAATATAAATCTAAACTTGAAACTATTCGTGAAAACTATTTTCCTTCCGGAGTTAAGAAGGCTGATGAAGGCCAACTTAATGAGCAAGTAGAGCAAGTTGGTGATGTTAAAATTACTGATGCTTACATGAACTCAATCGTCCAATCAATTTCAAAAACAACAAGAATTTAATTTAAATCAAGGAGTATCCTAAATGTTTCTTTCCGAAAATCTACAAAAAAAGTGGGCACCTGTTCTAGAACATGCTGACCTACCAAAAATTACTGATCCATATAAGCGTGCTGTTACAGCCGTTATTTTGGAAAATCAGATCCAAGCAATGCAAAAAGACGCTGGTTATTTAACAGAAGCTGTACCTACAAACGCTTCTGGTACCGGTGGTTTTGGTGGTGCTGACGCTCAAAACGGCGGTCCAGTAGCCGGTTTCGATCCAATCCTTATTAGCTTGGTTCGCCGTTCATTGCCTAATTTGATTGCTTATGACGTTTGCGGTGTACAACCAATGACTGGTCCTACAGGCATGATCTTTGCAATGCGTTCAATGTATGCAACTGACCGTACTACAGCTACTGGTACAGAAGCATTCTACAACGAAGCTAATACTGCTCATTCTGGTGTTTCCAATTCTGTCCAACAAACATTGGCATTGAAAGGTTCTACTTCTGACCGTGCATATGGTGTCTTTGATGCTAACACGGCCGCTGCTATGGCTACAGCTACTGCTGAAAACTTGACACCACTTGAAATGGGTTTCAGCATTGAGAAAGTTACAGTTACTGCAAAGACACGTGCTTTGAAGGCTGAATACTCAATGGAACTTGCACAAGATTTAAAAGCAGTTCACGGTCTAGACGCTGAAACAGAATTGTCTAACATTCTGTCTTCTGAAATTCTTGCTGAAATTAACCGTGAAGTTCTGCGTACAATCTACACAGTTTCTAAAGTTGGTTGCAAAGTTGGTACAACTACTGTTGGTACATTCGACTTGGACACTGACTCTAACGGTCGTTGGATGGTTGAAAAAGTTAAAGGTTTGGCTTTCCAAATCGAACGTGAAGCTAACCAAATTGCTAAATTGACTCGTAGAGGTAAAGGCAATACATTGATCTGTTCTTCTGACGTAGCTTCTGCTTTGGCAATGGCTGGTTTGTTGGACTATCAATCTGCATTGCAGAGCCAAGTTAACTTGACAGTTGACGATACAGGTAACACATTTGCTGGTACATTGTTCGGTCGTATCAAAGTGTATATTGATCCATATTTCCCAACAGGCGCAACTTCCGAGTTCGCAGTTGTTGGTTTCAAAGGTTCTAATGCATATGATGCTGGTCTGTTCTATTGCCCATACGTTCCTTTGCAAATGGTTCGCGCAGTTGACACTAACACCTTCCAACCAAAAATTGGTTTCAAGACACGTTACGGTCTAGTTGCTAATCCATTCGCTGAAGGTACTGCTGCTGGTCTTGGTGCGTTGAATGCTACTGCAAACAACTACTATCGCGCATTTAAGATTACAAACATTATGTAATCAAAACCTCCGTTAAGAGAGGTACTTTAGAGGGAGATCGAAAGGTCTCCCTTTTTTTGTATATAAATATACACATGACTACAGCAATATCAACAACACCAATTAATCAGAATTTTCTTCACCCAAATAAGTTCCAGATGAACTTTGCTCGGTTGCCAGATATGCAATTCTTTTGTCAGTCTGTAAACGTACCTGGTATTTCATTAGGTGAAATTTCCGTACCTACTCCTTTCGTTGAAATGTATTCTCCGGGGGAAAAGGCAATTTATGATATATTAAATGTAACTTTTGCTATTGATGAAGATATGCAATCATGGTTAAAAATACATGATTGGATTCGTGCTATGACGTTTCCGGAAGACTTTGACCAGTACAAACAACTGGGTAGATTATCTAGCAAAATAAGTAATCCAGCGGCGCCACAATTCTCAGATGCAACTTTAACGATACTTTCTTCAGCTTACACGCCCAATATAAGATTCAAATTTACTAATTTGTTTCCTACTTCTCTTTCTTCTTTTGTACTAGCTACGGCAGATAGCCCACAATCAATATTAACTGCCGATGTATCGTTCAGATTTACTTATTATACTATTGACAAATTTTGATAAATGATGTAAACTCCTAGAAGGAGATTTTGTAATGACTAAACTTGATGAACTAATGACAGAATGGAGTAAAGACTCCCAGATTGACCGTACCGAACCAGGTAAGGCTCTAATTGACATATCCAAACTACACTCGAAATACCTGAATATTCTTTCTAGACATAAGTTATTGTCTAAAGAAGCTGAGTTCAGATTTAATAAAATGAAGAAAATTAAATGGGAATATTATACAGGTAAAATGGGAGATGATGATCTAAAGAAATATGGTTGGACTCCTTTTCCTTTTGTACTCAAATCTGACATTGCTACATATATGGATGCTGATGATGATTTGAATAAACATCTAGCAAATAAAATGGTGCATGAAGAGATTGTAGATAGTTGTGAGCTTATAATGAAAGAATTACATAGCAGAACTTTTCAATTAAAATCATTCATAGATTGGGAGAGGTTCATTCAGGGTGTATGATGTAATAGTACATAAAGTAAATGAAGCGTTTGTTAGTATAGAATGTGAAAGAAGTTTAGCTCAAGAAGTTTCTGACCATTTTACATTTTACGTACCAAACCACCAATTTACTCCAGCGTTCCGTAATCGATTATGGGATGGTAAAATTAGACTTCTAGATTTAAGGTCAAATCAAATATATTATGGTTTGTTGCCTTACCTAGAAAAGTTTTGTATTGATAGAGAATACAAAATTCATTTTGACCGTGATGTGAATGTTACAGAAAACATTTCACTTAAAGAGGCAAAAGACTTTATTGCTACATTAAATTTACCAACTAACTTGGAACAAAGAGATTATCAAATTGAATCTTTTGTTCATGCAATTCGTAATAAGAGGGTTTTGTTGTTGTCACCAACTTCTTCAGGTAAATCTTTTATTCAATATCTGATTATTAGGCACATACAAACGCAGTGTAAAAAAGGCTTGATGATTGTTCCACGTACATCATTAGCTGAACAAATGTATACCGATTTTGCTTCTTATGGATACGATTCGGAAAAATATTGTCATAGACAATATGCAGGTAAGGATAAATTTACAGACAAGTTTTTGACAATAACAACTTGGCAATCCATATACACCTTACCTAAAGAATATTTTGAACAATTTGATTTTGTTCTTGGTGATGAAGCACATGAATTCAAAGCAAAATCTTTGACTACAATTATGTCAGGACTTGAGAATACAAAATATCGTATTGGTTGCACCGGAACTTTAGATGGTACTCAAACCCACAAACTAATGCTTGAAGGTTTGTTTGGTCCTGTATTGAAAGTTATTACCACCAAAGAATTGATGGATAAAAATTATGTTGCAGATTTCAAAATTAAATGTTTGATTTTAAAATATCCAAAAGAAATATGTTCAGAAATAAAAAAACTAGACTATCATGGAGAGATTGACTACATAGTTAAGAACACTGCTAGAAATAACTTCATTAAAAATTTATCACTATCACTCAAAGGCAATAGTCTTATTTTGTTTCAGTTGGTAGAAAAACATGGTAAAGAGTTATATAGAATCATTGATGCGGAAAAAAATAGCAGAAAAGTATTTTTCGTATATGGTGCAACAGATGTTCAAGTTAGAGAAGATGTTCGTAGAATTGTGGAAAAAGAAAATGATGCAATTATTGTTGCGTCTTATGGTACCTTTTCTACTGGGGTTAATATTAGGAATCTTCACAATGTTATTTTTGCAAGTCCTTCTAAATCAAGAATCAGAAACTTGCAATCCATCGGAAGAGGTTTACGAAAAGGCGATAACAAATCACAAGCAATATTATTTGATATAGCTGACGATTTCAGAATAGGTAAACATAAAAACTTTACATTGAATCATTTCATCGAAAGAGTTAAGATTTATGAAGAAGAAAAATTCACTTACAAATTTTACCCTATAGAGTTAAAAAATGGATAACATTCAAATTATTAGATTACGTGACGGTGAAGATATTATTGCTAACATAGCAAAGTCTGACCATAGTGTGTTTCACCTTACTAACCCAATGTCACTTTTTCATAAAAGAATGTCTGAAGGTAGAATGGTAGTCTTTATGACACCTTGGTTACCTATTGAGATAATTGAAATAAACGAAGCTAAGATATTCTGTAATGAGGTTCTTACTCTTATTGAACCTAAGAAATCTATGACAGAGTATTACACCAAGGCAGTTGCTGAGATGAATGAGAATCTTGAACACTTGGAAGAAAACATCACAGCGTATGATGAGATGGAAGAAGATGAAGAACCATCAGAACAACTACCAGTTATTGAAGATGTAAAAGATAAAGTAATACATTAAAATGCAACACTAGTGATTGTACAGAGACTTTCTCCTTTTGTCAAGCACTATTTGAGGCAATATTGAAAATAATATTTGATTTAAATTATGAAACGTGATACAATAGATTTATGAATGAAACACTTGCCCCAGAAAAACTAGTAATGTCCAAATCAAAACACTATGTCAATAATGCAGATTTTCTAATTGCATTAAATGAATATAATCAAACTTGTGAAAATTGTAGAGCTACAGGTAAAACTGAGCCTAATATTCCAAATTATATTGGCGAATGTTTTCTGAAAATTGCTACACACTTATCCCGCAAACCAAATTTTATATCATATTCATTCCGTGAAGAAATGATTGGTGATGGTATTGAAAACTGTATGATGTATTTTAGAAATTTCGATCCTTCAAAATCTTCTAATCCTTTTGCTTATTTTACACAGATTATTTACTTTGCTTTTCTAAGAAGAATACAAAAAGAGAAAAAGCAATTATATTTAAAATATAAAGCTACTGAACAATTTGGTCTTCTTGGCGAAGGTGAAATGTATGAAGACGTTGACGGTAATATGAAACAATTTGTACTTTATGATAATATTTCAGAATTTATCCATACGTTTGAAGAAAAGAAAGCGGCAAAGAAGAAAACAAAGACTAAAGGACTTGACAAATTCATAGAACCTGATATAATTGAAGAATTGATATTACCAGAAGATAGTGAAGAGTTATGATGAAAATTGGATTTACTTGCTCAACATTTGATTTGTTTCATGCAGGTCACATTATGATGTTGAAAGATGCTAAAGAAAAATGTGGGTATCTGATTGTCGGGTTACAAACAGATCCAACAATTGACCGAGAAGAAAAGAATAAACCTGTACAGTCCGTATTTGAACGATTTATTCAACTTGATGCGTGTAAGTACGTAGATGAAGTTGTCGTTTATGCTACAGAAAAAGAATTATTGGATATTCTTCAGTCGTATCATATTGACGTTCGTATTATTGGTGAAGAGTATCAAGATAAAATATTTACTGGCAAAGAACTTGATATTGAAACTTACTACAACAAACGTAGACATAGTTTTTCCACTACAGAATTACGTAAAAGAGTACAAGAAGCAGAATCGTTGAAATCAGCTAAAAACGATGATATGCGAATTGCCTCAGTTAAAAACGATAAGTGGTGATATGCGAATTGCCTTAATAAACGATACACATGCAGGCGCACGTGGAGATAGCTTACTCTTCAATGAATTCTTTTTTAAATTCTGGGAAGGCACATTTTTTCCCTACTTAAAAGAAAATAACATTAAACACATTGTTCATTTGGGTGATGTTGTTGATCGCCGTAAGTTTATAAACTATGTAATTTTAAATCAATGGAGAACACGTTTCTTTGATGTACTACAGCGTGAAGGCATCACAATGGATGTTATCGTTGGCAATCATGATGTTACATTCAAAAATACAAATGAAATTAATGCAATGCATGAATTGTTTGACCATTACACAAATATTCAAGTATTGATAGCACCGAAATTAAATAATTACGATGGTCTTGATGTGCTGATGGTTCCATGGATTAACTCTGGCAACTATGAACAATCAATGGAAGAACTTAGCACAACTTCTGCACAAGTTGCATTTGGACATTTTGAAATTGCTGGCTTTGAAATGGATAGAGGCAATATATCACATTCAGGTTTAGATAGAAAAGTTTTTGATAAATTTGACATGGTTTTGTCTGGTCACTTCCATCACAAATCTACAGATGGTACAATTTACTATCTTGGTAATCAATATGAAATCACTTGGGCAGATCATGAAGATACTCGCGGGTTCCATGTGTTTGATACGACAACAAGAGACTTGACATTTATTCAAAATCCCAATAAAATATTTTATAAAGTTTCATATGATGATTCTGTGCAAGACTTTTCTTCGTGGAAAAAATATGACTATTCGCAACACAAAAATACATATGTTAAAATTGTTGTAGTCAATAAACAAAATTCATACATGTTTGATTATGTTATAGATGCAATGTACAAGGCACAAGTTGCTGATATTGCTATTGTTGAAGACTACACGGATATCTCTATAGAAGATGATGAAGAATTGGTAAATCAAGCTGAAGATACAATGACAATTCTTGCCAAATATATTGATGGATTGACAGTTAATGTCGATTCGACTAAACTCAAAAATTTAATGCGTGAGTTATATGTCGAATCTTTGAATACAGAAATTGAATGATTATATTTAAAACTATTCGGTACAAGAACTTTCTGAGTACTGGTAATTATTTTACAGAAATAAAATTGAATGGTAGTACTAATACGTTGGTTATTGGTACAAATGGTGCTGGCAAAAGTACTATGCTTGATGCGTTATGTTTTGGTTTGTTTGGGAAACCTTTTCGTAATATCAATAAGCCACAACTTATGAACAGTATCAATCAAAAAGATTGTGTTGTTGAAATTGAACTTTCTATAGGTACAAAAGAGTATAAAATTGTACGTGGTATAAAGCCAAATGTGTTTGAAATTTATCTAGATGGTGAGTTATTAAATCAAGATGCCGCAGTAAAAGACTATCAAGAACATTTGGAAAAATTTATTCTCAAATTGAATTATAAATCATTTACACAAATTGTAATTCTTGGTTCAGCATCATTCGTTCCTTTTATGCAATTATCATCTTCTGATCGCCGTGCAATTATTGAAGATTTGCTTGATATTCAAATCTTTTCTACCATGAACACAGTATTAAAAGACAAAGTTGCAATCAATAAAGAAGCAATCAATAATAATAAGCACGATACAAATTTGTTTACTACTAAGCATGATATGCAAGAATCTCATATTGAGGTTTTAAAACAAAACAACAATGAGATGATTGTAAAAAAAGAATCTGAAATTGCCACAATCATGTTACAGATTAAAAATGTGAATAGCATTATTGCAGAATTGAACACAGAAGTTTCTGAGTTACAGGGTAGTATTAATGATAAAGATAGTGTTAATGCTAAACTCAAAAAATTGAATCAGTTTGAAACTCAGATCGAGTCTAACCTTTCAAAACATAAAAAAGATATTAACTTTTTTGAGAACAATGATGATTGTCCAACTTGCCGTCAAGCAATTAACCAAGAATTCAAAAATACACAAATAAAAGAACTTGGCAGTAAAATAGAAAAGTTTGCTGAAGGCTTATCAAAACTTGAAATTGATATTATTGAGCAACAGAATAAATTGAATGTTATTCAAGAGATTACTTCGGATATACACAGTAAACAAGTTAGTATTGCCTCCAATACAACAACAGTAATACAGTCTACCAATTATATTACTAAACTTCAAAAAGAAATTATTGAGTTGAGTGGTACAAAAGAAGATTTAAGATCCGAGACTGATAAGTTGGATAAGTTAAAAACTTCACTGTTAAATTTGGAAGAGACAAAGAAACAATTATTTGATGAAAAAACGTACTTAGAGGCAGCATCATTATTGCTGAAAGATTCTGGAATAAAAACAAAAATTATCAAACAGTATTTGCCAGTAATTAATAAATTGGTAAATAAATATTTGGCTACACTAGATTTCTTTGTTAACTTTAACCTTGATGAATCATTTAAAGAAACTATCAAGTCTCGTCACCGAGATGAGTTTAGCTATGCATCTTTTAGTGAAGGTGAAAAACAACGTATCGATATGGCTCTGATGTTAACTTGGCGCGCTGTTGCTAAGTTGAAGAACTCTACGAATACGAATCTTCTTATTTTGGATGAGGTGTTTGACTCTTCACTAGATAATAATGGTACAGAATATTTAATGAGCATTTTGCAGATGCTTGAAGATGTTAACTTGTTTGTCATTTCTCATAAGGGTGATATTCTACAAGATAAATTTAGGTCTGTATTACGTTTTGAAAAAGTTAATAATTTTAGTAGGATAGCAACATGACAAAAAAATATGATGAAGACTTAATTCCATTGCAGTCTCATTTTGAAGGTAATAAAATGGCAACTGTTTATTTTGAAAAAGATGGTGGTTTTGTTGTTTTGTTGTCCGATGAAGATTCTGGTTTTAGAGATAAACAGTTTTTCGATAATGAAAATAAAGCAGAAGATTATGCTGAAAATTGGGTACTAGGAATATAATATGAGTGAATATTTAACAATCAATACAGCACCAGAAAAAGTTAAAAAAGAACCGGTACCATATCAAGTGTGTACTGAAGGTAGTGCATCACTACTTTTTAAGCCTGCTGACATTCCAATTGAAGACATTAAGCATCCACAAATGCAGGAAATGATTGAACGATTAAAATTGACAATGAAAGTCTACCGTGGTATAGGTTTGTCCGCTAATCAGTGTGGCATTAATGCGCGAGTATTTGTTATGGGTTCTGATGTGTTTCAAATGGTGTGTATCAATCCTAAAATTGTAAAAACATTTGATGAAATGGAAAGAATAAAAGAAGGTTGCTTATCTTTTCCTGGAATGTATTTGTCAATTCCACGTTTCAAAAAGATCGCCGTAGAATTTCAGAATCAAGAAGGTGAAACAATTATTACCGAACTTGAAGGCATTTCTGCTCAAGTTTACCAACATGAGCTTGACCATATGAATGGAATGTGCTACACTAAGCATGTTGGACCTTTAGCTATAAAGATGGCTAAACAGAAACAAGCAAAACTGATTAAAACAATTGTAAGGAAATCAAAATGAATGATATAGATGTTGAAGAAACTACTCAATATGAGAGTTGTCTTGATTTTGAAAGTGATGAAATAAATGACGTTTCTAAATTCATGGATGATGAAACAGTAGAAGAAAAACTTCCTATAGTTGAAGTTGATGATTCGTTGCTCACTAGGGACCAATTCTTTAAGAAATATTGGAAAGGTATGCCAACATTTGACCAGAACGATAATCCTCCATGGAAACAACTATATGTAAACTTCAGAAATGAAGAAGATTACAATACTTTTGCTAAGTTGATTGACCAAGCATTAACGTATAAGAGCAAAAGTATTTGGTATCCAAAACTTGATATTGAAGAAAACTCCTTAAATCGTTGGATCGTAGAATGATTGATCCCAAGTATCCAGTTTATATTATCTCTAAAGGTCGACATGAATCCATGTTGACTTCTAGGTCACTTGCTCGTATGAAAGTTCCTCATTACATTGCGATTGAACCACAAGACTTGGAGAATTATGAGAAAGCATTGGATGAATTTAAGATTCGCCCATATGTTACATTGCTAATTGCGCCATTCAGCAATCATGGTGATGGACCAGGTCGTGCTAGAAATTGGTGTTGGGATCATGCGATTGAAATTGGTACCGAAAAGCACTGGGTACTAGATGATAATATCTCCGACTTCTATAGATTGAATCAGAACAAGCGTTACCGCGTTGAATCTGGTGCTATCTTCCGAGCCGCAGAAGATTTTGTTGACCGCTTTGAGAATGTGCCAATCTCCGGCTTTCAGTATCGATTCTTCATTGCACCAAATTCTAAATATCCACCTTTCGTAACAAACACACGAATCTATTCATGTTTGTTAATCTCTAATGATTGTAAACATCGTTGGCGAGGTCGGTACAATGAAGATACTGATATCTGTCTACGTGTATTGAAAGATGGGGATTGCACAATTCAATTCAATGCATTTTTACAGGGCAAAGCGGCTACACAAACAGTTAAGGGTGGTAACACCGAAGAATTCTATCATAAAGAATTCGCTGATGCTGATGAAAACTTTAAGAAGACTGGTTACAATAGTAGCGGTACAATTAATAAATCACAGATGCTTGCAGATATGCATCCAGATGTTGCAAGAGTTGTATGGCGTTATGGTCGTTGGCATCATTATGTTGACTACAATCCATTTAAAGTAAACAAACTGAGAATGAAATCTGATGCGGTAATTCCAGAAGGCAATAATGAATATGGAATGAAGCTGATTCGTAATTGGAAACCAGATTAATGAGCATAGTTGATGAAATAGGCAAAGAGAGTTTAAAGCGATATCTTGAAAACTGCGCTAAGGTTGCGGATATTGATGTTGGGGCGGCATTCAAAGTCACATTGAATTGTATGAAAGCGCATGATGGCGCAATCATACCTGATGATGATATGCGTCAAATGAAAGACCTTGAGAATAGATGGTATGAATCCTTGGAAACAGGAACGCCAGACTATTCTGTTTATTCTGATGCTTATTATTTCTGCGAAGTTTGGATGTGCTGGTCAAAATATTCCAGAAGGTATCTCAAAGAAATCAATGCACCAAAGTCTATGTTTGGTAAAAGTATAGTTGAGTACATTGGTAATGTTGACAATGTGGTTGATTTAGGATGCGGTTTCGGTTATACTACAGTCGGTATGAAAGAATTGTTTTCAAACTCAAACGTCTATGGTACAAATCTAAAAGATAGTTACCAGTATAAGATGGCAACAGAGTTGGGTAACAAACACAATTTCAAAATCATTGAGGATCTTACACAAGTTGAAAAGCCAGGAACAAGTTTGTTTTTTGCTTCCGAATACTTTGAACACTTTGATAGACCGATTGAGCATTTGATTGATGTAATTGAACAAGGCTCACCAACTTATATGTTGATTGCTAACACATTCAACGGGAAAGCCATTGGTCACTTCAATCAATACAAAGATGGCACCGAAGTCTATGACGGAAAACAAATGGGAAGACTGTTTGGCAAGACACTCAGAAAATTTGGATACGAAAGTATTAATACTAATTGCTGGAATAGTAGACCAGCATTTTGGCAGAGAAAAAATAGTTGTTTTTTGACAACATAATACTTTAGTAGTACTTGACATTCCTTCTGGTCCTGATATACTTGTATTTGTATTTAGAAGGAACAACATGCAATTTACTCAAGAATCTAAGTCCCAACTAGCCAAGCTAATGGCTACCGAAAATCTCCGTGTTGAACATGCCAACGTTCAAACGGCTATGTTTAACCTCAAAACTCGTACACTGACCTTGCCAATTTGGAAAGATATGTCAGGCGAACTTTATGACCTTTTAACAGGACATGAGGTTGGTCACGCATTGGAAACTCCAGAAGAAGGCTGGCACAATGCTGTTGTTGGTTCTGGAAAATACAATAAAAATTTCAAGCACTTTTTAAATGTGGTAGAAGACTGCCGTATTGAGAAGAAAATGAAACGCCGTTATCCAGGTCTACGTCCTTCTTTTGTGAAGGCTTATGGACAATTAATTGAACGTGATTTTTTTGGTATAAAAGACCGTAATATCAATTCAATGTCATTTATTGACCGTTTAAATCTTTATACAAAAGCTGGTGTTGCTTTGAATATAAGTTTCACTGATGAAGAACAGAAAATGGTTTCTGATGTAGAAACTTGTGAAACATGGGATGACGTTTTGCGAGTAACTGAAACTGTTTATGGTTATTCTAAACAAGAACAAGAAGAACAATTCAAACTAGCCAATCTCAATTCTATTGATGAAGATGATTCTGAATATGAATATGAGGATAGTGATTTTAATGATTCCGATGAAACTGGTGATTCAGATTCAAACTCCGATGAAACTGGTGATTCAGATTCAAACTCCGATGAAACTGGTGATTCAGATTTAGATTCTGATAATGTGGAAGACTCAAAAACTGGTAATCGTTTAGAACGATTTAAAGATTCTAAACCAACGGATTCCGTTAGTGATTTTGAACCAATATGCGAAACTGATGAAACATTCCGCAGAAATGAAAATAAATTATTGGATGAAAAAAGTCGTCCATATGTTTATGTTACTCTACCAAAACCAATTATGTCCGAAATTCTGACACCATATAAACGTGTACATGAATTGATGGAAGAATACTGGTTTGGTCAAGCATTCATTTCAAAAGAATTACAACAAAGACTGTATAATGAATTCAAACAAAAGAATGACCGTTATATTGGCTTACTGGCTAAAGAATTTGAAATGCGTAAAGCCGCTTCTAAATTCTCAAAACAAAAAATTTCTGAAACTGGTGATATTGATGTTTCTCGCATCTACAAATACCAAGTTGATGACAATATTTTCCGTAAGATTAGCCGTGTTCCAAAAGGTAAATCTCATGGACTAGTTTTATTGTTTGATCGTTCAGGTTCAATGCAGTATAATATGGAAAGTACGATTGAGCAATTCTTGATTCTTTCTTTGTTTTGCCGTAAAGTAAATATTCCTTTCGTGGTGTATGGTTTTGGTAATAATACTGATGGATTTGCTCTTGACCATGGCCGTCCTAATGGAAATTGCTTTGATGAGAAAATTGGTTCATTGAATATGCCAAGCGTTTATTTGCGTGAATATCTTAATTCTAAAATGTCTATGAGTGAATTCACTCGTTGCGTTAAAAATTTGGTATGTCTTGGAGAATCATTTGCTCCAAAAAGTTATCGCAAATTATTTCCTCCTCGTTCAGAGAATTTGTCTTGTACACCAATGATTGAATCGATTGTTGCATTGAAACCTCTCACAGAAGAATTCCGTAAAAACAATAATCTTGATATTGTTAATATGGTACTATTACATGATGGTGATGCCGACGATATAAATTCTTATTACAATCATAACGGAAGTATTTCGAGTTTTTATCTAGGAAGCAGTAATGTAATTTTGCGTGATGAAAAAACCAAATTTGAAACTAAGTTGAATTATTTGGATGGTGATTCTGGTGTACGTGAAGGTGTTTTTAATTGGTACCAGAAAACAACAGGTGCTAAAATTATTGGTTTCTTCATTAATGGTGGAACAAATGGTCAAGTGAAGAATAGCATACTTCGCCGATATCACGATAAAGATGGCAAAACTATTTTTGAAAATACTGAAAAACTTGAGAAGTACCGTCAAAGTTACGCACAAGAAATAATTGTAAAAAATTTAGTTAAAACTATGAAAGAAGAACGATTCTTAGAATCAAATAATCGTGGTTATAAAAAGTTCTTTTTGATACCTGGTGGTTCTGACCTTGATACGGTGAACGATAACCTTCAAATTGAAGGTAATGTTACAGCTTTAAAGCTAAAGAATGCATTTATCAAAATGAATAAGAAACGTCAAGTTTCTCGTGTTTTGGTAAACCGCTTCATTGGCGAAATTGCTGTATGATTTTTACAACACCATGCTTGACAGTGTGGTGTATTTGATGTATAATTGATTTATTGATTTGATTGATTGGAGTTTTTATTATGCGTACAATTCAGACCGCCCAGCGTGAGCAATTTTTGACCCTTGCCATTGCCACAGGTAAATCCGTTTTAACATGGACAGATATTCACAATATTTGCAATGAAAATAATATTAAAGTGCCGCAATGGTATACCAAAGACGTTGCTAATCGTGCAGGTCGTGGTTTGTATAAAGTTCCTAATGCCTCAGTTTCCATGGCTACTGTTATCTCTATGAAAAAACCAGAACCCGAATTTGATTCTCAGAAACGAATTACTAATATCGTTACTGACCTTGAAACTGAAAATTTGGTTCCACAAATTTATAAGAATTATGTTCCTTTCGGCAACTATGATGACTTAGTTGCTATTGTTCAAAGTAACCAATTCTTTCCTATTTTTATTACAGGTCAATCTGGCAATGGTAAAACAATGTCTATTGAACAAGCCTGTGCAAAAACAAAACGTAAATTTATTTGCGTTTCAATGACACCTGATACTGATGAATCCGATTTGCTTGGTAATTATGTTCTTATCAACGGTCAAATGGAATGGCGTGATGGTCCAGTTACTGTTGCGGCTCGCCAAGGTGCAGTTTTGTGTATTGATGAGATTGATTATGGTGCTCAAAACTTAGCTTGTTTGCAACGTGTACTTGAAGGCAAACCATTCTTGTTGAAAAAGAAAAACGAATTGGTATCACCGGCTGAAGGTTTTACCATTGTAGCCACTGCCAATACAAAAGGTAAAGGTTCAGAAGATGGTCGATTTATGTTCACCAATGTTTTAAATGAAGCCTTCTTGGAACGTTTCTTGAATACATATGAACAACAATATCCTCCTGTTGCGATTGAAAAGAAAATTATTCGTAAAGAAATGAAATCTTTTGGCCGTGAAGATGATTCGTTTGCCGATAAACTTGTTATCTGGGCAGATACAATTCGTAAAACTTTTGAAGAAGGTGGTGTAGATGAAATCATCTCTACTCGCCGTCTGGTTCACATTTGTAAAACCTATGGCATCTATGGTGATCGAATGAAGGCAATTTCACTTTGTTTGAATCGTTTTGATACTGATACCAAAGTTTCTTTTCTTGACTTGTATTCCAAACTGGATGCTGATGTTAAGAAAGAAGAAATTCCAGTGAGTACTGTAACTAATCCTTACACGGAAGAAGTTCCTTTTTAACTTGCATATTTGCCTACAGGATGGTTGCTAATTGTCCTGTGGTATGTTATAATCATAATATGAGACTTCGAATCACCTCTCATTTTTTCAAGTGTGATTTTATTATGGAGCTATTATGGCTAAACTGACTGCTAAACAAAAAATGCTTGCTACTTTGAGCAAGAAAACAGGATACAACACCTTTACTGTTGCTCAAGCCCGCGTTCGTTTTGGTGTTACCAATGTTGCCGCACGTATCAATGAGCTACGTAATGATGGATATTCTATTTACACTAACACCCGTAAACTGGATGATGGTCGTAAGATTTCCTTCTATCGTATGGGTACACCAACCAAAACTATGGCTAAACAAGGTTACCGCACTTTCGCCTAAAATTGTAAGTTAAATTTAATGGGGATGTGATATATACATGTATCACTCCCTCTTTTTTATGGATATATTATGGAAATTAAAGTTAAAGTTGAAGACTTGAAGAAGCATAAACTGTTTGTTGCAACCCCAATGTATGGCGGCATGAATCATGGCATGTACATGAAATCCTGTCTCGATTTACAATCAATGTTGACCAAATATGAAGTTGAAGTTCGTTTTTCTTTTTTGTTTAACGAATCACTAATTACACGGGCCCGAAATTATCTAGTAGATGAATTCTTACGTTCCGAATGTACGCACATGATGTTCATTGATTCTGATGTACATTTTAATCCACAAGACGTTATTGCTTTGCTTGCACTTGATAAAGATGTTATTGGCGGCCCGTATCCCAAGAAATCTATTAACTGGGGTAACATTGCAGAAGCTGCACGTAAACATCCAGACTTGGTTCCTTCTGATCTGGAAAATTTGGTTGGAGATTATGTTTTCAACGTTGTTGCTGGAACAAAACAATTCTCTGTAACTGAACCTCTGAAAGTTATGGAAATTGGTACAGGTTACATGATGATTAAACGTGAAGTATTTGATAAGATGAAAGACGCTTATCCACAACTGCGCTACAAACCTGACCATGTTGGACAAGCCAACTTTGATGGCTCACGTTACATTCATGCATATTTTGATACAATTATCGACACTGTTGATAGTGCAACAGGAGGTGGTTCAGACCGTTACCTATCTGAGGACTATATGTTCTGTCAATTGTGGCGCAAAATTGATGGTGATATTTACTTGTGTCCTTGGATGAAGACTCAACATATTGGTACATATGCATTCACTGGCAATATGTCTAAGATTGCAGAGTTAACTGGAAAACTGTAATGATACCCGGTGAAGGTCGAAAATTTGATGGTGGTAAACTTGAATATGGTTTACTGCCACCATTAGCACTTGAGGAAACTGTTAAAGTCCTTACGTTCGGTGCTCAAAAATATGAACGTGATAATTGGAAAAAAGTACCAGACTCAAAACGCAGGTACTTTGATGCTTTACAGCGACATTTGTGGGCTTGGAAACAAGGTGAACAACTTGATCCTGAATCTGGCATCCATCATCTTGCTCATGCAATGTGTTGTTTGATGTTTCTTATGGAACATGATGTGAAATATTCTCTTGACAACGAGTGAATTAAAATGTATAATGAATTTTTTGGAGTATAAAATGAAACTATCTAAAGACACCCTAGGTGTATTAAAAAACTTTGCATCTATCAATGATGGAATTATGTTCCGTAAAGGTAGTGTATTGCGTACATGTGATGCACAAAAACAAGTATTGGCAGAAACTACAATCTCAGAAACGATTGATGAAGATTTTGGTATATATGACTTAAATAAATTTCTTGCTGTTCTAAGTTTACATCAAGATACCTCTCAAGTTGAAATTGATACTGCAACAAAATCTGCTATTATAAAAGATTCTTCAGGAAGAAGTAAAATTACTTATCGTATATGTGATGCAACGATGATTAAAAACGCATCAGATAAATCAATCAAAATGCCAGATCCAGAAGTAACTTTTATTATGAAACAAGAAGACCTTGAATTTAGTATAAGAGCTTCTTCTACTCTTGGCACACCACATATTGCAATAACTTCTGATGGAAATAAAGTATTTGTTTCTGGACTAGACGATAAAAACACAGCTACCCATAGCAATGAACTTGCAGTTTGCGATGGTAATGGAAAGAAATACAAGATGATTTTTAAGACTGAGAACATGAAAATGATTCCAGGAGAGTATCAAGTTTCTATCTCCTTCAAAGGTATAGCACATTTCCAAAATACAACAAAACCATTACAATATTGGATAGCAACCGAACTAGGTTCTACTGGAGAAATCTAATGTTCTTCTATGTTACTGACAATTTTTCAACAACTTGGGCTATCAATGTCAATAAAGTAATTAAGATGGTTGAAAGTAAAAGAATAACCTTGATTTATCTTGATGATGGTGTTATAATTAAAACAACCAGACCAATGGCTGAATTGGTAACACAAATGAACTTGGTTCAGTGATTTGAATTTTATATTATGGAGTTGTTATGGAACATATGCTTTGGACAGAAAAACATCGTCCAAAAACAATTGAGGAATGCATTCTTCCAGTAAGGCTCAAAACGCCTTTCCAAGAGTATGTAACCACTGAAAAGATTCCGCACCTGTTGCTATCTGGTGGCGCAGGTGTTGGTAAGACTACCGTTGCTAAAGCAATGTGTAATGAGATTGATGCCGACTACATTATGATTAACGGTTCTGACGAATCTGGTATTGATGTTTTTCGTACCAAGATTAAGAACTTTGCATCTTCAATGTCTTTCACTGGCGGTCGTAAGGTCATTATTATTGATGAAGCAGACTATTTGAATCCTAATTCAACACAGCCTGCTTTACGTAATGCAATGGAAGAATTTGCAAGTAATTGTTCATTCATTTTCACCTGTAACTTTAAGAATCGTATTATTGATCCACTGCATTCACGTTGTGCAGTGGTTGATTTTACCTTGAAGAACGATGAGAAGACTGCCATGGCTGGTCAATTCTTCAAACGTATCCAATCAATCTTAAATGTTGAATCTGTTGAGTATGAACCTAAAGTAATTGCAGAACTGGTAAAGAAACACTTTCCAGATTTTCGCCGCATTCTAAATGAGCTACAGCGTTATTCTCAGTTTGGTAAGATTGATACTGGAGTTTTATCTCAAATTGCAGATGTTTCGATTGGTGAAATTGTAAAGCATTTGAAAGATAAAGACTTTGGTGCAATTCGTAAATGGGTTGCGGTGTCTGATGTTGATCCTGCTACACTGTATCGCAAATTATATGATAATCTGTATGAAGTTTTGCAACCACAAACTATTCCTCAAGCAGTAATTATTCTTGCAGACTATCAGTACAAACAAGCATTTGTTGCTGATGCTGAAATCAATACTGTTGCTTGTTTGACAGAGTTGATGGTGAGTGTGGAATTCAAATGATTGAAATTTTTAAACCTACTATAAATTGGATACGTGATGATTTTAATTCTCATCCTTTTCGTTTTTTCATTGAGTTGCTTGCTTGGTGCATTTCAATTGGGTGTTCAATCACAATGGCTATTACAGTCCCGAATCCACCTCTACTTACTCTTTATCCTATTTGGATCTTCGGCTGCGGTCTCTATGCTTGGGCTGCTTTTACTAGGAAATCATTTGGCATGTTGGCTAACTACATGCTACTGGTAACAATAGATTCTGTTGGTTTAATTCGGATGCTGACATGATTAATACCACAATCTTAGGTAAGTCATTGGGTTGGTTCAATAAGAATGAAATCTATGAAATGAAAAATCAAATCACTGCGGTTGTGTATTCAATCGCATTTTTGGATGAAAAGCCTGATGAACATGTTTACCCTTTTGATATTGTGGACACAATATACTTCGGTATGTCTGGTGGTATGATAAATGATTATAGGTTTGATAGAAAAAACAAAGATACTGGAAAAGGTGTTTTATATTCAATGTTTGCAACAAGAATTAAAACCCATTTCAATAATCTGGAAAATATCAAAGATAACTCGGAATTCAAGTACCATCTTTTTTATGAGAAATATCTGCCGAATCTGAATCCTGCTAAGAGCATTTATGTCAACTTGTTTGTTCCTGATGAAAATAAGATTGAGCATTTTCTGCACCGATCCTTTATCAGCTCAATGGAATCAGAATTCATCCTACAATATGGCATCAAGTATGGTAGACTTCCCGTAATGAATCTGGATGAACAATATGATCGCAGTCCAATTAACAAGCAGAGTGTTTCAGGTAGCATGAGGGAATTTGTATCCCATAATAGTTTAACGAAGTTTTTATAATGAGTAATCCTTTTGACTATGTAAATGAGATTCTTCAAGGTAAGAAACAACTTATTGTTGATGACTATACTGAAAAATCCTATGAGCCTTTTTTGACTAATCGTTCTCTATCATACCACAAAGATTGTATCATGTATGCAAATGAGATGAATCGCCGACACTTCCTCGATAAAAAAATGCAGAATGATTTTTTGCTAAATACTATAAGGTCAAGAAAACGACCTTTTAGTAAGTGGGCTAAATCTGAGAAAAGTGAAGATATGTCATGTGTAAAAACCTATTTCAATCTTTCCGATGCTAAAGCACGTGAAGCTCTACGCCTACTTTCTGATGAACAAATTCGAGAGTTGAAAGATAAAACTGACACCGGTGGTTTGAGAAAATAACACTTCCAAATGAAGGTTCTTAAACGCTGAATAGTTAGTTACAATAAGAACCTTCAAAAGGCAAAGTGATATGATTGATACAAATGATATTTTTCGTGGTGTAGGAGTTGAAATTCTACTGAATGAACAAGATGATTTCCTTAAAGTCCGAGAGACCCTAACTAGAATTGGTGTCTCCTCTAGCAAAGAAAAAATTCTATACCAATCTTGCCACATCTTACACAAGCAAGCTAGATACACAATATTACATTTTAAAGAATTGTTTGAGTTGGACGGAAAACCATCCAATATTTCTGATAATGACATTGAAAGACGGAATGCAATTGCTAAACTTCTTGAAGAATGGGGTTTAGTGAAGATAATTAAACCAGAACTCATAGGTGAAAAAATAGCACCTATGCACCAGATTAAGATTATTTCATATCGTGAAAAAGATGGATGGCAGTTGGTAAGCAAATACAATATTGGAAAGAAACCTCAGGAATGATATATTATGAAAAAATTGAAAGAGAAAGTGACCAGACTAAAGAACATTTACACTGGTGAAATCGTTATAACTAGTAACTTGTTTGAGAAAAGAGTTGATAGTACCATGACATTCATTCAGGTATATACCGAGACCAATCCGCAAAGAAAATTCTTTGTTAACGGCGCGGCTTTTGTTCCGGCGACTAAATAATAGTATCTCGGGGATGGGAACATGGCGATAGTAACCATGTAAATAACTATCACTAATTTAAGAACCCACCTTAGGGCTGTTTGATGCTACGGTAAAAGGCGTCCGGGCAATTGCACTGTCACCCGTTAGTTGTCCCTGTATTAAGTAAGCAGGACCCAGCTACGCTTTCGGGGTAGCTTTTTAACTTGCTTTTAAAGGAGAAATTTATGACTAATCTAGGTCGTATTAATTTTGGACCATTGAGTCCAAGTACCGTTGGCTTTGAACGTTTTTTTGATGCGTTTGACCAACTCACCGCGGATAAAATTCCGACAAACACTTTTCCACCACATAACATTGTCAAAATTGATGACTATAATTACCAGATAGAACTGGCAGTTGCAGGCTTCAAGATTAGTGATATTGATATTGAGGTTTTAAAGGGTGAATTGACAATTTCGGGTAAAAGAACTGAATTAAGTGATAAGTATACTTATTTGCATCGTGGCATTGGTGCTCGATCATTTAAGAAGATTGTAAGACTCTCAGATTCTGTAAAAGTTGATGGAGCGACTTTGGAAGACGGAATTCTGACGGTCAAGCTACATAACATCATTCCAGAAGAAAATCAGCCAAAACGCATTCCAATCGTTTCCAGCGGTAATACTCAAGTATTCAATTCTGAATCCGGCAATAAAAAACTATTGCAAGAATAATTGTTGACTTTTCTACCTTTCCGTGTTATAATAAACATAGAAAGGTAGATTATGAACAATGCTTTTTTGAGAAAATTGGCGTCCGATGACTTGCGTGAGACTTTGATGTTTTGTGGATTGGTGGATTCTCCAAACTGTAAAACAAAATCAGTTGACAGTAAAGGGAAAACACGATACGTTTTCAATACATATATTGGTGATATTATCGTTTATGGACATAATTCAATCTATATAAAGGGTAAGAGATTCCCCTCCATGAATCAAGTGAAATATGAATTGATTAAATATTTATGAAAATCGCTCTAGCATCGGACGTCCATTTGGAATTTGGACGCCTCGAATTATTTAATGATGAGAACGCGGACGTTCTAGTTTTGTCTGGTGATATTTGCACAGCAAATGATCTAAATGACCGTGATATCCATGGCATTATGGGTGAAAATACACGTAGCAATATGTACCATACATTTTTCCAAGAATGTTCAGAACGTTTTCCTCATGTTGTTTATGTTGCAGGTAACCATGAACATTATAATGGTGACTACGCAATAACTTTGCCAAGATTAAAAGAGAAACTTGGCTACCTAAAAAATCTACACATCCTCGATAAAGAACATATCGAGTTGGATGGTTATGTTTTTGTTGGTGGTACTTTGTGGACAGATATGAATAAAGAGGATGCTTTAACTTTATATAATATCAAGGATATGATGAACGATTTTCGGATTATAAAAAATTCGAATTCAACTGGATCACATAAAGTTCCTATTTACAAAAAAGATTCTGATGGAAATTATTTTAAAAATGAAAATGGTTTTAACGTTATTGACCATTACGAATTTGAAACATTTATTCCTAGATTTAATCCAGAAGATGCTGTTAAAGATCATTATAAAATGATGGATTATCTAAAAATAATCATTGATACTTTGGGCAAAGACCGTAAATATATTGTATGTGGTCATCATTCTCCCTCCAAACTATCTACTAAACCTCGATATGAAAAAGAGGTTCTGATGAATGGTGCATATTCTTCCGACTTGTCTGAATTTATTTTGGATCGTCCTTGTATCAAACTGTGGACGCACGGACACACACATCATATTTTTGATTATATGATTGGTTCAACTAGAATCGTATGTAATCCTCGTGGTTATGTTGGTTATGAAGTTAATCCTGGCGATTTCAATTTAACATATCTTGAAGTATGATTGATTGTTTAATTATGGGTGATAGTATTGCTGTTGGTGTTTCACAACAACGACCCGAATGTAGTGTTCAGGCTGTTGTTGGTATCACCAGCAAAAAATGGAATATCACATACAACGGACAAAAACATGAAGCTAAGACTGCAATTATTAGTCTTAGTACGAATGACTTTTCTAGTATTGACACACGAAGAGAACTTACTGATTTGCGTAAACAGGTTATTGCTGAGAAAGTTTTTTGGGTAATGCCTGCAAGATTCAATGGGGTGTTTCATATTGTACAAACAATCGCTAGTGAGAACGGAGATAAATTCTTAATTTCCGCACATCTTTCTCCTGATGGTATACATCCAACAACTAAAGGATATCGCCTTCTTGCGGAACAAACCAAATGAAAGAAAAGTTTATTGAAGCATACATGCAAATTGCGGAGACATTTGCAGAACTAAGTTCCGCACGTAGATTACATGTTGGTGCAATTGTGGTAAAAGATGACCGCATCATCTCTATTGGTTATAATGGTATGCCAAGCGGTTGGGATAACAACTGTGAAGAAGAACTTAAATGGCCCAATGGTGAAATTAGATATTTAAAATCCAAACCAGAAGTACTCCATGCTGAAACGAATGCAATTGCTAAATTAGCTAGGTCTACAGAATCTGGATTGGGAGCTAGTCTTTTTGTTACTCATGCGCCGTGTTTAGACTGTGCTAAGTTGGTGTATCAGTCTGGCATCAATTCTGTGTATTACCGAGAATCTTATCGTTCCGATGATGGGATTAATTTTTTATTAAAAGCTGGAGTAGGAGTAAGTAAATTATGAATGTGCGTAGAAATTTTTTAAAGGGTGCAGGTATTATCTCTGCATTTGTTGTGGGTGCAGCATCTTATAAACAAGTGCAAGAAATTGCTGAAGCAAATCGAGATATTAGTCACTTAGCACCACCTGAAGGCGCAACAACACTACAGATTACTGGTAACTATGGTAAAACTGTGGCGCCATTTATCACTACAAATGCTACAAATGGATATGGAATGTATTCATTTGCGCCCATGTATTCTACACCAACAAACTCTGTTACTATGACTGTTGGTAAAGATGATCGTCTATGGATTAAAATTAATGAGGAGTGGAAACGTGTCGCAATTGAAGGATAAAAACTATATTGGTAATGTTGTTGAAATTTGTGAAAATGGTGATGCCATTTTAGAACTTCCTGACGATTTATTATCTGAAATGGGCTGGGGTGAAGGCACCAGATTAAACATTGAAAATAAAAATGGAGGAATAATTTTGTCTGAGTTGAAAACTGAAATGAATAAAGACGTAAATACTTTTATTGAAGCGTGTGACCAAGTTTCTTCACCCGAGAACGTTAGTCTCTACAGAAATCTTATTAATGAAGAGTACTGGGAATTTCAAAATGCATTGAAAGCCAAAGATGATGTGGAACAACTTGATGCATGTATGGACATGATTTGGGTTATTCTGGGTTATTGTAAAATGAAAGGTTTTGATGTTGATGGAGCATGGGCAGAAGTTGCACGAAGTAACTTAGCCAAAATTAATTCTGAAACAGGCAAAGTTATCAAGCGCAATGACGGCAAAGTTTTAAAACCTGAAGGATGGACGCCTCCAGTACTTGACACTTTCGTTCAAAAGTGATACAATACATTATGAACGATGATACACGGGAAATACTTTTAATACTCCAAGAAGAATGTGCTGAAGTTAGTCAAGCCATCAGCAAATGTTTCCGATTTGGACCTGATCAAATTAAACCTGGCAAAGAACAAACTAACATTCAACACCTTCAAGAAGAACTTGGTGATGTACTAGCCATGATTGACTTGTTGGTAAAGAAAAATGTTGGTGTAGAAACCGTTGGCCTCTTAAATGCCAAAGTACAAAAAATTGAAAAACTTAAACAATGGAGCAATATCGCACTATGAATCCTTCTAAAATTGCATTCCTGTTGGCTCAGAAAATGAACCTGCGGGCCTATAAATATGACTTGTTTCTACGGGAGTACGATAACGTAGTAGAGTTGGTCGGTTTGGTAAACGACCCAACACAAAACATGGAAGATTTCCGTGGTCGTGAAATGCTTTTCCCTAAGAAATGGGTAACGCTTAAGACCTTCTTTGCGGAAGAAAAAGTTGAAAGGTTGCTGGCATGAAGCTAAGACTCATTACATTTAAAACTAACCAGACAGTTCTAGGTAATGTATCTGGAGAAAATCCTGCATTTATTTTTATGGAAAAACCTGTACAGGTCATTGTACAGCCAACCAAAGATGGTCCAATGATGGGATTCTCTCCTTTCTTAGAATACTCTGAAGAATTCAATACGGGTATTAACTTTAAAGTTGAAGACATTCTATGCGTTACAACTCCCGTTACTGAACTTCAAAATCAGTACAGCCAAATGTTTGGATCTGGCATTCAAATCGCGTCATCTATTCCAAAATATTAATGAATAACTTTTACACAAGTGTTATTTGTGTAGGTAACAACATCCTTTATCGTGGTGTTGAAAACGGTCGGCGTGTTAAGCTAAAGATTGGCTACACGCCGACTATGTTTTTGCCTGCTCAAAAAACTACAGCATGGAAGAACCTTCAAGGTGAATCACTTGAAGAGATTAAACTCGGCTCGATCCGTGAATGTAGAGATTTTATTAAACGTTACGAGGAAGTAGACAACTTTAAAATCTATGGAAATACACGCTATGAATATGCCTATATTGCTGATGAGTTTAAAGGAATGGTCGAATGGGACCAAAGCAAAATCCGAATCGGTATCATTGATATTGAGGTTGGTTCAGAAAATGGCTTTCCTGACCCATACAAAGCAAGTGAACCAATCACCGCAATTGCGCTCAAAATCTTAGATGGTGCAATGATTGTTTATGGTTGTGGAGATTTCAATAACTATGATGACAACGTAACCTATGTTAAATGCCGTGATGAATATGATCTATGTAAAAAGTTTCTTACAGATTGGTATGAAAATACACCCGACATTATAACTGGTTGGAATACAAAGTTTTTTGATATTCCATACTTAGTTAATCGTTTTGAAAAGATTGTTGGCTCTGATGAGATGAAGAAGTTATCTCCTTGGGGTATCATTAACGAACGTAAGACAAACATTCACGGCCGTGAAATGATTGCTTATGAGATTTATGGTCTTGCATCATTAGACTATATTGAACTGTATAAGTGGTATGCGCCCGGCGGTAAATCACAAGAATCATACCGATTGGATAACATTGCTAACGTTGAGTTGGGTGAAAGTAAACTATCTTATGATGAGTTTGATAACCTACACCAATTATATCGACTGAATTACCAAAAGTTTATTGAATATAACATCAAAGACGTTGAGTTGATTGTTAAACTTGAAGGTAAGTTAAAGTTGATTGAATTGGCTTTGACTCTTGCATATGATACAAAATCTAATTATGAAGATGTGTTTGCACAGACCCGAATGTGGGATGCTATCATTTATGGTTACTTGTTAGAAAGAAACATCGTTGTTCCTCCACGTGAAATCAGTGATAAAGATGGTTGTTTTGAAGGCGCTTATGTTAAAGAACCACAAGTTGGTCTACATGATTGGGTTGCCTCGTTTGACTTGAATTCGCTATACCCGCATTTGATGATGCAATACAATATTTCTCCTGAGACATTGATTGATCCGAGCAAGTACACTCCAGAGATGCGGCAGATTATATCTAATGGAGTAACCGTTGATAAATTGTTGTTTAAGTCACTTAATCTATCAAATATGAGTGGTGTGACTTTAACTCCTAATGGTCAATTCTTTCGAACTGATATACAGGGCTTCGTGCCTAAGATGCTGGAAGAGATGTACAATGACCGTAAGAAATTTAAGAAGATGATGCTTGTCGCCAAACAAGACTATGAAAATGAAAAAGATGCAGTCAAACGAATCGAACTTGAAAATAGAATTGCTAGGTATGACAACTTGCAGTTGGCTAAGAAAGTTTCTTTGAATTCTGCATATGGTGCCATGGGTTCACAATACTTCCGATTTTATGACTTACGTATTGCTCTTGCTGTTACTTCTGCTGGTCAATTATCTATTCGTTGGATTGAAAATAAATTGAACGGCTATATGAACAAGTTACTTGGTTCATCCGATATTGATTATGTGATTGCATCAGATACAGATTCTATTTACTTACGTTTATCTGAATTGGTGAACAAAGTTTATGGTGTTGATGGTGTTGTAAAAATGTCAACTCAAAAAGTTATTGAATTTATGGACAGAGTTTGTGAAGACAAATTACAACCATTTATTGATAGGTCTTATGAAGAATTGGCTAATTATGTGAATGCCTTTGACCAGAAGATGCAAATGAAACGTGAAGGTCTTTCTAATAAAGGTATCTGGACAGCTAAGAAAAGATACATTCTAAACGTTTATAATAATGAAGGAGTTCAGTATAATGAGCCTCACTTGAAAGTTATGGGTTTAGAGATGGTTAAATCTTCCACTCCTTCTGCTATTAGAGTAAAAATGAAAGAGTCTATTCGTCTTATGGTGACTGGTACCGAAGATGATGTTCAGAAATTTATCTTTGATTTTCGTGAACAGTTTAAGAAATTACCTCCTGAAGAAATTTCTTTTCCGCGTTCAGTTAATGGTTTAAATACATATTCTAATTCATCAAGCATTTATATCAAGGGTACTCCTATACATGTGAAGGGTGCTTTAATATATAATTATTTGCTGAAGAAGCATAATTTAGATAAAAAGTATCCTATGATTCAAGAAGGTGAGAAGTTGAAATTCACTTACTTGAAACAGCCTAATCTTTTGAATGATACTGTAATTTCTTATCCTTCACGATTGCCAACAGAATTTGGTCTCGATGACTATATCGATTATGATTTACAATTTAATAAAGCATTCTTAGATCCAATTAAAATTATTCTTGATTGCATGAATTGGCAAGCTGAAAAAACAAACTCCTTAGATGATTTCTTCTAATATGACACACATACAATATACATGAAAGGTTATTATGAGCTTACTGGACAAAATTAAAAAGAACTCTACAATTAAAGATTCCGCAATTCTTTCAAAGTCTAAGTTTTTCAATGAGAAGGATATGATTTCAACATCTATTCCTATGATTAACGTAGCATTATCAGGAAGACTTGATGGTGGTCTAACACCAGGACTTACCATGTGGGCAGGTCCTTCTAAACACTTTAAGACTGCGTTTAGCTTGTTGATGGCTAAATCTTACATGGAGAAATATCCAGAATCTGTATTGTTGTTTTATGATTCTGAATTTGGTACTCCAAAATCATACTTTGAGACTTTCAACATTGATATGGAGAGAGTTTTACATACTCCATTAACCGATATTGAACAGTTGAAGTTTGATATTATGAAACAACTAGAAGGTATTGACCGTAGCGACCGAGTAATGATTTTGGTTGATTCTATTGGTAACTTGGCTTCTAAGAAAGAAGTAGAAGATGCACTTGAAGGTAAGTCTGTTGCTGATATGTCACGTGCAAAACAAGTAAAGAGTTTATTCCGTATGGTTACTCCACATCTATCACTTAAAGATATTCCAATGGTGGTTGTTAACCATACATATAAAACAATGGAATTATATTCAAAAGATGTTGTTGGTGGTGGAACAGGTTCTTATTACTCTGCTGATAATATTTTCATCTTGGGTCGCCAACAAGAAAAAGAAGGTACCGAAATTATTGGTTATAACTTTATTATCAACGTTGAGAAATCTCGTTATGTTAAAGAGAAGTCTAAGATTCCTGTTAATGTATTGTTTGATGGCGGCATTAGCAAATATTCTGGTTTGATGGATGTAGCACTCGAAGGTAAATTTGTTACTAAGCCTAGCAATGGTTGGTATGCTAAAGTTGATCAATCAACTGGTGAAGTTGGTGAAAAATATCGCCTTACTGATACACTGAGTCCTGAATTCTGGAACGATTTGCTGGCTGATAATGGATTTAAAGAATATGTGAGAAAAAAATATGAAATCGCTTATGGAAACATTATGGGAACTTCTGAAGTTTTGGAAGAAGTCGAAGAATAAACTTAAAGAAGGTATCGATTTTAAGTTCTACGATTTTGCTGATTCGGACTTGAGGGGTATAGTTTTTCTAACAGGAGAATATGCCGATGTTCTATTTTATTATACGAACGCAAGTATTGCTGAAGAAGGCATGGGTGCTAGACTGAAATTCGGCTACCAAGTCGTGAAATCGGGCAAATACACCAGAGAAGCATTGCAAACAGATGATAAATTTGTTACAATGCTAGGTGACTTGCTAACGGATATTATTTTAATGGATGGTAAATTTGAATCGCCTAGAACTTTCTATTCTGAAGAATCTAATCTATAATGAAGACTATACCCGTAAGGTATTACCCTTCATTCAATCGGAGTATTTTTCAGACAACACCGAAAAAAATGTATTCAATGAAATTAAAAACTTCATTGAGACCTACAACAACGTACCAACTTATGAAGCACTGACGATTAATTTCACAGAGAGTAAATCTCACACCGAAGAACAAGTTCGTGGTGCGATTGAAATTTTGAAAGATATTCGTGCAAACAAAGATGAACCGACTGATGAGAATTGGTTGATAACACAAACAGAAAAGTTTTGTCAAGATAAAGCAATTTACAATGCCATCATGGAATCAGTTTCCATTCTTGATGACAAGAAGAGTGTGAAAGGAAAAGGCGAAATTCCTAAGATTTTGTCTGATGCACTTGGTGTATCCTTTGACAATAATATTGGTCACGATTACATTACAGATTTTGAAAGCCGTTATGAATTCTACCACAGAAAAGAAGAACGTGTCCCTTTTGACTTGGATTACTTTAACAGAATCACAAAAGGTGGTTTACCTAATAAAACACTCAATATTGCTCTTGCCGGTACTGGTGTGGGAAAAAGTTTGTTTATGTGCCACGTGGCTGCTGGTTGTATTGCACAAGGTACTGATGTTCTTTACATTACCATGGAAATGGCTGAAGAAAAAATTGCAGAACGTATAGACGCAAATATGTTGAATATTCCAATCAATGACCTTCATGTTATTGGTAAAGAAGATTATGTCCGTAGGTTTGAAGCATTACAAAACAAAACTCATGGTAAATTAATTATCAAAGAATATCCAACTGCAGCCGCATCTTCAATGCACTTTAGAGCATTATTGAATGAGCTTCAATTAAAAAAGAACTTCCGACCAAAAATTATCTTTATAGATTATTTGAATATATGTTCATCTTCTCGTATGAAAATGGGTGCAAGTGTTAACTCATACACATATGTCAAGTCGATTGCGGAAGAATTGAGAGGTTTGGCAGTTGAGTTTAATGTTCCGATTGTATCTGCTACACAAACTACACGGTCTGGCTTCAGTAACTCTGATGTTGGTCTGGAAGATACCAGCGAATCTTTTGGTTTGCCAGCTACTGCTGATTTTATGTTTGCTTTGATTACTACTGAAGAATTACAACAATTGAATCAGATTATGGTTAAACAGTTGAAAAATAGATACAGTGATCCAACCATGAACAAGAAATTTGTTATTGGAGTTGACAAATCTAAAATGAGGTTGTATGATGTGGAAGACATAGCACAAAACTTAATCGATTCTGGTCAAGTTGCGGATGATAAACCTCTGAACACGTTTGGTAATCGTGAGCGTAAATTTATTTCAAAGTTTGATAATGTGCGTGTATAAATATCTAATAACTGGAGATTTTTATGGCAGGTGCATTAGCAGAACGACAAGAATCGGGTGTAGTTGAAAAAATTAATAGCGCATTCAAAGCGAACGGTAAAAATCCAATCACTTTAGTTGCCGGCAAAACTACAATTGTTGGTGTAGTTGGTGCTGAAAAATACACAGGTAGACAAGCTGGTGGTTCAGAACCATATACAGATGTTGTTATTAGCGCCATCGTCAAAGGTAAAAAGATTGATATTAATTGTTCCCTAAAAGGTGAATCTGCTCCATCTCTAGCAGGAGGCGGTTTAAAAGGTTTAGAACTTGCTGTGCCTGGTATTGCAAAAAAGTTTATGGAAGCTGCATTTAAAGAATTAACAGGTAGAAAAAAATTGCAAACGGGCGATAAAGTACCTGACGTATTTGGTAAAATTTCAGATAATGATAAAGTGAAAATTGTTGTTGGAAATAAAGCGATGGGCGGACCTATTGACTATATGTACATTGGTCCTATGAATGTTACTGGTAAATATGATAAAAATAGTAACACCTTGACTTTAAACGGAACATTAACTGAAGCTGTAAAATATGCAAAAACCCATGACTTATATTTCCGACTAAGAGCTAGAAGAGAAGATCAAAGATTTGATCCTGATTCGAAAGATAGAGATGGAACACCAAAGATTTATGGTGTTTCTCCTTCCCGTGGCGATAGTGCCGGTCGTATTGTTGTTACTGACAAAGTGGCCTCAACAGGCGTAATTGTAAAAATATGAAATTTACCGAATTTTTAACCGAAGGTGTCAAAAAAGAAGGTGCAAATCTTCACTTAGAACACATTGAGGACGAAGTATTAAACCGTGGTGTCTCTGGTGCTAGAGATGCTATTAACTTTTTGCGATCTCTTAGAGATATGTTAGCTGGTCATGCTGATTCCAAAGTAGCCACAACAACTAAATGGGATGGCGCACCTGCTGTCTTCTGCGGTATCAATCCTGACAATGGTAAGTTCTTTGTCGGTACCAAGGGAGTCTTTAACGTTAATCCGAAGCTGAATTATACAGATGCGGATATTGATACTAATCATCCAAGTGAAGGTCTAAATGCAAAATTAAAAGTTGCTTTGCGCTATTTGCCTAAACTTGGTATTGATGGTATTCTTCAGGGCGATATGATGTTTACTAAAGGTGATGTGCAGAAAAAAACAATTGATGGCGTTAAGTACATTATCTTTCAACCAAACACTATTGTTTATGCTGTGCCCGAAGATTCTGCACTTGCCAAAACGATGCTATCTGCACAAATGGGTATAGTATTTCATACTTCATACACAGGTAAGACCTTCTCTGATATGAAGGCTTCTTTTAACATTGATATTAATCACTTAAAGACAACAAAAGATGTTTGGTTCCGAGATGCTTACTTTATTGATGCATCAGGCACAGCATCGTTTACTGAGAAAGAGACAAAAGAAGTTACTTATGCACTTTCTGATGCAGGTACACTATTTCAAAAAATCAATTCTATGACACTGAATAGAATCAGCACTAACGAAACTTTACTAGTTCAAATTAAAACTTTCAATAATACAAAGGTTCGTGAAGGAAAAGCTATCACTGACACAGTTAAACATACACAAGAATTGATTAAGTGGGTTGAAGAGAAGCTGAATAAAGAAATCTTAGCTGCTAAAAAAGAAGACACTAAACTAAAACGTCAAGCTGAGAAGAATGAAATCATGCGTTTCTACCGAAACAATAATGGTGAACTCATTAAGATTTTCAATTTGATGAATGACTTAGTGATTGTTAAAAATATGATTGTGAATAAATTGCAACAAATGAAGCAAGTAACACATACTTTCTTACAAACTGATGATGGATATAAAATTACCAATCCTGAAGGTTTTGTTGCTGTAGATAAACTATCTGGTGGCGCTGTTAAATTAATTGATCGTTTAGAATTTGCTCATGCCAATTTTACGGCTGCAAAAAATTGGTCAAAATAAAAAATTAAAGAAGATAAAAAAATGAAAAAAATAATTCTACTTTTAGCTTTGCTATGTGCAAATTTTGCACATGCTCAACATTGGCATCATGGTTATCACCACGGCGGCGGTTATGGTGGTGGTTGGAATTGGGTAGTGCCTGCTATTATTGGTGGCGCCGTTGTTTATGGTGTCACACGACCACCAGAAAGACCAGTTGTAATTGAGCAACAAACTATTATTGCACCATATGCACCGCCTGCTGGTTTTCATTGGGAACAAATTGTTGATGCAAACTGTAATTGCAAAAGACTTGTACTGGTACAGAATCAATGATAAAATTCAGAAAATTTAAAGCACTACATAATAGTGTGAAAGAAGAAAAAGAGAAGAAGTCTCCTAATTCAGATATTCTTCCTGTCGCTGGTGCCGGACAATGGGGCACAAACAAATTGACCAACAAGTATAAGAAAGATACGCCAGGTCAGTAATTTATAATTTTTTTGGAGTATATTATGAGAGATTTAATTATAGGATGTTCTACTGGTTATTCTTGGGACACAATAAAGTATTGGGTTAATTCTATTAACCAATCAGGATTTGAGGGTGAAAAAGCCCTCATTCTTATGAATTGTGATATTCAAACCGCACAAAAAGTTGCTGATGCAGGTTTTATTATTATTGGTTTTGGTCAAGACGAACAGGGAAACCTAATCTTCCAGCACGGTAAGATTCCTGTTCACGTAGAGAGATTTCTACACATCTACAATCATCTTAATGATAACGAATATCGGTACGTTATTACTACCGATGTGAAAGATGTTATCTTTCAGAAAAATCCAATCGAATATATTGAAAGCAATCTACGTGATTGGGATAACTTGCTGTTTGCTTCTGAAAGTATCAAGTACAAAGATGAAGCATGGGGTAATCAGAATCTCTTGGAGACTTACGGTCCTTACATTCATGAACGTTTTAAAGACAATGAAATTTACAACGTTGGTGTTTTAGCTGGTCACGGTAAATCTATGCGTGATTTGTGCATTAACATTTTCACTGCGGCTATCAATCGTCCTATTCCAATTTGTGACCAGTCAACATTTAACTTTATGATTTCAATGTCTCCTTATTTGGAGACCAGCAAATATGCCAAGTCTGAAGATGGATGGGCAGCACAACTCGGCACAACTGGTGATCCAAGCAAAATGAATATTCACTTGCCTTATTTGCTAGAAGCAATTCCAAAAATGGAAGGTGATAAGGTACTAACCTCTACCGGCAAAGAGTTTACAATCGTACACCAGTATGATAGAGTGCCTGAATGGCGTAAGATTATTGAGGCAAAATATGGTTGATGGTGTATTTTTTATTAGTTCTGCTTTGAATGTTAAGCAGTTGTCGGTATTTAACAATGAAGAACGTTACAAACAGACGGCAGAAACGATTAAAAGTATTGACAAGTATTGTCCAAATAATGTAAAATACATGTTCGACACCTCATATGAAGAACCTAATCTTGAGTATATTGATAGTATGCAGAAGATGGGTGTAGAGTTCTTCTATACTGGTATACATCCCAGTGTTAAAGAGTTTTCTGATAAAGGTCAACGCAGTCTTGCTGAGACTCTTGGCTTTGCAATGATACTCCAACACTTTAAGTATAACAAGATTAATTGTAAAAGAATTTACAAAATGTCAGGTAGATACAAATTGAACGATAATTTCATTTTGAATAAAGAAGAGTTCAAAGATTCGTTTGTATTTTTACCTACAGTAGATTCTTGGATGTCAAAAGATATTCAAGAGATGGCAGGTGTCGATAAGATTTTTGAATTGAGACTTTGGCATATGGATGCTAATTTGTTTGATACCTTTTTTGCAGAGTTGCCTAACATCTTTCAGTGTATGGCACAAAACAATATTGATGTTGAACATTCATATTACAAATATCTGAATAAGTATAAGTGGACAACAGTAGAACCGATTGGATTGGAAGGTGCAATTGCACCAACAGGAGAAATTATTAATGAGTAAAAATGTTTTGATTACTGGTGGTGCTGGATTTATCGCTCATCATGCTATAGATAAAATGTTGAAAGAAACTGATTGGAATATTATCTGCCTCGACAGGCTTGATATTTCAGGCAACTTGAATCGGCTACATGATATGTTACAAGACCATGATCCTGTAATTGTATCTAAGAGGTTGCGGATCATTTTCCATGACCTTCGTGCAGAATTGAATAGTCAAATTGTTGCTGATATTGGTCACGTTGATATTATTTTGCACCTAGCCGCAGCAAGTCACGTTGACCGTTCTATCACATACCCTATGGAGTTTGTGCAAGACAACGTTATTGGTACAGTCAATATGCTCGACTATGCACGTAAGAACTTTCCGACTTTGGATCGTTTTGTTTATTTCTCGACTGATGAAATCTTTGGTGTAGCACCTCCCGGTGTTAGTTACAAAGAATATGACCGTTACAATAGCACTAATCCATATTCTGCAAGTAAAGCTGCTGCTGAAGAATTCTGTGTTGCTTATGAGAATACATATAAACTACCAATCGTAGTTACACATACCATGAATGTATTTGGTGAACGTCAACATCCAGAGAAGTTTATTCCTGCAACTATTCAGAAAGTACGTGATGGTCAAAAAGTTATCATTCATGCTGATCCTTCTCGTACAAAAGCCGGTACTCGTATGTACATCCATGCTAAAGATGTTGCAGAAGGATTGCTGTTCATTCTAAATCTAAAAGATTATAAACACACAGGCGATTATGGTCATGCACATTGTCCTAAGTTTAACTTAGTTGGTACTGAAGAGATTGATAACCTGACACTCGCACAATTGATTGCTGGTGGTGTTGACAAAGAACTCATTTATGAAATGACTGATTTCCACACTAGCAGACCAGGACACGATTTGCGTTATGCACTAGATGGTGGTTTATTAAAGAGTCTTGGATGGGAACCTAAAATTAAATTGAGTGAACGAATTAACGAAATGGTTAAATGGTCATTAGAGAACAATCGCTGGTTAAACAAGTGAGATTATTATGAACTGTGAAATTATTGAATCCTGTATTGCTTGTGGTAGCAATGACCTTGTTCCTGTATTGGACTTAGGTAATCAACCACTCGCAAACTCTTACAAGAAAACTGCTGATGAAGTTGAAGAATATTATCCTTTAGCTATCAATCGATGTGAACATTGTTATCATGTACAACTAACTCATCGTGTCAATCCTGATTTGATGTTTAAAGACTATGCATATGTTTCGGGTACAGCAAAAACTCAGCTAGACTACTTTGAGTGGTTTGCAGATTTTGTATCTGAAAAATATGGTACTCGTCCAATAAATGCGCTCGATATTGGTTGTAACGATGGCAGTATGTTGAATGCATTTCAGGATAGAGGTGCGGAAACTTATGGTGTTGATCCTGCTGAGAATTTGTATGCAACTTCATCAGAAAGACATAAAGTTCATTGTGGCTATTTTACTGGCGATGAGTGGTCTGATAAATTTGATGTGATTACTTGCATGAATGCATTTGCACATAACTTTGACCAACTTGAATTGTTGAAGAATATCTCTAAGAAGATGCACAAAGACAGTTTATTGTTTGCTACAACTTCTCAGTGTGATATGATTGTTAATGGTGAATTTGATACAATCTACCATGAACATTTGTCCTTCTACAATATCAAGTCAATTGATGCACTATGCAAGAGAGCAGGTCTAAATTTGATTGATGTTGAAAAGCATCCAATCCACGGCAACAGCTACATCTTTGTTATCAGCAAATACAAGAAAGCTCCTGCTACAATCAGTAATCTAATTACACAAGAGCAAGCACTTGGTCTCTATTCTGAATCGACATATTCTACTTATGCGGAAGATTGCTATAAAAACGTGAAGTTATTCAAAACTGTTATTGAAAATGCAAGTGAGCAAGGAAAAGTTATTGTTGGTTATGGTGCACCTGCCAAAGGTAATACATTAATGAACTTTGCTGGTATTGGTCCAGATTTTATTATTGATGACAATCCATTGAAGCAAGGTTTGTTTGCCCCTGGTGTAAACGTTCCAATCTATGGTTCCAATTATCTCGACAAATATGTAAACGATAAAGGTTTAGTTTTTATTCCTCTAGCTTGGAATTTCTTCAATGAAATTAAAAGTAAGATTAAATCTAAAAGACCTAATGGTGAAGACTATTTTATAAAATATTTTCCAACCTTTGTAGTCGAAAATCCTGAAGTAGCGCATCATCCTGTATGAAAATAGGTTTTGCTTTTTACGGTATCACTCATGGTACTGATAAGAAAACTGGTTACACAAGAGACTTTCGAGAGTGTTGGGATAACATCCAAACGCTTCTGATTGATCCTTTCAAAGAACTTGGACATGAAACTATAAATTATGCTTCCACATATCCGTTTGGAGATTTGGAAGTACGTGATGAATTTTATCGATTAGTTGCACCAAAGAAGGTAATCTATCCAGACTTTGAAGGTTCAAATGCATTCACTGCTAAATCTGCACTGCATGAAGTACTCATCGGAGAAGAATTAGATGCGGTAATCTTCACTCGTTTTGACATTTTATTTCACGATAAGATTGCTATTCATACTCAAATCGACTATAATAAGGTCAATGTTTTATTTCCTGAAGACCCTAATTGGTGGGCAAGTCATAGATTTGTTTGTGATTGTTTCTACATTTGGAACCACAAATTTAGTCCTCTAGTTAAAGACGCTATGCGTGAGACATATGGTTGGCCAAGAGGCACTGAATATCCTGATACACATGGTATTCTGAACTTTTTGGTACCTAAAATTGGTACTGAGAATGTGAATTTTCTAGACACCGAATGTCAGATAAGTAACGTAAACAAATATTATACACTATGCAGACCGGATGTTCCAGACCATCCAATGAAGCATTCTTATGTGAAAGCGAAATATGGCTAAGAATTTGATTATTTGTCCTGTTGGCATGGCGATGCCACACGATACTAGGTGGAAAGAAGAAGACCATTGGAGATGGACTCACAATGAACGCAACTATGAAACACTCGTAGTTGTCTACAATGATTTTGAGCCTGAGCCAGGTTCATATGACCATATTCTAAGAATGAAAGGTCACAAATGGCAAATCGTTCAAGAAGTTGCGAAATCTTTTCCCATTGAAGACTATGAATATATTGGTTGTGTTGATGATGATTTGATTACAGGTTATCAAGACTTCAATACAGGTCTATCACTTGCTCACCATTTTAATTTCCAATACTGGCAGTTGTCTATGCCATTAGACTCTAGTTTGATTTACCAATGCTTGTTCAATGATCCCACTTGCCATTTTTCTGAAACAAACTTCATTGAGATGGGTTCTTGTTTCTTTACACTAGAGAAGTTCAAGTTTCTAATGGAGTTTATTGGTCACTGGCCATTAGTAATTGCATGGGGAATAGACAAGACATTCTATGACTTGTTCCAATGTCCAGCAAACGTAGTTCATTGTGCCCAAATTCATCAACCAATTCGTGATAGTTACTATGATAAAACTGAAGCTATGATGGAAATGAATGATTACTTGAATTTCAGATACCCATCTATTTTACGTGACCACTATAATCGCAAGTCCAATTTTGTTGACCAACAACAAACCTTAAAGAAATTTATTTTAAATGTTGAAACTAGTAATACTTGATGTTGATGGTGTTCTTACTGATGGTAAGAAATATTATGATCGTGATGGAGCTGTCCGCCTAAAAACTTTCTGTGATAAAGATTGGACTGCTATCAAGCGTTTCAAAGCACTAGGAATTAAAGTTATCTTTTTAACTGGTGACCCATTCAACGTAACGATTGCTGAGAATAGAAATATTGATGTGATTGTCAATCGTCAGAATGGTACACACCGCGATAAATCAGACTATCTGCACGAAATTTGCCAAGAATATAATGTAGATGCAAAAGAGATTGTATTTGCTGGTGATGATATTTTTGATTATCATTTAATGGAATTGGTTGGTAAAGCATATTGTCCTACAGATTCGCCGCTTGAAATTAAATCTGTTGCTATACCTATTGCCAAAGGTGGAGAAAACTTTGTAATGCATATGTTTGACCACTTAGAGATGATGGGAGAAATTGTGGTTGGTAATTTTTCAGACCATCTAGCTAAAGTTTATGAGTTGGATTTATTGGAGAAATTCTGATGAAAGATATTACAATATACGGTCACCTAATTGGTGATACAGTAATGGATGGTGATTATGTTCTACCTCAAATTGGTGGCATGGCGAATGTATGGAGAGCATTATCTGATATTGATATTAATTTAAATCTAGCACTCTCACCTACTGCTTACGGACAAGCAACAATTAAAGTATACCGAGATACCTGCACACGAGAATCTTTTGCTAATCTCAATGAATTGTCATTTGAACCGCATATACAAGAAAGTAAAATTTCACATGTGATGTATATTAATGAGTTGCCTAATACTAGATTCATGCATTACTTGGATGGTATAATTACTGCTGATACTTGTAAAGGTGAAAAATTTCTGAATAAGTATTTACTTGGAAAGATTGATTATTTGTTTGTTGCAGATGAAGATTGCCAAGACTTGAATACATTACTAGCATACATAAAAGGTACAGTGATTTTACATTCTTCAACTGGAAGCAAAGTTTATCCACAAGATAAAGCACCTTGGTGTTTTGATATACCAGAAAGTCTGATTGTCAAAAATGCTAATGTTCTAGGAGCAGGTGATATTTTTGCTGCTAGTTTTCTTTATGGTATTCATAGAGGTATGGAAACTGAAGGTTGCATATCTTATGCACACTATAAAACGTCTGAATTGATTAGAAAATATAATGAATAATTTTAAAAAATATAATTTATTGTTGCCAATTGCTGGCAAAGCACAGAGATTCTTGGATGCTGGTTATATGATGCCAAAGCCTTTAATTCTAGCAAGAGATAAACATGTAATTGATTGGTCTATGGAATCAATAGATTATTCTGAATGTAATCTAATATTCATTGTTCGTCTGGATCATATTTACAATTTTAATATTGATAAGATTCTCAAACAAAAGTTTGGTGAAGATATTTCTATTGTAACTGTAGATCATGTAACCCGTGGTGCATTGGAAACTTGTACTCTTGCAAAAGAATACATTGACAATGATTTACCACTGTACATCTATACACCAGATGTTTACTTTGAGGAAATGTATAATAAAAAAACAGGAATTAAATTCTCACCCAATTCTATCCAAGGATGTGATGGATTTCTTTTAACCTTTTTAGCTAATAGTCCAGACCATAGTTATTGTGAGACTGATGATTTTGGTTTTGTTTCACGTGTAGTAGAAAAAGAAGTTATCAGCCAACACGCTAACGTTGGTCTTTACCAATTCGGTACAGGTAAGATGTTTCTGAAGTATGCTCAAGAAGCAATTGATAACAACATGCTAGTAAAAGGTGAATTCTATATTGCTCCAATCTACAATCTAATGATTCGTGATGGTTTAAAAGTTACATCCAAAGATACAGAAAAAATGCACATTCTAGGTACACCCGCTACCTTTGAATTCTTCTGTAAGAGAGTTTTGCCACGATTCGGTGACAAACCAATCGCTATTGCCGCAGACCATTCTGGGTATGAATTGAAAGAAATTTGTAAAAAATTATTGGATGTATATGAGATTCCTTATATTGATGTTGGTACTTACGTAAATAAATCATGTGATTATTTTGATTATGTCAGCCAATCGGCTCAACTAGTTGCTGATGGTCATTGTGATCATGCAATTTCGTTTTGTAGAACGGGTCAAGGTGTAAATATTGCAGCCAATCACTGTGCGCCATTCATTTCAGCATTATGTTTTGATGACTTCACTACACAAATGGCTGTTGAACATAATTGTGCAAACCACTTTGCCGTACCTTCTAAATATGTAAGCGCAACAGAAATGGAAAAAATGATTCTCACTTGGTTGAGTGCAACATTTGACGGAGGCAGACATTTTACCCGGCTAAACAAGGTTCTACAATGATTTTAATTTCTCATCGAGGCAATACTGAAGGCCCTAATATTCTATTAGAAAATACACCTAATTACATTCAGTCCGCAATCGACAGACAGTATATGGTTGAAGTTGATATATGGAAAAAAGATGATGTTTATTATATCGGTCACGATGCAAGTACAATGAATCCTGTTGACATTAATTGGCTAATTGATCGCCGGCAATGGCTCTGGATTCATTGTAAAAATAGAGAAGCATTAGACTCAATTTTAAGATTAAATCTTCATTGTTTTTGGCACAATGAAGATTCTTATACCATGACAAGCAAAGGATACGTTTGGTGTTATCCTGGTCAACCTGCAGTGGGTTGGTTATCTGTAGCAGTCATGCCAGAAAAAAGAATTGATTTAAAAGACTTTAAATCGAATGAATATTTTGCTGTTTGTAGTGACTTTGTGAGTTTGCTAAATACATAAATAATATGTAAAACTAACTTGCTGTAGAGGCATAAAATATGGATTTCAAGTCGTTTCTAGACGAACAAGCGCAAAAACATGCGGTCCTTGCTTTTGGACGTATGAACCCACCAACAACTGGTCATGCAAAGTTAGTTGATAAGGTCAAAGAAGTTGCTAAAGAAGTGGGTGGAACACATCACGTAGTTCTATCTCACAGCCAAGATGTTAGTAAGAATCCACTATCAGCCGAACAAAAGCTGAAACATGCACACAGATTCTTTCCAGATACCAATCTGAGCACCTCGGATAAAGAACATCCAACATTCTTACAACACGCAGCCAAATTACATAAAACTGGTGTCACACACTTACATATGGTTGCAGGTTCCGATCGGGTTGGCGAATATGAAAAGAAACTAGCACAATACAATGGCACACACAAAGGTGCTTTGTATAATTTCAAAAAAATCACAGTTCATTCTGCCGGAGAACGTGATCCTGATGCCGAAGGCACAGAAGGTATGTCTGCATCCAAGATGCGTGAACATGCTAAAAATAACAACCTAAAAGACTTTAAAAAAGGTGTTCCGTCCCATGTTTCACATGAACATGCTAAGGAATTGATGCAGGATGTTCGTAAAGGGATGAATGTTAAAGAAGATTTTAATTCAATCATCTTTAATATACTGACCGAAGGTGTGCATGATAAGAGTATTTTTAAAGCAGTTTTTCTATCCGGTGGACCAGGTTCAGGTAAAGATTATATCCTCGACAACACATTAGCTGGTCATGGATTGGTAGAAATCAACTCTGATAAAGCATTAGAGTTCTTGATGGATAAGAACAATCTTGATAAGAAGATGCCAGAGTCCGAAAAAGATATTCGCAACATCGTTCGTGGTAAAGCGAAAGATATGACAGAACTGAAACAACACCTTGCATTGTTAGGACGTAATGGTCTTATTATCAATGGTACAGGTGATGATCCAGCTAAGTATACAAAAATTAAAAAGAATCTAGAGTCTATTGGCTATGAAACTATGATGGTTTCAGTTAATACAAAAGATGAAGTTTCTTCACAAAGAAATATTGAGCGTGGTCAACGTGGCGGTCGTACAGTACCTGAAGATATTCGTAAAGAAAAATGGGATGCTGTAAACAATGCCAGACCTGAAATGGCAAAGTTGTTTGGTCACAATTACTATGAGATTGATAACTCTGAAGACTTACGTTCAGCGAAGCCAGATGTTGTCAAAGCTAAAAAAGACGAAATGTTGAACATTTTCAAAAAAGTTCAAGAATTTGTTAAAACAGCACCTAAGAACAATGAAGCTAAACAATGGGTTGCTGGCGAATTGAGTAAGAAAGATACATTACCAATCGATAAGAAAGGTGCAGAGTATTCTGGTCCTGCACCCGATGATGCTGCTCAAACTGAAGCAACCAGACTTGGTTTACAATATTATGGTTTTGGTCGTTACGGAAAAAATAGTAAAGTTACTCACCACTCTGTACATGGTAAATTGGTGCAAGATCCAACACATGCAGAACAACAAAAAGTTGCAGCCAAAGCTGCAAAAGTCAAACCAAATTTGGGTAGTGGTTCACCTGCATCCAAAAAAGTTTCTGAAAGTATCAATGAAGAATTTGAGAAACTTATAAGTGAAGTTGGAACTATTCATAATGGAAATTATGATGGTCCAAAAACTGCAAAAGGTCCTGAAGGACATACATATACTGCAACGGCTGGAAAGCCAAGAGTTTATGCAATACGTAATTCGGCAGCTAAAGACGCACACCGTATGAATGGTGAAGTTATTAAGACCGAAAAAGGTTACATGGTTAAATTAAAGGAGAATAAACATGTTGAAATTTCTAAAGAGCTTTTGGAGCAAAAAACAATCAGTATCAGCACCAGTGGTGACACCGGAGCCAGTCAAGGTACCAGAACCGGTGGAAGCAGTAAAGCCACCAGTGGTGACACCTACACCTGCACCAGAACCAGTGGTGGAAACACCATTAGTGAAGACGCCGGATGTGGATGTGACTCCTGCCAAACAACCGGCAGCCGCTATGACACCAGCCCCAAAGAAAAAAAGAAACTCTACCTCTCGCAAGCCAAAGACAAACTCGCCAAAAAAGTAAAAGAGTCTATCGACCAAGGTATTGAAACTGGAATGTCCATGGCAGCCGGAGGTGAATCCGGTAGCCGTGACATGGGTGAGAAATTGAGTAAAAAAGGTAAGGCTATACCTTTCACTAAAGATTCACTCAAAGAAATGGGTGGAGATGAAACTACCGCATCTATTGGTGACCAAAAAGAAGATGAGTTGAAGAAACAAGGTATTAGTTTAATTTCATTTAAAAAGAGAAACTACACATGAAATCATTCATTTCTTTTATTACTGAAGGTTCTCCTGCTTGGCAACGCAAAGAAGGTAAAAATCCTGAAGGTGGATTAAACCGTAAAGGTATTGCTTCTTATCGTTCCGAACATCCAGGGTCTAAACTCTCAATGGCTGTTACAACTAAGCCCTCAGAATTAAAACCTGGCTCTAAAGCTGCTAATCGTAGAAAATCGTTCTGTGCTAGAATGGGTGGTGTTGATGGACCAATGGAGAAACCAAATGGTGAACCAACACGTAAAGCACTAGCATTAAGAAAATGGAATTGCTAATTTAAAATAACAAAAAAGGAAAAAACATGTTTCAAGACAAATCATTACTCGCAGTTGCCGAAGCTGTTAAAAAAGTTTGGGCGGAAGGCTTAACAGATAAGCAAAAAAAGATTGATAAAAATCACAATAATAAAATTGATGGTCAAGACTTGGCTATTTTGCGTAAAGAAGGTTGGGATGATATGATGAAGGCCGTTAAAGATAGAGCGGCTCCACAACCAAATGGTGGTGCAGGTAAGAAGCAAGGTTCTGCTTACGGTGGTTCTAAGCAAAAAGATGAAAAGCCTTTGAAAGAAGAAGATGCATACAGCAAAGATCGCTATGCAGTTAAAGATGGTAAAGCTATGAAAGATAATCCTACACACAAGGGTCATCCTGACTATGCAGATAAGCCACATCACGTTTGGGCTACAAGTCCTGAAGAAGCGATGAAAAAAAAGAAGACTGTTAAAGAAGAAGCATCACAAGCTGAATTCACTGCTGAATTGAAGAAAGCTCAAGCAAAAGCTCAAGGCAAAGAAAAAGCTGATGTTGCAAAGCCTGCTGTGCAAGCTGTGCAAAATGAACAGACACACACGCAAATAGAAGTATTTAACTTGAATGACGCTAATGGTGTTAAGCGTTCAGTTATTGATTTGGAAGAAGCTAAATCTGGTTACGATTTGTATCACTCAATGTATTCTGGTGCAGTTCAACATGGATTAGCTCATCACGAAAAAAGTGGTTTGACAGTTGATCCTGATGATTATCATGATAAAGTAACTGTTGGTCCAAAAAAACCTTCAGAAGGTAAAACTGTTAGTCACAATATTAAAGCAACAAATGCTAAAGGTGAATCACATATGATTCATATGCAAGTCCACAATAAAGGTGGAAATAAACCTTACGAATTGAATACTTATTCTAGCAAAGTTCCAAAAAAACAAGTTAAAGAAGAACATACTGGTCTACATCCAGATGCACAAAAAGTATTGAAGCATATTAAGCCGGAACATCAATCTAAGTATCATGCCGATCTAACACCAAAAACATACAAGGGTGATTATGCTGATAGATCAGCAATCCTTGATGCTGCTGAAAGAGCAGGTCATTTAAAAGAAGAAGTTGAGCAAATTGATGAACGTCATTTAACTTCTGCTGAATCTGAAAAAATGGAAAAGAATGTTAAGTCTATGAAAAAAGGTTTATCTGGTTTTAAAGAACGTTATGGCAAAGATGCTAAATCTGTGATGTATGCGACGGCAACAAAACAGGCCAAGGGAGAGTGAAATGAGAAGTTTCAAGCAGATTGCAAGTCTTGTCCGAGGTGAGGACATTTCGGAAGAGGGTAAAAAGTCTCTCGGAACAGGATGGATGCTGAAGGCTGATCCAAAATTGGGAAAAGCCGTCAAAGATAAGATCGACCTTACTAAAAAACGTCAAGCAACTTATGGTGATAAATCGGCTGGCAAGTCCATCAAAGAAGATATTTCACTTGATGAAGTAATGTTCAAAAAAAGTCCTTATGGTAGAACTGCGGCAAGTCAACAACGAGCTAAAGATTTGCTGAACCCTCCAAAAGAATCAACCGAAACTAAAGCGGATGAAAAGAAAGAGGTTAAAGAAGCTGTTAAGCAACCAACAGGTAAATTGAAAGATGCCTGCTGGACTGGTTACACTGCTGTTGGTACAAAAATGAAGAACGGTAGAGAAGTTCCTAATTGTGTACCAGTCAAAGAAGATTTTGAGCAACTTGACGAAATGCCAGGTGCTAACATGGATACACGGGCTGTACATTCTCACCTAAAGAAAAAAGGTTGGTCTTTAAGTCGTACTTCTGGTGGGCATGATGTATTCACCCATCCTAATGCGGCTCATCATATTCCAGTTCCTCGTCACCGCCAGTTAAAAGCACCTCTGATTAAAGGTATTTTAAAATCCTCTCAGATTAGTGAAGAAACTAAAGATGTTGGTGAATATGACTATGAAGGTCAAATGGCTCGTACACAATTACAAACAACATTGCGTAATTGTGAAGATTTACTTGGAATGATTAACGATAATGATAATATGCCTGAGTGGGTACAATCTAAGATAACCTTAGCTCAAGACTATATCACAACTGTTAGAGATTATCTACAATCAAAAGAGGAACTCGGTGAAGAAGTTGATCCTGCACATAAAAAGATTCTAGATAAAGCGAAAACCAGTACACCTAAATCACCTAAAGGTGAATATGATCGCAAGGTTGAAAAGTATCTGAAGAAAAAGCATGGCATGAAAGAAGAAGTTGAGCAGATTGATGAGTTGTCTAAGAAAACTCTTGGCTCGTATGTCAATAAAGCACTGGACAGCGCAAGAGAAATGCCTGGCTCTGGCACGAATGCTGAAGCCAGCAAAAAGTCAAAACGTTTCGCTTCTGTTTCTGCGGCTGCATATCGCACACAAGGTCTTGCGCCAAGAAAAGGCACTGATATGTTTAAAAAGTACAAAGCTGAAAGTGTTGTGGCGGAAGGCTCATTAGAAGAAGATAAATATGATAAAATGCTAAGAGATTTGGTGAAGGCAAGACCTGACTTAAATAAAAAATATGCCAAAGATGTTAAAAGGTCAAAAGATATTGAAAGTGGCAAAGAGTTAAACAAACTTGTTAAAAAGAATCCTGGTGTATTGAAAACACACAGTGATGCTGTAAAGAGAGATAAGAAACTAGGTATGGCGGAAGGCCTATCAGAAATGGACAAATCACAAACTCCGCCAGGACGAGACGGTCACGTAAGTCATGGCACATACGGTTCTAGAGACAAGAAAGATCCGGATGCTGGTAAGAAACAAGTCTACGGCAAAATGGAGCGCCCTGAAAAAACAACCAAAACGGCATCGGATATTCTTAACAAAGCATTTAATAAAGGTGTGGCAGAAGCTGTGACATATGAGCCAAGTCCGGGTGCTCGTCCAAATAACGCTGGACATACGCTTGTTGGTTTCTCATTTCATTCCGATAACACAAAACATGCTAACATTATGAAGCATGGTGAGACTGGTAAGTATTATGCTGCAGGTGGCAGTTCTTCACATCCCGTTAAAAGTACCACATTTCACGATACACCCGAAGATGCTGTTAAAAGCAAAAAGTCTTATGTTAAAGAAGAAGTTGGTCAAGCAACAAATTCAAATGAAAATCCAAACAAGGGTCGTTTCATGTCTGCACCAGCTAAAAAAGTAATGAAGCCATCACCTATGGTAACTTCAGAGCAATCTGCTTCTGATATTGGTCAACCACAAAGAGAAATTCCTCTTGATACAGCTAAAACTGACCACTCCACCGCTATGAAGATAGCTAAGTTGGCTGCACGTAGACAAGCAGGAATCAAAGAGGACATGGAAGCAGACAACTCACTAGGTAAAAATGATACTCTTGCTAAACAAAGCCTTAGCAGAACTGCTGGCATTACAAAAGACCTTGCACTTACTGGCAAGAATAAAGAAAATGTGAAGAATAAGGAAAAGTTCGAGCCTGAACCAGAACTATCTTCACAAATCGTTAAACCTTAATTTCATAAATAGAATAATAACAAAAGGAGACACTAAATGTCACTATGGTCCGTTTCAGATTCAAGCAATGCCGCACCTAAATTTGCAGGTGTTGATGTAAGTATTGGTGCCAGCGCAACTGGTTCATCATTGTTTGGTAACACACAAATTGCCGCATTCCAGACTACTAAAAATATCACTGTTGGTGTTTTTGGTGTAGGTACAACTGAACAAGGTGTATCCGCTTCATCAAATATACATCCACAACATGCTGGTTGGGTTCTGGTTAAAAGTGGCACTGGCCCAGTTGTTAGCATTACAGCTAACGCATCGGCAGTTGCAACTAATACTTACTTGACTTTCACAGGTACAACAGGTTCTACTACTGCCAACGCAACTGTGACAGTTAATACTGCTGGTTATATCCAATCAGTTACTGTTAACTCTGGTGGTAACTACTTGAGAGCACCTGCTATTACTCAAGTTGGTAACGCTAACTTCACAATCACCATGGGTGGTCGTGCTGGTCGTGTACAAACAGAAACTCTTGTTGCTATGGCATCTATTGGCACACAAGGTGTTGCTGATGCAAGCGACAATGCTACTTTCCCAAATAGCTAATGATTGATTTTAAATTATTCTTGAGTGAAGAATTGGAAGACTCTGAAGTTAATTTGGTGTCTTCCTACAACAGTCAAGAACTAAATGATAGTTTGTTCAGAGATTTGAGTAGTCCTTTTCTTTCTGTACAAGCTGGATTTTCTTACTTAAGAAAAACTTTATTTTCTTATGGTATAGATATTCCACCTGTGTTTGATTTGGATCCAGAAGGTGACGAAATGTTGTTGGATGTTTCCGGGTATGGTGCAGAGCAGTCATCAATATTGTATGTTTTATATTCTCTAACCGATGATGGTTATTATGATTTCTATGCTGAACTCACTGATGAGTCTGGTGCGGATGAATTGCTGAAATCTGGTACAGAGGAGCAAGAAGAAGAAGTTTAATGTCCTTTGATGATTTGACCAGTGAAAATATTTTAATTTATGCAATGAAGGCTTATGATAGACCAGATTGCATAATGAGTGAATTTAAAGAGGACATGAAACGGTTCAATTACTTAAAAAGATTGTTTCGTAAATATCGCAAGTTGGGTGAAATTAAAGATCGATTGGTCATAAATCACTTAGTTGTTCTGTATAATGTTTTTGGTGTTGAAGTTGCAACTCGTTTGCTTTTTTATAAAGTATCAGAAGAAGATCATATCACATTAAAAACGTACCTTCTATTCTTGAATTATATGCCAAGTGTTATACCAAAAATTAATGGAAAAGATATATTATCTTCCGATATTGCTGTCGATATGAATATAGCTGAAGTATTGAGGCAAATTAAATGAACGAATATATTATTCAAAAGAGAGGATTTCAAGTGCATATGCATGAAGACGGTGAAGCTCCAATGAATTCTGTTGGTTCTGGTAACGTAGCGGGTATTGGTATTAATAATCCAAAACTTTCAGACCAAGCGCAGCCTGGTGTTAAACGTAAAAAGTTTGCAGGCTCAACGGTATTTAAAGTACCAACTAAATCTTTTGTTATGGCTAAAATGCTTAAACGCAAATACGCACGATTTGAATCTTACCTTGGTGATCCAGTTGTTTCTAAAGAAATTTCTGAATTTGCTAATTCTAATTGGAAAGAAGGTATTGTTTTAGAAGATGAACAAACTGGTGCAATGATGTATGTTCGTTATGGCAAAGGAAAATAATGTGGATATTAAAATTTCTTCCTGACTGGATTTTCCACGCAGTGTTTTTTTTGGGGTTAATTGGGCTTGTAGCAACATATTTGCTCAAACTAATTCCAATTCCATTTCTCTACGTCTACAAAACTCCCATACAATTAATCTCTATCGCATGTATCGTTATTGGCGTATACATGGCTGGCGCTATTGCTAATGAAGATGCATGGAATGCTAGAGTTGCTGAGTTACAAATAAAGGTAGCAGAAGCAGAAGCCAAATCTACACAGGTTAACACAGAGGTTGTTGAGAAAGTTGTTAATCGCACTCAAGTGATTAAAGAAAAAGGTGATGAAGTCATCAAGTATGTAGAAACAGAAGTTGTCAAATATGACACTAAATTTTTACCGGGTGGTCAATGTGAAATGCCTAAAGAATTTATTATAGCATTGAATAAAGCGGCTTTACCATGAGATATATAATTTTAACTCTATTATTGACAGGTTGTGCAAGCACTACAGTTCCAGTAACTGTTCCTTTTCCACAAGCACCACAAGTATTGATGCAAAGATGCCCACCTTTAAAACTGATGCCCGAGGATGCTAAATTGAGTGATGTTGCTCGGGTTATTACTGAAAATTATACTTTATATTATAATTGTGCTATCAAAAATGATGCGTGGATTGAGTGGTTTGATAAACAAAAACAAATTTATGGAGACTTCTAATGGAATTATCAAAAGAACAATTAAAACAATTGTTACCTAAAAATCCGTATATTGACCATTGGTACGATGCTCTGTCCAAATTACTACCCGATTACGAAATCAATACGCGCCAGCGTATAGCTGCATTTGTTGCACAATGTTCTCATGAATCTGGTGGTTTTACCGCACTAAAAGAAAATTTAAATTACAAAGCACAAACGCTTCGTAAGATTTTTCCAAAGTATTTTCCTACTGATGCTCTTGCTAATGAATATGTAAACAAGCCTAATAAACAAGAAGCTATTGCTAACAAAGTTTATGCTAATCGCATGGGTAATGGCAATGAAGCCTCGGGTGATGGATACAAATATTGTGGTCGCGGTTTAATTCAATTAACGGGTAAAGAAAACTATTCATGGTTTGCAGCATCTTTAGAAATTTCAGTTGAAGACGCTGCGGAATATTTACAAACATTTGAAGGTGCTGCACAGTCTGCATGTTGGTTTTGGGAAACAAATAACCTCAATCAGTGGGCAGACAAGGGTGATATTGTCACTCTAACTAAACGTATTAATGGTGGTACTATTGGTCTTGAGGACCGCATTAAACACTATGAACATGCGCTACATGTATTAGGAGCATAATATGTACGATGATAAAAAATTATTTAAATTGTTGGCTTTTTTAATTATTTTACCTGTAACTTTGGCTATATTTGGTGGAGATAAATTTCGTTATCCATGTCAAAATCCAGATAATTGGGATAAAAAAATATGTCAAAAACCAGCATGTGATGTGACCAGAAGTTGTCCTGAACATATTTTTAAAGGACAACACGACCCTAGATTAGGAATTCAAGATGATAAAGCGATTAATAACAATTCTACAACTTCATTTTCCGGTTCTAAACCAGATGCATGTAATGGACAAGGAGCAACCTGTGCAAAATAATAATATTTTTATATATTCAGACGAACAATTAATGTCTCGTCTAAAATTCTTCATTGGTGTATGTCTAGCAACTACACTAACTGGTATCGTATTTGTTGTTCTGTATTCAATTATTTTTGTTACACAACCATTGAATGCCATCAGTCCGATTGACCAAAAATTCTTTGAATTAATCATTCCTATTGCTACATTTTTAACAGGTACATTATCGGGCATCATGTTGTCGGGTGGTACAAAGGAAGAAAATGAAGCTAAATTGGCGGCAATGAAAATGGCTGGTGAAAATCAAGCGCAGGCAGCTAAAGCTGTACCATTCACACCACCTTCAGCGCCTGTGCCTGCAGCAGTTTTTGTACCTCAAGCAACTACTGATTTTGGTTCATTTAATGCCGCACCTATCACAGGTTTTGGTGGTAAATTAGCACCACCTCCAGCACCACAGCCTGAAAAATGATGAACGGATTGTTGCAAGACGGACATAATGGTTCTCTTAGTAGTAAGAGAGTCATTACTTTTCTTGCATTCATACTATGTGGCATATCTTTTATTGCTAATTTATTTTGGAACTTTAAAATAGAAGCTCACATGTATGATGGTATGATATACTTGACCATGGCAGGTCTTGGATTTACTGTAACAGAAAAATTTGCAACTATAAATAAAACAAATTCATTGGAGAAATAACATGTCTGTCGTATTTAAAACCCTAGTGATTGCACTTTTTCTGTCTATTGGTACTTTTGCTGTAGCTGAAATTAAAACTCAAAAGTCTTGTATAACTCAAAAAGATCCTAAAAATGGAAAAGAAAAAGAAGTATGCAAAACAATCAAGGTTCACAAGAAATTGGAAGGAACAAAAGTTCCTGACAAAAAATAATGGCTGATATAAATGATAATATTCAAATGAAGGTTGATGTTGGCGTCCTGAAAACGCAGGTCGCATCGATTACCAATTTGTGTGATAAAATGGATAAAGTTATTGAAAAATTAATAGATAACCATGACCGTATGGTTGAACAGATTTACACGGACATGGAAAAAAGAAAATCGGACACAATAATTGATATTAAAGAGATGCATTCTCGCATCACCACTATTGACAGAAGCCTATCTGATAAGATAGAATTGACAGAACGCCGTATTATGGAAGAAATTAAATCTCTCCGTGAAGATATTAGTGAACACAATAAAAGAGGAGATGACGAATTTAAAAAAATTCTTGAATGGAAATGGATGGCAGCTGGAGGTATAGTTGCCCTTGCTTGGATATTATCAAATGTAAAATTTGAGGCAATTAGTAAACTTTTTGGTTGACAATTCATGAAAAAGGTATATAATGATTGAATATGTCACTTCCTACAGACCTCAAATTTATTCTTCTAGTCTCACCTAAATTCGAAAAATTTCAGCGTAAATCTGATTACCTCTTCAATGTGAGGTGCCCGATCTGCGGAGATTCGCAGAAAAATAAATCTAAAATGCGCGGCTACATTTACCGCAAAGGTAATGATCTATTTTACCGCTGTCACAATTGTGGCGCAGGAATGGGTATCGGCAATCTTCTCAAACACATGGATGGTTCTCTACATAGAGAATATATCCTTGAGCGTTACAAAACTGGCGAAATCAATACCAGCAACAATAAAACTCACATGTTTGATATACCAGCACCTCGATTCGGCAAGGTTGATATACCCACATACGAAAATGCAGAACGGTGTGATATGTTACCAGATGAACACTTCTGTAAAAAATACATAAAAGCCCGTCAAATACCAGAGTGGGCATTCAAAAAGTTATATTTCACAGCTAACTTTAAAAAGTTTTGTGATGAAATTAATCCAAGTCATGGAAAAGAAGAACTTACACAAGACGCTAGGTTAATCATTCCTTTTTATGATGAATACAATTCTCTAATTGGTGTCTCTGGCAGAGCATTAGTTATAGCAGACTATAAGTTGCGGTATATCAAAATAAAAGCAAATGATAATATAAAAAAGCTAATCTATGGAATAGATCGTATAGATACTACTCTGGCTGTAAAAATTGTTGAGGGTGAAATTGATTCTCTATTTTTGACCAATGCTATTGCATCGGGAGATTCCAGTTTATCAATAACCGCTGATGCTATTACAGCAAAAGAAAAAATATTAATTTTTGACAATGAGCCTAGAAATAAAGAAATTGTCAAATTGATGAGTAATGCTATCCTAGATGGTCGTAACATTGTTATTTGGCCTAATACTGTAGAAGGTAAAGATATCAATGAAATGGTGTTGAATGGCTTTTCATGTGACGAAATTGAAAGTATCATAAGTAATAACACATTCAAGGGTATTGAAGCACAAATCAATTATAATTATTGGAAAAAAGTATAAAATGAAAGTAAAATTGATTAGTTCTAGCAAATCTTCAAGAGAGATGCATAGTGAGGGAATGTATGATGTTCAAGACCTTATTGCGTTTTGTGCAAGGGTTTCAAACCCAAGCAACCAATTCAATACAGAGACTGCTGAGAAGCTGATTCGCTATTTGATTAAGCACCAGCATTGGTCACCACTTGAAATGGTTTCAGCATGTTTGGAGATTGAAACCACCCGAGATATTGCAAGACAAATTCTCCGTCACCGTTCTTTTAGTTTCCAAGAGTTTAGCCAACGATATGCAGATCCAACTAAAGATTTGGATTTTGTTATTCGTGAGGCTAGGCTACAGGATACAAAGAACAGACAGAATAGTATTGTGACTGATGATGTAGTGTTGCAAGTATGGTGGAATGCGAAACAGCAATTTATTATTAATTATGTGAAAGAAACCTATGCTGAGGCAATGGCTAAAGGTATGGCTAAAGAACAAGCAAGGGTAATTTTACCAGAAGGTAATACTGTATCTCGCCTATACATGAATGGAACACTGCGTAGTTGGATCCATTTCATTGAGTTGCGTAGTGCTAATGGAACACAACAAGAACACAGAGAAGTTGCACGTGAGTGTGCAAGAGTCATTGCGGAGATTTTCCCAATGGCAGACGAATTCGTAGAAAAACAATAAACTGGAGTTAAAATGGAAAATATCGTACATGATATTGTGGTAGATTATTCGCGTGATAAATTATTTGATGAATTGGGTAGAATGCGTTTAAAAGAAAGTTACATGAAAGATGAAGAAATATCTCCACAAGAAAGATTTGCTTTCGTTTCTAAAACCTTCGGGAGCAATCAAGAACATTCTCAACGTTTATATGAGTATTCTTCTAAGCATTGGCTATCATATTCTACTCCCATTCTTTCTTTTGGTCGTAGCAAGCGGGGCTTACCTATTTCTTGCTTTCTACCATATCTCCACGATAGTGCAGAAGGTTTGGTCAATTGCCTTTCAGAGGTAAATTGGCTAAGTATGTTAGGAGGAGGAATTGGAATTGGACTTGGTATTCGATCTGCTGACGATAAGTCTACTGGTATTATGCCTCATCTTCGGACATATGATGCGTCAAGCCTCGCATACCGTCAAGGTCGTACTCGCCGTGGTTCTTATGCCGCTTATCTTGATATTAGTCATCCAGACATACCTATCTTTTTGGAGATGAGAAAGCCAACGGGTGATCCAAACATGAGAGCGATGAATTTACATCATGGAATTAATATTACTGATGATTTCATGCAATTGATTGAAAAGTCTATGATAAACCCGATGGCTGATGATACGTGGCAATTCAAAGACCCACATAATGGTGAAGTTCGTGATACTTGTTCAGCCCGTGATCTGTGGCAACAGATACTTGAAATGCGTATGCATACGGGTGAACCCTACATCCATTTTATTGATACTAGCAATCGAATGATGCCTCAGTATCAAAAAGATTTGGGTCTAAAAATTAACCAATCCAATTTGTGCAGTGAAATTATTTTGCCCACCAACAAAGACCGCACTGCGGTGTGTTGTTTATCCTCGGTTAATTTAGAATACTATGATGAATGGAAAAATGATCCATTATTTCTACGTGACATTGCAGAAATGTTGGACAATGTATTGCAGTATTTTATCGACCATGCAGAAGATAATATTTCTAGAGCAAAATTCAGCGCAACACAAGAACGTAGTATTGGCGTTGGTGCATTAGGTTTTCATGCTGCATTACAAAAAAGAGGTATTGCATTTGAAGGTGTTATGGCTAAAGTGACCAACAATCAAATGTTCAAACACATTAGAACTAAACTAAATGAAGCTAATTTAGAGTTGGGGGCTGAAAGAGGTTCTCCAGCAGATTGCGTGGGCACAGGATTACGTTTTGCTCATGTCATGGCTATTGCTCCTAATGCATCATCCTCTATCATTATGGGCAATACCAGTCCCTCTATTGAACCATATCGGGCCAATGCATATCGTCAAGATACACTCTCGGGATCACACCTGACTAAGAATAAATGGCTTGATAGAATCATACAAAAAGAAGCTGAAAATCACAAAGAAATCTGGTGGTCAGATGAAGTTTGGTCTTCAATCATTGCAAACGATGGTTCAGTTCAACATTTAACTTGGCTATCAGATATTGACAAAGAGGTGTTTAAAACTTCAATGGAAATTGACCAGCGTTGGATAATTGAACATGCGGCAGATCGTCAACAATATGTTGACCAAGCACAGTCATTGAATGTATTTTTCCGACCTGATGCTAACATTAAATATCTACATGCAGTTCATTTTCTTGCATGGAAAAAAGGTTTAAAAACATTATACTATTGCCGTTCCGAAAAGTTAGCTAAGGCTGACAAGGTATCTAAACGGATTGAGCGTGAAGTTATAAAAGAACTGGATATGTCATTGATTGTTCAGGGTAACGAATGTTTGGCTTGCGAAGGTTAATGGAAAAAAATATCAAAGCAAGAATCTCATAAACCATATGTTTGGTGGATTATGCGTATAATTGAAATGATAACGTGTTTACATATCATAGCGGGTGTTTGGAGACATTGGTAAAAAATTTAAGAAATAAAATGAAAACTATAGCATTATTCCAAGACGATAGAAATAAAGAATCAATATCTTGTGGGGATGGTGTGATTGAAGCACTATCTTCACATTATAATATCAAAATATTTAAGAAAGAAGAATGTACATTGGAAACATTTGAGAATGTTGATATGCTGGTATTTCCAGGAGGTGTTGGTGATGCTGATGATTATTTTCATATGTTTCCCAGAAAAAGAGCAAATGCAATAGTTGAATTTATTGAAAAAGGTGGTGCATATCTTGGCATATGCGTGGGTGCTTATTGGGCTGGTCCAGATTATTTTGATATACTAAAAGGTGCTGAACCTGTACAATATATAAAAAGACCAACCGCAGACATTACGAGAAGTTTTAATATTGCGGCTCATTGTATATGGGAAGGAGAAGAAGAACAAATATTCTTTCGTGATGGTTGTACATTTGTAGGAGACCTTAGTCATTCAGAAATAGTAAGCACATATTTTAATAGAGAACCAATGTGTATTGTTCAAGGTAAGATTGGTGTGATGGGTGCATGTTTAGATTCGTTAGAGTGGTGGTATGATAACAAAAAATTAAAACAATACTGGCATGAAGGTAGGCACCACAAATTGCTTTTAGATTTTGTAGACAAATTAATTAATTATAAAGAAAGTAGATAAAGAAATGGAAAAAATAATAACAACAATCCTATTGGCACTGTGTATCGCACCAGTATTTGCCCAAAAAGAAAAAAGTGGTGTAACTTATGATGTGGTATTGACAAGGGTTATAGATGGTGATACCGTAGCGTTTCAAGCCAGCTGGTTACCTGATCCATTGAAGAAGGAACTAAGCCTTCGTGTCTTTGGTGTTGACACTCCAGAAAAAGGATTCCGTGCAAAATGTCCAAGTGAAGATGCCCGCGGTCAAGCTGCATCCACTTTCACTAAAGCACAAATTAATGCATCACAGAAAAAACAGATTATCTTAATGGATTGGGACAAGTATGGTGGACGAGTATTGGGTGACTTGATACTTGATGGTAAGAGTTTAAGACAAATGTTAATAGCAAATGGTTTTGCCCGTGAATATTACGGTGAAGCCAAAACTTCATGGTGCGAATAATATGATTAAAAAAATAGCTTCTAAATTAACCGATGACAGAGATGCATTTAAGCCTTTCAATTATCCATGGGCATATGATGCATGGTTAAAACATGAACAAAGTCATTGGTTACACACTGAAGTGCCGATGCTTGAAGACGTTAAAGATTGGAAGAAACGCCTAACAGTTGAAGAGAAACAATTCTTAACCCATATCTTTCGATTCTTCACACAAGGTGATATTGATGTAGCCGGTGGTTATGTTAACAACTATCTTCCTTACTTTCCACAGCCTGAAGTTAGAATGATGTTGTTAGGTTTTGCAGCTAGAGAAGCATTACACGTAGCAGCTTATTCACACTTGATTGAAACTCTCGGTTTGCCTGAGACCATGTACAATGAATTCTTATCATACCAAGAAATGAAAGATAAGCACGATTATGTAATGGACATATCAGATAAAAATGGCACCAAAGAAAACACAGCCCGTCATATTGCAGTTTTTAGCGCATTCACTGAAGGTATGCAGTTGTTCTCTTCATTCATTATGTTGTTAAACTTCCCACGCCATGGCAAGATGAAAGGTATGGGTCAGATTGTTACTTGGTCTATCGTTGATGAAACAATGCACGCCGAGAATATGATGAAGTTGTTTAAAACTTACATCAATGAAAATCAGGAAATATGGACTGATGATTTGAAGAGTTCAATTTACACTATTGCTGAGAAAATGGTAGCACTTGAAGATAAATTTATTGATCTAGCATTTGGTATTAATGAAGGTGAAAACCTAACAAAAGAGGACGTGAAAAAATATATTCGGTATATTGCAGATCGTAGGCTGATTGGTTTGGGCATGAAGGGCATTTTTAAAGTCAAACGTAATCCATTGCCATGGGTTGAAGAAATGATTAATGCACCGACACACACAAACTTTTTTGAGAACCGAGCTACAGATTATGCAAAAGGTGCATTGTCTGGCACATGGGGTGATGTTTGGGGTAAAGCTGCATAACGGCAAACATCCAATATTCTATTGACATTTGACAGAAAGAGAGCTATAATAAGTTCTCTTTCTTATTGGAACATACCATGATTAAAATTACATTTATTTTCTTATTGATTCTTTTTGCCGTAGTATTCAGCCCACTCATATCAATTTGGTCATTGAATACAATATTCACAACAAATATTGCATATACCTTTGAAACTTGGGCAGCTACAGTTTGGTTGACTATATTAATTTTTGGTCGAATTAGCATGAAAACCAATGAAAAGTAAAAAACTAACAGAATTAGCCAAACAAGCAGGCTTTGTTTTCTGGGAAGAAGATGAAGGTGCACCTTGGCATGACGAGACTGATATCGATTGGTCTAGCGACTACACCAAAGAGGTTGAACGATTATATGGTATCATCTTGCTTGAAATATTAAAAACAATCGATGAGACAAATGTAAATTCCGTAGTATTTACATCATATGATGTTGACGTATGCAAGTATGTCAAGAATTTGATACGTAAGAACGTTGCTCAAAAATTTGGAGAATAACAATGAGACTAATTGATTTAATCCATTCATTTAACACAAAGGAAAATTAAAATGGCAGACGAAAAAGAAAAAACATCTAAAGCAAAAGCTGTGCAAATTGCAACAGCAACCACCAATACAGGTCAAGTTGTATTGTTTGCATTGCTTGATGATGGAACAATTCAGTCAATTCGACCAATGGCAGAGGAATCGGATTGGGTTGTAGTTAAAAAAGTAAAATGAACAAAACTCTAGTTGCATTTGGTGTTTTGTTGTATAATCTTGCCATTGTAGCCGGCACCGCATATATGTGTGCCGAATATGATTGGTCGCCTTGGACTTTTTTAGCTACATGGGTTTTTCTTATTACTTTTAAAGAGGATACGGATGATAAACATTGATACTGATAGAATAGATTTTTCGATCAAACACTATGCTATTGGTGGTAAAATGCTCATTGGTAAATATGAGTTAGCTTCAAACGAATTTGAAAACTTTAAATTTGAACCAAAATTAGTTGATTATATTAAAGAAAAACTAGCATACGAGTTGGCTAAAAAAATGATTGAAGATAGACTGATCGGATTCACCGAGTATAAAAATATAAGTACAGATTCATCAACAATAGCCTTTCGTTGCTACTTAGCCCCCGATGACCAAATCAAAATATTAAGGGCATATAATGTTTAGTAAAGCAGACAATGCTGAAATTTTATCAGTCAAAGCATTGATAAAAATTAAACTGAATACTGCATTAAAATCTTTGCCGCCAGAATTGAGTAAATTTATAAGTGATTTTGGTATCGTTTCAGGTGGTATTTCAGCATCAATTATTCATAATGAAAAAGTCAATGATATTGATATATACCTCAAAACTGAAAAAGCTATCGATACCTTTAATCAAGCGATTTTACACGATTCGGTTAAGGATCATATTTCTGATGTAGATGAAAATTATAGTAATGTCTTGGTAAAAGGTAAAATGGTTACATCATGTGCAGTTACTTTTGGCTGTAATATACAAGTTATTACCATGTATGCATCAATTGCAAGAACAACTTTTGATTTTATTCATACGATGCCATACTATGATATTTCAATGGATACATATTTTATCTCGCGGGCTGAATATGATTCTATTATTAGTAAAAAACTAATTGCAAATCCAAATGGGACAACCACACCAAAAAGAATAAAGAAATTCATAGACAGAGGATGGTCATATGATGAAAACCAGTGAATAAAAATAGAGCCGGCATTCTAGTAAATACTAGTGTTTATACTTAGTTTTTATTGCATTGCAGCATATATAATGTTATACTTATGCTCACTAAAGAGGTCACTATAATTTTATGTTAAAAAAACTAATCGAACTATTCAAACCAAAATCTTTCCACTGCCAAATGGAAGAGTATATCAATTCAAAAAATCCAACGTGTGAAGCTGATGTTGAACGACTGATGCGCCAATACACATTAAGAAGAGGTTCTCTATGATTGAAATACTCCGTGAAATTTTAGAACTAATGAAAAACCAACCAATCGCTTACCAATAAGGATAAACAATGACAAATTTTACCGACACAACCAAAATCTCCGACCTTGCACTAGCTATGATTACAGCTAATGACTCTGCTACAAAATCATATATTTCCGCACTGAACCAATTTGTAGGTTCTGAATATGCTACATATACGTATGGACTAACCTACATAGCATCAGAAATTACAAAAAATGCAAGAAAAATCGTTGAAGAATTCGCTACTCTTGCGCCAGCAGGAATTAAAGGCTAATACAAAATATCATAGACCTGTTGTAAGAAACGGGTGGATCATACAATTCTCAGTGTATAAAGACTCTGAGATTTTATTGTTTATGACCTCTCGATATACAGGTCAAACGATAGTTAGATTTTTCAGTGATGAAGATCCTGCTGTGAAGTTTATCAATATGCTGATGCATAGAGACTCAACAACAATTCAACGAATTTAACCCACATTCAGTGGGTTTTTTCATTATTGCCTGACATAAATCTATTTTTGGTGTATAATACATTAAGGAGCAAACTATGAGCATAATCCTATCGTGTCTACATGAAGTTGAAAACACATATGATGGACATACAATCATTACTAAAAATTATGATCGTAAGAGTAGGCGAGCTATATCTTACATGAGTGTATGCACAAAGTGTAAATTGCAATATGTAACGGATGATGCAATTTTTGCCAATGAAGATGAAGCTATTAACTGGATGTTTGGAGAATAATATGACAGTATTTGAATTGATTGAACGATTGAAAGAACTTGACCAAGAAGCTATGGTCGTAGTAAATGGCTACGAAGGTGGCGTAAACGAGGTCAAATATGCTACTGAATCAGAATTAGCATTGGATGTTAACACCGCTTGGTACTATGGCAAACACGAACTGGTGAGCCACAGTTACGAAGATATGAGTGAGTACAAAAAAATAAACTCGGTGCATCTTGGTGGACTTGGTGGATTAAGTGACTAATTATGGATCATAAACAATATATCAATTTTGAAGACTGGTTTGATGAACTTGAAAGTTATAGCATGAGGTCAGAAAGATTCTTTGAAAGCCTTGGTCAATTTAAAGAAGGCCAATTATACCAAAGAAACTTAATCTTGTGGTTAGAATCAGCATTCCAAGCTGGAAGAGAAAGCAAATAATGTTTGTATTTGATGTTGAGACCTTAGGTAAAAGGTCAAGTTCCGTGATATTATCCATGGCCGCTGTATATTTTAATCCAGATGAGAAGCCGGATCACATCCAGCTAAGACAAAACTCCTTCTTTATCAAGTTTGATGTACAAGACCAAATTAAGAGATTAAACCGTGAGGTAGGTAAATCCACCATAGATTGGTGGGCTAAACAATGCGAGAATGTCAAAAACAAATCATTTAAACCATCATCCAATGACGTACCATTTGAAACTGGGCATGAATTAATGCGTGAATGGGCTAAGTCAAAGAACGACAACAAATGTTGGGTATGGGCTAGAGGTAATCTAGATCAATTAGTGTTGGATGATATAGAAGAACAATTAGAGATAGAACCAATATGGGAATACAATCGTTGGAGAGATGTGAGAACAGCAGTAGATTTCCTGTATGGAACAACAACAGGCTACACCGAAGTCCACCATCCAGTATTTGATTCAAAGCTACATATAACGAAACACAATCCAGTAGATGATTGTATTTTTGATGCTATGATGTTAATGTATGGGAACAAAAATGAATGAACAAACCAAAGCCAAACTGTATGAGTTAGTAGAGTACTATATCAATGGAAAAGTCCAAGAATTCCATAGTACCTCATATTCCAGTATAACATTTAAGAACAATAGATTCCAAGAGCTACAAAAAGAACATAGTGACCTGATGAACATGGTAGATTCTATTGAGTAAATGGGTATAATAATCTAAAATAGTGTGGATAAGCTGTGGATAAGTAAGTACTCACTAACTTGTGAACGCACTACTGAGGATTTTGCACTATGAAACAATGCCCACGATGTGGTGTTGAACACCAAAAAAGAGGTCCGTTTTGTAGCCAATCTTGCGGTAATGTCCGAGAACAACCAGCGGAGCTACGACAAGCAAAAAGCGAAAAGCTGAGAGCCTATCATGCATCACCGGAAGGTGCAGCCACGCGGTCGATATCCAGCGATTTTGCATCACGCCTTAATAAGAACAGAGCATTAGAAAGGGCTGGCGAATACGTTTTGACCGATCCAGACTGGATGCTAGACGTTCCGCTATCAGTTGACCAGATGCATACATATGACGATGATGATAACTCATGGTTATAGGGCGATCAAAGCCCTCAAAGGATATGCATGAAAACACTAAAGAACCATTGCGAGAATTGCGAAAGCACCTATAAAATCGTATATGATGAAGAAACGATAACAGACGAACCACACTTTTGTCCAGTATGTGCTGAGTACATAACTGAAGATAGTGAGGACACGGATGAATTGGACCTATAGAGGCACAGAGATAACGCCAGAGGTCATTGGAGATTCATATGGATTCGTATACATCATAACCAATCTTAAGACCAATCGCCGATACATTGGTCGAAAGTATTTTACTAAAGCTGGTTACAAGACAGTAAAGGGTAAGAGAAAGAAGATTAGACTTTCCTCTGGATGGGAATCCTACTATGGATCCAATAAAGTATTGCTAGAAGACGTTGCTACACTTGGTGCAGACTATTTTGATAGGGAAATTATTCACCTGTGCCGTAACCGGTCAGAGTGTTCCTACTGGGAAACGCATTACATCTTCCAGTATGAAGCCTTACTAAGTGACAGATGGTACAATGAGTGGTGCTCATGTAAAGTGATGAAGCGGAACTTGGTGCCTAAGTAAATTCTTGGTTTTTTCTTGTTATAAATCAACAACTTACAGCCGGGTTTTTCAGGAGTTTGCTGTTATTGCATGGGCATGTAGGGTAGAAGCTAGGCTGTGGCTTAACCTGCATTGGAGCAAGGCATTTGGTAGACGCCCACTCCCACCGTCCACCCCCACACTGTTCGACCATTCTATTATACCAGGTTCTAGGTAATTGTCAAGTACAGTAAAAGTACTACACGGAGTTCCACTTATCACAATAGTATTTGGCATCCCGACGAAGGTCAAAGGCATCCGTCACGAAGTCTCCGTCCATGACATACCACACCACCTTTTCTAGACCGGTCTTGGTCATGGTGTAGGCTCGTTTGATGGTATATTTTGGCGTCATGAGTTAATTATACCATAGATACCGTGCGGTGTCAAGTCAGAAGAAAGTTCTCTTTTACCACAAGACGTGGTTATCGCCCCATTCCCTTATGTGAGCACCTCGTTCCCTCATTGAATCGATGGTTTCATCCGCTTCCTTATCCAGAAGGTCTTTAATATAATTGACCTCAGCATAGGATAATTCGAACCATTCGCCTTTAATTTTCCTCTTAGAGTAATTCTTATGTAAATACAATTCAACGTCATATGGTTCTGGAATTTGAGGTGAGATATATTCTATACCCAACTGCACCCAATTTCCAGTATTCAAAGTTGACAGGCGTTTGGCTACACCTTTATTGCTTTTGGAGACACCAATTTTGAATGGCCATGTTCCAGTTCCACTAGTCCAATCTTTGTGAGGTTTGATAGGTCCAATTAAGTATACGTGTCCAATGGCCATATCACTCCGACCAGTCGGAGATATACTCCTCAATGTTTTCAATCTCTGCACGAAGTACCTCAGGAGAAACCTTCTCCAATAGCTTTAGGATATCCGCTAGAGCATCTCCTAGGTCCATATCATACTGGTCTACCATATCAAGGTATTGTTGGGCTAATGTTTTCATACAGTCTCCATAAGTTCATCATTGTCCACCAGAAGGGAGGTTGCAGGCTCAGTGCGCCATGGACACCAAAGCGTCTTGGTATGGTTCTATTATACCAGGTTTTTGGCAATTGTCAATAGGCAATCATTCAAATAGTTGCAAAAAAACAACTTGACAACTTTGGACATACCAATTATAATCCATGTGTTGGGTGTTTAAATGATATTTTGTAGTAAATGGTTCTCAGTAATTTTACTATGGTATTCGTTGACACATTGGTAAAACTCTGGTATAATAGAGACATGATGAAACGAATTACTGAACTTTTTCAAGCCGCTGTAGTTGCGGTGGTGATGTTTTCACCTCTTTTTTACTACATTCTTTTTCAGATGGAACCTTAATTATGCGAACTAAAAGACTCTTTGTTGGTCTTAGGAACTCCCAGCGGATCCGAGTGATTATGGATGGTATAGGTTTTTATACCACCGTAGCCGGTACCAATGAACTTCCGTTTGTGAACCAACGGTTAGCTATCCAAATGAGCCTTATTCAGATTGGTAAAGAAAATATAAGTGGACTTGGCACCACTTATAATTACTATGATGAAAAAATGGTATATAAAAGTATTCAAGTACAGGTGAATTTAGTATGAAAAATAACGATTTAGCCAAACGGATTGGTCTTGCGGAAGACATTTTATATGAAGTTTGCTTGGAGATTGATGACCAAGCTACTGAGGAGCAATCCCGACTGATTGAGGAAGCTAAAGAAGCACTGGAAAATCTCTATTTTTCTCTCCGAGACTTAAAAATAGTCTAAAAACACTTGACAATTACCCGGAATCGTGTATAATAGAATCTTAGACAGTAAAGAAAAGGTTAGAAAATGTCAGAACTTACAGAATACACACTGGAAATCTACAAAGCAGATAAACGTACCAAAGAAGGTAAACGTTTGGTTGCAAAACAAGACTTTGCTCCTAGTACTAAAGCGTATATTAATATTGTAGCCGATGGTAAGCGTAAGTTGGGTTTCAGTGTTGAAGTGTTTGAGACCTTTGTTACCCGTAAAAATATTATGTCTGGTAAAGAGTTTCAGGAACGCTATGATACTCCGTATTACTGCTCTCCGTCCAGTGAATCTTTTTGGTCAATGTAAAGTTTTACAAATGAAATCAAAAATCTTTATTGTTCAACGTGACAACGACAAGTATTTTAAGCAGAAACTGCCTACATGGCGCAATGGTTTCTGTGAAATCGTCCGGAATGTCACTATTGAAAAGGACCCGCACGATATTTACCAAGATGGTGAATGGGGTTACATCACGGTCTATGGCCGTAAGATTTATGTCACACGGGCAGGCACTGAATTTGCATTTGAAATTCGTGGCTAAAAAGACTTGACAAGTACCCGGAATCGTGTATAATAGAGCCATAGAGAGAAAAAAATGAACGATTTAAATTCTATTTCAGTTGCTGATATGATGGCTGCCTTGGCTCGTTTGCCTGCGGATGCACGTTTGGTGGTTACTCATTCCGGTTATTACTGCTATGATGACTTTGCAGATATTTACGCACCTACTCCAGTGGATGCTAACGGTGACCGTGTTATGTATCCAGCGGATGCAGTTGCTTGGTCTATCGGTCATTCTCATCAGTCTTATTAATACCTGACTAAACCGGTCAGGTATTTCTTGCCATGGGTACGGAATCGTGTATAATAGAGCCATAGATTAGAGAAAAGGTTAGAAAATGTCATTCGAGAAAAATGTCCTGGAAGTTGTAGGTAATACTGTCGGTATTGAAGTTTTTGCTAAATTTGAGTACGGTACTTTGTTCGTTGAGTGTACACCGCGTGAAGCCTCTAAGATTGAAACTGCATTGCTCAAAGTGGTTAATTGTGGTGTTATCGTTTCACCTGTTGCTGGTGAATTTGCTTTTGATTTTACCTAAGGAATAAAATGTCCGTTATGTCTGACCTCTACATCCAGATTCAGGAAATGCTTGAATCTGATGAAAGTTTTTATTACATCTCCAAAAAACTTGACATTCCGGTGTCATGGGTCCTGCAAGTAAACCAAGATATGCAGGAAGATTATGTCCAAGATTAAATCTCAATTTGTAACTTCCGATGGTGTTAAAATCACCATTTATAAGCCTTCTGGACCTAGAGCTGGTGAAAAGACTTGGCGTAATAATAAGTACTCAGTTTATAACCTAGGTGCTCAAGCATGTAAGACTGGGCGGCGTAGCGTTTTTGCAACACCCGGTTAAATAATTGTTGACTATTTCCCGGGAACGTGTATAATAGGTACTGTTGAGTTGATAAATTGTTTGGAGTTTTTATGTTGACCTTTGTTTTGTGTGTTTTTACTGTTTGTGTCTTGGCTGGCGCTTTTGTTGGTGGTTCAGTCAAAACTTTGGGTTAATTTTTACACAGGAGAATAAAATGTCCTACTATTTTGCTATGTTTACTGATGCTGGTAATGCGGCTGTTTTAGATGTGTGCGTTTATGCTAAGACCAATGGTCTAAGTTGGAATAATGTCTGTGACCAATTAGAGGATTTGTCGAGACTTGAAGGTTTTGGTGAAGCTACGGATACAGAAGTCCGTGAATGTGTTTGGTTATATCTTGGCTACTAAGATAAGAGGACTCAAAAATGACTACAGAATTGAAATCTTGGGATAAGTTGACAGTGTTGGAACAGGCTCATTATACCTATTGGGAAATGCACAAGGATGCATACGGTTTCCGTCCCCGTGGTATTGATACTTCAACTTGGACCTTGGCCGAGTTTGAGGCTGAGTTCGTAGTCCTTGGCCAAGCTATTGAAGCTGGAGAAAAGGCTCGTCTAGAAGAAGAATCTCGTGCTATTGTGGAGTTTGAAAACCGTGTTACAAATTTAATGCACCCCGGTACTAACCGTGAGCGTGTTATTTCATGGTTGATGGATGCTGAAAGTGCTAACGGAGATTTTGAGTACTTTTGTTTCACACAGGGTTTACCCTATCAATACTTTCATAAGGTAGCATAACTTGCCAATAAATGGGTATTGTGCTATAATAGAATCATAGATTAGAGAAAAAGGAATTAAGATGCTTACAGATACAGACTTTCCTGCGGTACATGCTACTGCATCCATGGCCGCTAGAAAAACAACCGAAGACTTTTTAGCAAAAAATGGTGACCGTGATTGTTGCGGTTTTGCTTGGGTTAATGTGTACAAAGTGCGATCCAATAGCAAATTGGGTAAGGCTCTGGTAAAAGTTGGATTTTCAAAATCCTATGAAGGCGGTTTACAGTTGTGGAATCCAAGCGGTTCATTTACACAATGCATCACTGCTAAAGAGGAAGGCGCTAGAGCATATGCCTCCGAGTTGCGAAAATATGGTATTGAAGCCTATGCTGGTTCAAGAATGGATTAAATTATACAGTATGTTTAACCTGTTATAAGAAAGATCCAGATGAACGAACGAATTGAAGAACTTGCCATACAGTCTGGTTTACCAACTGCACTTGATTATCACCAAAAACGATACGAGAAGTTCGCCCACCTGTTGATGCGTGAAATTATGAGAGTTCAAGTCTCGTATCAAACAGGCATGGACTTAGAGAATAAAAAAATGGATAACCCAGCAAGAGAATTGACTTGGGCAGTGATTGAACATTTCGGAGTTGAAGAATGAACAAGCGTAAAATCACCACCCGAGTTATCCTTGACGGTGTTGTGGATAATACCTTTACACAGATGCGACAGGTTTACGTTGACGATAAAGGTGAGTATGTAAATTGCGACCGCAATCGGTATCACATTACTAATGATAGTTTTGACATTGTTTATACTACTGGTCGAGCATTTACATTCGCAGAAGTGTTAAAGGATTTGGTATGAACGAACGAATTAAAGAACTGGCTGAACAAGTGGATAAAGAGTTCAATAGTCCTTATGACAGGCATAAAGCGATTGAAAGATTCGCCCAGTTGATTGTTCGGGAATGTGCCCTTACTGCTGGTTTGATGGAACGTGAAGGTCGCATGGGTATTGGAGCACAAATATTAGATAATTTCGGAGTTGAAGAATGAACGAACGAATTAAAGAACTTGCTGAACAGGCTACTACTTACATTGAGCCAACATCAAACAGTGGTGAAGGTTGGATCTTTGATAAAGAAAAGTTCGCCGAGTTGATTGTGAAAGAAACGATGCAAGTTGTTGCTAACCAATTGCCAAGCAATCAATATCTTGATGTGGCACATGCAGTAATAGAACATTACAAGGAACATTGATGTTACTTGAAATTCTAGGATTTGTTATTGGAGTGATTGGTTTGCTTTTGCTTTTCCGTTGGGTAGACCGGGTTAGAACCGATCCTTTAGATTACCCTCAAGATTATTATTAAGAAACATTTTGGAGTTGAAGAATGATTGAATTAGATGATGAAATTGCTGATGGTATCACTAAGGCTTCCTTGAAGTGGCACCGAGACAATACAAAAGATATGGTGGAAAAACATCAAAGAGGTGAGTATGTCCATCCTGATGATGTTGTTTATAATATTGAGTTGCTAAGAGCATTGAATGTGGTTCTAGCGTATTTTGGAGAAAAATGATGCGTAAAATGGCTACTCTACGGAAGATTGATGCATTGCTGCCTATTGAAGGAGCTGATGCTATTGAGGCTGCTGTTGTTGGTGGCTGGAAAGTTGTAGTTAAAAAAGGTGAGTTTACAGTCGGTGATTTGGCTGTGTACTGTGAAATCGATTCTTGGATTCCTACTGAATTGGCTCCATTCCTCTCTAAAGGTAAAGAACCGCGAGAGTATGAGGGTATTAAAGGCGAAAGGCTCAAAACGGTTAAACTCCGTGGTCAATTGTCACAAGGTCTATTGCTGAATCTTGATAATGTTTTACAGGATACTAATTCGTTCCAAGAAGGTGATGATGTTTCCGAAGTATTGAATATTGTGAAGTGGGACCGCCCTATGCCAGCACAATTAGCTGGCATGGCTAAAGGTAACTTTCCATCATTGATTCCTAAGACGGATCAGGAACGTGTTCAAAACTTGACTAAGGAAATTGAAGCGGCTAAATCATTGCGGTTCGAGGTGACTGAAAAGCTGGAAGGCTCTTCTATGACCGTATACATGATTGATGGCGAATTCGGTGTTTGCTCACGTAATATGGACTTGAAGCGGGATGAAAATAACTCATTCTGGAAAGTTGCTATTCGTGATAACATTGAATTGAAGATTCGTTCTATGGACATGGACAATGTTGCTATTCAAGGTGAATTGATTGGTCCTGGTATTCAAGGCAATATCTATAAACTAGACTCACTGGAATTCTATGTTTTTGATATGTACAGCATTAAAGCTGGTCAGTACATTTCTCCAAAGATGCGGGAATATTATGCGAATCAACTTAGGATGAAACATGTTCCAGTGTTGATGGTGAACGAAGACCTTGGTACTGGTTCTATTGATGAACTTCTACAGTGGGCGGAAGGTAAATCTAAGTTGAACCCTAAACAGGAACGTGAAGGTATCGTTTTTAAACAGGTTGATGGTGGAATGACTTTTAAAGCTATTTCAAACAAGTACCTTCTTGGAGAAAAGTGATAATACTTGACCGGAGAGTGTGAATACTTTTTACTGACTTGACAACTGGCGTGGTTGTGTTAAACTGTACCTATGTTGAAAGTTATTGAGTTTGTTGGTGTTTTTTGTGGTATTCTTGGGTCATTCTTGGTGGCTCGGGGAGTACTTTCCATTGGTTTCTGTCTTTTCTTGGTCTCTTCTGTAGCATTATGTTACTCAGCTATTAAGCAAAAGAATTGGAATTTAACATTGTTGCAAAGTGCATTCTTATTTTCGAATGTACTTGGTGTTTCTAATTATGTTTTTGGAATTTAATCATGTTTAAAATTGAAACTCTGAAGGTAAAAGGTAGTGTTGCGGATTTTCTTACTGAAATTCAAAATATTATGGGTATGAAATATCTTGGTTCTGGTATTAATGGTCGTGCATTTGCAGTTGATAATACAGAAATTATCAAAGTTTTTTATAAAGATGATGCATATCGATATTTCATTAAGAAATTATCAAAATTAAAACAAGAAAATAGTTTTGCACCACGTATCAACTATGTCTTGAAATTAAAAGGTAATTTTGAAACCTGCTACATGGTTTCTATGGAACGTTTATTAGGTGTTAATGAATTGAAGAAACCAGAACGTGAGAAATTTTATGAATTTCAGCGTTTTATTGAGAGATATATTAGTGATGATTTGCCTTTTCCTAAAAAAATTATTGATCCAATCTTTCCAAAAGAATTGATTGATATTCTTGAGATTATCGAGACTGGTACAAAAAAACTTCGTTTTGCTTGTGATTTACATGCAGGTAATGTAATGGTCCGTGCAAATGGTGATTATGTTATTACCGATCCTATGGTTGGTGATTACGATTGATGTTGTATTTGTGCAACAATGCAAAAAAGTTGTTGACATGTTGGCTGGAACGTGTATAATAGATTATGTTGAGTTGAAAAGGAATTGATATGACTGTTTATTGCCTCTGGTCTTCTGGTTACAGCGTTTCCGCTTCTTTAGCGGTTTCTATTGTGAAGGAATCTGATAAAGCTATTCAGTTCCAGGTTCTGGACAATGAAAAATGTCTCTTCTGGTTGCCTAAAAAAGCGGTGAAGTTTGATACGAAAACTGAAGGTGTCATAAATCTGGCTTCTTGGTTTGCAAAAGATTCGTTTTTAGCTTCTATGTTCAATCGGTACGGCAATCACTACAAAAGGTAATATGATTCGCAAAAAAAACATTCATAGAGGTCCATTGATTATTGATTTGACTGGACCTGAAGGTAATGCATATTGTCTTATGGGTTATGCAACAAAATTTTCTAGGCAACTAGGGCTTGATTCTGAGTCTATCATTGATGAAATGAAGTCTGGCGACTATGAAAACTTAATTAAGGTTTTTGATAGTTATTTTGGTAATTATGTTATTTTGGAGAAGTGAAAATGGGTACTCGTTCTTTGACTTTTGTGTATGATGATTTGTCTCCTGTTATGTGTATGTACCGTCAATTTGATGGTTATCCTTCAGGTCATGGTCGTGAGCTTGCTACATTCTTGACTGGTTTTGATGCTATCGTAAATGGTATTCCTGTTGGTGATAAACGTAAAATCGCCAATGGTATGGGTTGCCTTGCTGCTCAATTGGTTGGTAATTTTAAAGTTGGAGTTGGTGGTTTTTATTTGTATCCTACCGATACCACTGATGTTGGTGAGGAATATGTGTATCACTTGTACTCCGATAAAATTGTCGTGAAAGATGGTGATGGTGCAAAACTGTTCACTGGTACTTGGTCCGAGTTTTCTAAATACTGCCAAGAATAATATATGTGGCTAAAACTTAAAATTTTATGTTGGAAAATGTCAATACAATCCGTTCTCATAGAGTGGATTGTGCTTGTGGCATTAGGAATATTGTTGCTAACTGCAATTGCAATTTGATTGGAAAAACTAAATGGCATATATTGACGTTGATTTATCTGAATTCAGTGATGAAGAATTGATGGAAGAATTAGAAGACCGGGGTTTATATGAATCTAAAGGCATAAACGTGTCAGAATTGGTTGATAAAATTTATCAACTACGTAGATTAGGAAAAAACTTCGATAAAGAATTGGACCTATTGCTTTATGATATGACGGGTCACACTCTATAAGGATTAAAAATGTTTAAGCCGAGGAATTTCATAGCAAAAGATTTACGCACACCAAAATATCGAATGCGGGTAATTCCTTTGGCAAAAATGTATGACAGAAAAAAAGAAGTTGCTAAATTCATTCGAGAATTAAAAGATGGAAACTAAAATGCAAGATTATGATGGCATGATGTTTCTGCCTATGGATACTGATAATGAAGATGAGGATGCGCTTGAGTTTAAGTTCATTACATTCAATGAAGATTTTGGTAAAAAGATAGAGGGTAATACTCTTGGTGAAAAATATCACGTGGCATTTTTTAAATGTGATGATGAAGGTGAATATACCTTCGATGAAACGTTTGAGGCTATCTTTATGGATCCTGTAGAGTATGCTAAAACATTTGTTGGTATGAATCTAGCCGGCACATTTATCAAAAAACGCGAAAAAACAACGGAATGGTTTAAAAATTACTTGCAAGGTATCTTAGATACGTGTAAAATACAGAATGTTTAATGAAAGGATTATTATGAATGTTTTTTCTGATGGTGTGAATGATGTTGCTGGTCGTGAATGGTTAATTGGTGCATTGACAAAAGGCACTTTGACTGTCAAGTTTGTAAAATTGGATGGTACAGTTCGGAGTATGACTTGTACTTTGGATCCTGCTTTACTTCCGAAATCTGTGAACACAGAAAAACCTAAAGTTGAACGAAAGAAATCACCAGATGTTCTTGCTGTGTATGATACGATTGAACAGGGTTGGCGATCATTTCGTTGGGATTCGGTTGAGTCTGTAATTTTTGATTCTAATAATTAAATTTTAAAAGGTAAAAAATGAAATATATTGTGGAAACTTTGAGTTTGTTTAAGCTGTATCATGTAGTAGAAGCCGAAAATGAGGCTGATGCTATGTTGATTGCAGAAAATGCTGATGATAATTATCAAGACTGGCTTGGTATTACTAAATGTGACATTGAAGAATGTACGGATATTAGACTTGAGAAATTAAAAGGTAAAGAATATTTTTTTGACGGTGTTTCCTTTATCAATGATGAAGGTTTTATTGCATATAAACATGCTGACGGAAATACTCGTACCATCGATAGTGTTAAAGTAAAGTAAAAAATATTTTCAAAAAGTCTATTGCCAAAAGAAAAAAAGCATATATACTAGTACTATGATGAATAAACATTCCTTTAAACAACCAACGCGAATTAATTCGTGGTTAGCCAACTATTGCCTTGAGGATTCAAGAGTAATTGGTGAAAGTGGAAAAGGGGTTAGTGAAGGTCGAGACAACTAAAAGAAGTCTAAACTAATTTGCAAACCCCTAGAATCCAAAGTTCTAGGGGTTTTTTCTTATGTGTTGTTTTTTTACAGCATATTAGAAAAAAGAGTTGACAGTTGCATCGCCATCTGTTACAATGAGGTAGTTCTTTAAAAATTTGTAGAGTAATATTTACCCGGTTAGCCAAGCGGAAAGGCAATGGACTTTGACTCCATGATGCGTAGGTTCGATCCCTCCACCGGGTGCCATATTAAAATTCATTTAATGAGTGAGTTTCAGTATGTCTGGAAAGTAATGCAGGTGGGTTGGTCCGCCGACCAGCCTTGAAAACTGGGTTCTCAGAAATGGGATGGGGTTCGACTCCTCTGCTTTCCGCCAATTTTTAAGGAGTGAATTATATGTTGTGTGTAAATTTTGAATCCCTATTAGGGAAAGTTTTAAAAGAAGTTGATGTTGATAATGATAACATCAAATTTGTTACTGTTGATGGTGAAGTGTACAACATGTACCATGACCAAGATTGTTGCGAGTCTGTTTCAGTTGAGTCCGTTGTTGGTGATGTTCAAGACCTGATCGGTGTTCCATTGCTTGTTGCTGAAGAGTCATCGAGCAATGAAAATCCAGAAGGTGCTGAAGTGCCAAATTACCAAGATTCGTTCACATGGACATTCTACAAGCTAGCCACTATCAAAGGTTATGTTGACATTCGTTGGTATGGTGAGTCTAATGGCTACTATTCCGAAAGCGTTTCATTGCATAAAGTGGTAAAAGGAGTTTGATATGCCATCAGTATTTCTCGTAAGTGACACACACTTTGGTCATGCCGGTGTATGTCGTTTCACAGATTCTAAAACAAATGAAAAGATTAGACCATGGACGGATCCAAATGAAATGGATGAAGAAATGGTCAAACGTTGGAATGAAACCGTTGGTCCAAAAGATAAAGTGTATCATCTGGGTGACGTTGTTATTAACCGTAAATCACTTAGCATTATGCATAGGCTGAATGGTGACAAAGTTCTCATCCGAGGTAACCATGATATTTTTCGTGATGATGAATATCGAGTACACTTTCGGGAACTCCGTGCATATCACGTAATGAACGGAATGATTCTTTCTCATATTCCACTTCACCCTGAAAGTCTTGGTCGATTTGGAGTTAACATTCATGGACACCTTCATACAGGACGTGTTATGAAGGATGAAAAGATTGATACAAGGTACCATTGTGTATGTGTAGAACAAACTGATTTTACTCCTATTCTTTTTGAAAATGTTATCAAACGAATCAAAGAAGAAGGTGGTGAAGTAGGATTTAGGAACGGTAACGGTCCTACAATGTAATTTGGAGAGTGGGCAGGACGGTAATGCAGTAGATTGCTAATCTATAGACTATAGTAATATGGTCACAGGGTTCGACTCCCTGACTCTCCACCAAAAAATGTAGGTGTGACCCGAAAGGCTAGGGAACAGATTGCAAATCTGTTTTATGCAGGTTCGATTCCTGTCACCTACTCCAGTTGTTAAAAAACAACAACATGCAAATAGATGTTGACAAAACCTCTGGTTGTGTTATACTCTATTCATGAGTTGAGAAATCAACATGTTCTTTAAAAATTTGTAGAGTTTAATTTACTCCGTTCGTCTATCGGTTAGGACACCGGGTTTTCAACCCGATAAGACCAGTTCGATTCTGGTACGGAGTACCATATTAAAACATATTACAGGTTGGGCAGTATTCGCGGTGCTGCTATTTGGGTATTATGAACTAGATAATTACTAGCATCGATACTAAGATACGTAGTATGTTTTAATATGGTAGAAATGCCTTGGTAGCTTAATGGTAAAGCAGGCGACTCATAATCGCTTGAGTGGGAGTTCAATTCTCTCTCAAGGCACCAAGATTCGGGGGTATAACTTAACGGCTAAAGTATCTGGCTTTTAACCAGGTAATCCGAGTTCGATTCTCGGTACCCCTACCAAAACAATTTTAGGAGATGATGCTCTAATGGTAGGGCAGCGGACTGTAACTCCGTGGCTTCGGCAAGTAGGTTCGATTCCTACCATCTCCACCAAGCCGAACAGTGTAGCAATACACTCAATGTTTGTTAGTTTTAATGGGTACGTATAGAAACTATCACAAATTTAGGTGCGTTCATATAATGGTCATTATCTCGGATTGTCTATCCGAAGACGGGGGTTCGATTCCCCCACGCATCGCCAATTTTGTGGCAAGGAAAGTAAAAGGAGAATGGGCAACGAAAAGGATTTGAAGCCTTTAGTGGATACCTCACCTGCCATAAATTTTTATTATTCCCCAATAGCTCAGTTGGTAGAGCGTTCCGCTGTTAACGGAAATGTCGGTGGGTCGGAGCCATCTTGGGGAGCCAAATTTTGTAAGTGTCAGCAAGTGAAGTCACGCTATTCAGTATTCTTCAAAGGTACTGTATAGTAGAAGGTTTTGGGTTCAACTCCCACCCGCGGGGAACTGCGGAGGTCTGTAAAGGAGACAAACTGGATGAATCCCAAGTGACGTACCGAGTCCCGGCCGGCTTAATTACACGGGTGAATGGTTGCTATAACGATGGGGCAACAACTTACAAATTCAACATTGCCCCGGTGACGGAATGGTATACGTGTTGGTCTTAGAAACCAAATTTTAGGAGTTCGAGTCTCCTCTGGGGCACCAAATATCGCCGTGACTGGTGGCGTACAATGAGATAAGTAATCAGTTAACCAAATTTGGGCTGTTAGTGATAATGGTAGCACAGTGGCTTTGCAAGCCTCGGGCAGGAGTTCGATTCTCCTACGGTCCACCAAATTTAGCTCTTAAAGCATTGCTGGCGATGCACGGGTCTTGTAAGCCTGAGAATACAGTTCGATTCTGTATGAGAGCACCAAGTTTTTCTCCGATTAGTGAAATGGCATCACCCGTGGTTTGGGACCATGAAGCGCAAGTTCGATTCTTGCATCGGAGACCAGTTTTTATTGCGGGTATTCAGGGTATCGGTAAGTCTCATAAGCTCTACCTAGTGGGTTCGAATCCCACACCCGCTACCAGTTTTGGTGATATAGTTCAATGGTAGAACACCACCTTCATACGGTGACTGTTGGGAGTTCAAGTCTCTCTATCACCACCAAATATGCGTCCTTAGTTCAACTGGATAGAGCACCGGGCTACGAACCCGTGAGGTTGGGAGTTCGAATCTCTCAGGACGCACCAAGACCCGTCAGAGTAACGTCTGGCTACTGTGACACGCAGGAAGTGAAGTGAGTTCGTTACTCAAGTGTGGTACTACTCTTACCGAAGTAGCGTTGGCAATACGAGAATTCTTTTTGGTTGGGAAGCGGGTGGAAGGTGTGTGTTACAAGGCGTTGAACCGAACGGGGAGCCGAAGTAACAACGGTGCGAGCTGACACACTAAATTACCGCCGCAGAAAGAAAGCATTATACCCTAATAGCTCAGCGGTAGCAGCACCGTCTTGATAAGGCGTAGGTCGGTGGTTCGAATCCACCTTAGGGTACCAGATTGCACAGTAGTTCTCAAGACTGATGTTATTATAAATATCCATAAAGGAGATTGTATGAAGACAATTACATCAGGAAAAAACTACCAAGGATTATTAAAGTTTAATAAGAGTAGAAAATTTCCAACAGAAGATATTCTTGTTGAAAACTCAAGTTATGCTAGACATAACTTAAAAAGAAGAATATTGGAAGAAAAATTAATTCAATATAAATGTGCATGTTGTAATCTTGATAATGAATGGAATGATAAGCCAATTGTTTTACAATTGGATCATATTAACGGTGTAAACAATGACCATAGATTGGAAAATTTAAGGTTTCTTTGTCCAAATTGCCATTCACAACAAGACACATATGCAGCTAAAAATAGGTTTAATCCGAAAAGAAAACCTAAAAAATATGTATAAAATCTCCGTAGTGTAATGGCAGCATAAGGATCTCCAAAATCTTTGGTGGGAGTTCGAATCTCTCCGGGGATGCCAAGTTTTTAAAGGTTATCAATATGAAAAAATTCGATATAAACGAAGTCAAAGAATTCCTTGCAAAACAAGGACCAAACACCAAAGTATATCTTGGTGCTGACTCTGAAAGAATCAGAGTGAATGAAGTTTGGTATGCTGACTACGCTTTAGCTGTTGTAGTTCATATTGATGGATGTCATGGCTGTAAGATTTTTGGTTTTGTTGACCGTGAATTAGATTACGACCATAAGAAAAGTAAACCTGCTATGCGTCTAATGACAGAAGTGTATAAGGTTTCGGAATTGTTTCAATCATTACAAGATGTGTTGGAAGATTATCATGTTGAAGTCCATTTGGATTTAAATAAATCAGATGAGTTCGGTAGTTCTTGTGTTGTTCAGCAAGCGATTGGTTATATCAAAGGTACATGTAACATGACACCAATGGTTAAACCTGATGCGCCTGCGGCTTCATTCTGTGCAGATCGTTTAAAACGGATTTTAGCAGAACAAGAATTAGCGACTACATAATATTATGCGGGATTAGTTTAGTGGTAAAACGTCATCCTTCCAAGTTGAAGTTGCGAGTTCGATTCTCGCATCCCGCTCCATATACAAACACATTTTGATGCCTATAAGATTGTAGATTTGATCGCCTACGATACGGTGCGTGATGAGTGTGTTTCTATATGCGGGTATGATGTAAAGGTAGCCTGTGACCTTGCCAAGGTTAGTGTGAGAGTTCGATTCTCTCTACCCGCTCCAATCAATTAAAGGTGGTTCATTATGGTTATTGTTCCTGTTTTTGCAACAAATATTTTTATGACAGAGTTAAAACCTGAAGACTATGAATTGGTCCAGGAAGAATTGCAAAGAGTGTATGATGATAATACACAAAATAAATTATTTAATGATCCGTGGAATAACGGACGTATGAGATTAAGTCACAATGCATTTGAAGGTGATATTATAAAAAAATATGACCTCAAAAATTTCAAACGAGTTCTGACTGATGCTGTTGCTTTCTTAAATGAAGATGGTAAAGTTAGAGCGTTTAATGTTGTGAATTCTTGGATGACAAGCCTGAAAAAAGGCATGTATGCTCATAATCATCAACATATTGCCCCGTATGGTTCGCATATTTCTGGTGTCTATTACTTTAAAACGGCAGAAGACGATTCACCAATTGTTTTTGAGAATCCAAATTTGTCTAATGTTTGTTTTAGTCCAGCATTAGGTTCTGAAGAAACACTATCATGTAAACCTATTCAAGGACACTTGCTGATGTTCCCATCTTGGTTGAGACACTATATTGAAACTCAACTTGATGACCGAGAAAGAGTTAGTGTTTCTTTTACTTTAGGTCTAGAAAATCCATATCTCGATAAATGGTAATTATGGAGTTGTTAGTTTAGTGGTAAAACCGCGGGTTGTGATTCCGCTATCACGGGTTCGATTCCCGTACTTCTCCCCAAGCGCCTTGTTAACTCAGCGGTAGAGTGTCTCCCTTACAAGGAGAAGGTCGGCGGTTCGATCCCGTCACAAGGTACCAATTTGCTCCCATAGTACAGTGATAGTACACGCCCTTGGTACGGGTGAGACCTGAGTTTGATTCTCGGTGAGAGCACCAATTTAGCAACTTTAGCTGATGTGGTCATAGCGGTGGTCTGAAGAACCATTGAAGTAGGTTCGATTCCTACAGGTTGCACCAAAATTCTGCGGATATAGCGCAAAGGTAGAGGCAAGGGACTTAAAATCCCTCAAGTCTGGGTTCGAATCCCAGTATCCGCACCATATGCCCTTGTAGCCCAATTGGTAGAGGCAATGGATTCAAAATCCATTCAGTGTCGGTTCGAATCTGACCAAGGGTACCACACAATGTCTCTATAGTTCAACGGACAGAATAGGGACCTCCTAAGTCCCGGATACAGGTTCGATTCCTGTTGGAGACACCAAATGGTAAACATGTAAATAATATATTAACTCTACAAATTTTTTATCTGGCGTTCGTTCAATGGATAGGACAAGATTCTTCTAAAGTCTTTATAGAGGTTCGATTCCTCTACGCCGGACCACCAATATAATATTTTTTTAAAACGGCATCAACTAAACTATCGATACTGTTTACGATTTGCACGCCATTACATTCGACTTCTCTAATCGCTAATGGTATCTCTGTGCAACCTAATACAATAGATTTTGCACCACGCTCTATTAAACTTTGTATTACAATCATCAATATTGAATGTGCTTGATCTATATTTCCACCCTTGATTAAATCTATTGCATGTTGAACTAGTGTGTCCATTTCTACTATAGAAGGCACAATACAATCCCATCCAAATTTATTCAACATGTATTGATACAACCCGAATTCGATTGTGCTTTGGGTTCCTATAATTCCTATGGTTGTATTACTGATGCCTATGGAATTTAATGTATCTGCAACACTATCTACAATGTGTATAATGGGAACCTCTAATTTAATTAGTTCCTGATACCAAAAATGTGCGGTGTTACATGGTATGACTATTAAATCACAACCTGTAAATTTCAATGCTTGTACACCTTCTATCAAGTAGGGTAATGGCTCATCATTGCCTTTTCGCATACTTGTGCTACGGTCTGGAATTCTTGGTTCATTCCAAAGAACAAATGGAATATGATCTTGATCTTTATTAGCAGGAGTTTTTTTAATTAATCTAGTTATAAACTCTGCACTTGCTGCTGGACCCATTCCACCCAAAACTCCCAACTTTTTCATAACAGTACAACCAGTAAAATAATTATTATGATGACACAGAATATAACAGAAGGAAGTCTCATCATTTTTTAAATAATAAACTACTAGCAACATGCATCACAGCTTGCTCATTAGCAACCTCATCTGGGTCAGGTTTTGATTTCCATCCAACTGAAATTTGTCCAATAAATGTACCGGGTTCCGCAGGTACACTTATACGACACATATATTTTACGCCTCTTTCAACATAAACGAATCCCATAAAACTTTGAGGTGTTAGGTAATCTTGACATGGTACTTTTCCTGACATCATTGAAATCACATCATTATTATTGTCGTAATTTTTAGTCAGTAGACCAACATCTGTGCCATAGTAATCTTTTTCAATTCCACCGCTGCGAGTAGTAAAATAAACTAGCTTGCGCGTGTTTAATATTGTATTGACTTGAAATACTGCAATCAATTCCGCTTGGCTATATTTCAATATAAAATTTGAGGCTTTTTCATACTCTCCGTTCATATGCGGTAATGCTTTTTCGGCACGATAACTTGCCATAAATGCATCTTTTTCGGAATATAAAAACCAACCACCGAATCCAAATACACATAAAATTATAACCGCAAATAGGCGAAATGGACTCTCGCCTATCCAAGTCAATAAACTAAGAAGTATTTCCTTAGCTTTGTCCACCGATAGCTACCTCTTTATCACAGACAAATGCTGTTACTGCAATATTACCGTGTACATGACTTGCTGTGCGAATCATATCCATTAATGGATCAACTGCAATTAGCAAAACTAATACAGCTTCACTTGGTAGTTTTAACAAGTCACAAACAACTGCCACGGTTGCAACAGTAAGGATACCTGTTGTACCTGCACTTGCCAAACCAGCCAATATACTACCAAACAGTACTACTAACAATCCCACAGCACCTAATGGTGAATCATAAATGTTAGCAATAAACACTGTAGCAATCGCATAATAAACAATACTGCCAATTCTGTTGACTGTAAAACTCAGCGGAACAGTTAGTTCAACACCACCTTTGTCAAAATGCAATCTGTGTAATGCTTCCTGTGCGTATGGAATACAAGCTAATGAACTGCGTGAACTAATAGCAACAATCAATGTTTCTTTAGTTTCTTTAATAACAGTCATCAAACTCAACCCACTACGCATCCATATTACCACAGTACCTGCAATAACCACTAATACTCCACCAACAAACTGTTGAAATACAAAATCAAACATGGTCATAAAGATGCCCACCCCAACTTTGCCAACTTGACTGCTAATCATTGCTAACAATGCGAATGGTAAGAAGTAGTTTAGGAATTTAAAGATACTGATACTTGCCTGTTGAACACTCTTTAATACTTCAACCAACATACGTTGACCTTCTGTTTGTAAATGCCCTAATGCAACACCAAAAATTAAACAGAAGATAACAATCTTCAAACTCTCACCATTGTTTAGTGTGTTGAAAATGTTTTCTGGAATAAATTTCTCTGCCATCTTACCTGCACTGATTGGAGGTGATGTTGGCATTGGCTCATGTAACGTGATGTTTAAATCAGTTCCTGTGTCCTTGTTGTTCACTAGTACACCAAATTCTGTTTTCTTTTGCGGAGTCATTTCTGTGCCTGTAACCAACACAGTTCCTACACCAATGACCGCGGCTAAGAACATACTTCCTATAAATCCAATAATAATTTTACGTATCAGTGTTTCACTACCTTCTTTTTGTAATAGTCCTATAATACCAACTAGAATAGTTGCCAACAAGAATGGTAGCACAACTACTTTTAATAAACTGATGTAGATACTACCAATGCTGTCAAGGTTCATACTAAACTCAGGGGTATAAACTCCACCAAGAATACCCAGTACAATTGAACCAAGAATAGTCCACGGACTAGTTAAGAAGGTTTTCAAGTGGGAGATCATTTTTTATCCTTTTTCTCTGCTTTATATCTGTCCATCAACTTTTTAGTGTCAATGTTGTTATATTCATTTCTAATAACATAATTAACCATACTTAGCAATTGAATTGCTTTTGGATTAACTGCCACTGCAATATAGTCCACACTGTCAGAAATTGTAATTGTCTTGGTGCTGATTGCAGCATCTGGCTTTTCAAAACTAATTTTCTTAATTTCAAACTCGTCACGGTAAGCAGCAGCAATATCTCCACGTGTGACTCTATCAATGATTACATCCCACTTTTCTTCAGGAAGAAATGTTGCATTAGGAAAATTAATTCGTGCAAATGTATCATAGCTGGAGTTTTTGATGAAACTTATTTTTCCATTGAAATCACGAATCACTTGATATGTTTCTTTACCCTGACTGTTTTGACTGAGCCATAACCTGTTGATAATTAAACTCTGTCTTAGTTTGATATACGGCTCACTAAATCTAACAACTTGTAAACGCGGACCAGTTACGGATAATTTACTAACCGCAATGTCTGCTCTACCGTCTCTAACTTGTTCCACAACCTCAGCAAAACTTTCTGCATCTCGTCTAAACTGAACAGGAACTCCAAGTAATACACCAATTCGTTGTGCAATTTCAACGTCAAGACCATGAATGTTATCTCCTTCTCCTGAAAAGAAAGGAGGAACATCTTTTTTGGTCATTGCCACAATAAGAACATTGGCTTTCTTAATTGCAGCGATATCTGGTGGCAAAGGAATAGTTGATGTGGGTAATTGTGCATACGTAGCCGCAATAAACAACAAAGCCAACAAAGCAAATAATTTTTTCATTGAAAATTTCCATTAAACTTGATAAAATTGATAAAATTATCATATTTTTAGTATTTATATTCCAAATACTTGACCAAAAATGTTGAGAACTTTTTTCTTATATTGACATTCTTGCAAATTTCTGTATAATAGGTCTTGTTGATTGATTGAAAAGGATTTAAAATGGCTTATATGAACCAAGAACGCAAAGCTAAAATTAAAGCGATGCTGGACAAAAACCTCAAAGGCACCGGCGTTAAATTTTCGTTGCGTTGCACCTCTCTTTCTATTACTTGTACAATTAAATCAGCACCAATTGATTTGATTGCTAATAGTAATGAAACTTGCTCCAAAGATTTCTATCAAGTAGCCCGTGGGTTTAAACCAAATACGACTGCATATGAACAAGTAAATCAGTATCATTATAAAAATCATTTTTCTGGTGAAGCACTAGATATTATGAATCGAATCGTAAAATCAATGTATGCCGCTGATTATTATGATAATTCGGATGCAATGACTGATTATTTTGATACTGCATACTATGTAAATATTCAAATTGGTCAATGGGATAAACCTTTTATTGTAAAATGAAAAGATGCATAGTTATTGCCGATAACCAAATTGTCGGCATCTTTATCGTTTTTGCTTGTGCCGAAATTTATGCCAGAGGCTTAAAAAACACTTGCATTGAAATTGTAGATATGTTATAATGGACTTATGATGAAAAATATTGAAACACTCCAAGATTTGTATGAAGATTCGCCAGCCTCTCCCGAGTTGACCGATGGTGAATTGTTAGCTATGGCTAAATATTATGGGTATGAGGATGAACCAGAATGTGAGTTTGGATAATGCGCGGAATTTATATACTAATGACTAGTGACGGTTTTCGTGTTGCTGGTATGGACAACTATGAAGATTTGTATGACGGTTATGCATGTGATATGAAACGTTACATCAATACTGAGGTATTAACAAAAACTTTTAATGATTGTGTGCCTTTATTAGAACTTGATGCCCGTGAAGTAGCAAACAATATGGCAAAAGCCTACCGCGAATTACCTGATGGCATTCGCACCGTAGTAACCTACCGTAATTATTCTTTTGAGGATTTAAAAAATGGCTCGGCTTCCAAAAATTGAAGAACCAAAATTTGTTGGTGAAATGTCCAATATTAATTTTATGAATGCATTAAATTGGTATCATCAAAATTTTGAGAACAAAGATGCCCAAAATTTTATTTTAGAATATGCCAAGAAAAATAAAATTTCTGGTCGCATTAATACTTCCGGCAGTTATTTAACTCTCGGTTGGATTTGTCGTCTTTTGACTAATGGAAATAACATTGGTGAAAAAGGCAATTTATTTATTACTAACCAATTAAAACAAGTATTGGTGGCTGAAGTACAGGCACCAACTGTTGTTACTGAAACAGTACCGACAATTTCAATCCAAGAACGTTTGCGTGAAAAGATTGGTGAAATTGCCGGAGAGTTAGAAGGCGCCATAGATGAGTATATTGAAAGTGATTTTAAGATTGAAAAATCGCCAATGGCTTTGATGCAAGAAAAAGCCAAAGGTATGCACGCCGCCAAATTAATTGAAATTTTCAGAAAACGCCGTATAGAATTTGATGAAGTCCTGAATACGGATGACAAACAAATAAAAGAAGGCTATAGTAATTTCACAAGACCTCAATTAAAAAAATTGATTGCTTATTGTGATAGTATTATTCTAGATGCAATGAAAATTGCAGGCGAAGCAAAGATTAATCGTAAGCCACGTAAAGTTAAGAAAAAAACACCCGAACAATTGGTGTCTAAAATGCTTTACTTGGATAAATTTGATGAGTTGAAATTGCAGTCGATTCCAGCTAAACAAATAATTGGTGCTACGCAACTTTGGGTGTACAATACCAAATACAAAAAACTTGGTGTTTATATTGCTGAGGATGCCGGTGGATTTACCGTAAAAGGTTCATGTTTGCTTAATTACAGTGAATCAAAATCCGTACAAAAAGCAATACGTAAACCTGCGGAGATTTTACCTGAAGCCATGAAAGCTGGCAAGATTGTTCTCCGTAATTTACTTGGTAAACTTACCACCAAAGAATCTTTGTTGGGTGGTCGTATCAATCGAGATACAATCCTTCTCCGTGTGTTATAATTGCCTACATTTTATACCTACCTGTGTTATACTTAACTTATGATAATTTTTGATTTTAACCAGGTTGTAATTGCCAACCTCATGGAGCAAATTGGTTCCAGTAAAAATGCAGTTGAAGAATCATTGGTTCGCCATATGGTTCTCAATACAATTCGGGCTAATGTTCGTAAATTTCGAGAATATGGTGAGGTTATTATTGCATGTGATAGTAAAAATTACTGGCGCCGTGAAGTATTTCCTGCTTATAAAGGATCACGTAAGAAAAATCGTGATGCATCAGGACATAATTGGTCATCTATTTTCGATTGTATGTCCAAGATTCGTGAAGAGTTAAAAGTTAATTCACCATATAAAGTAATTGAAATTTATGGTGCCGAAGCTGATGACGTTATTGGTGTACTTACTCAAACATATTGTCAACGAGAGAAGATTATGATTCTTTCAAGTGATAAAGATTTTGTTCAGCTACAAACCAATTCAAATGTTTTTCAATATTCTCCAAGTATGAAAAAGAATATTGGGACAGATGATGCCAAAAAACAACTTCTTGAATTGATTATTCGTGGAGATAGTGGTGATGGTGTTCCTAATGTATTATCGCCAGATAATTGTTTGATAGAAGGCATTCGGCAAAAACCTATTACTGAGAAGGCTATGAATACTATTATGGAACAAGTCCATGGTGAAATGTCGGAAAGTCTCAAACGCAATTGGTCACGCAATAAACAGTTGATTGATCTTTCATGCATTCCAAAAAATCTTTCCAAAAGCATCATAGATACATACGTAGAGATGAAGCCAGCTAATCGCCAACAATTTATGAATTATATGATTATAAATAAGCTAACAAATTTATTGGCTGTTATTGATGAATTTTAAAATGGAAATATATGAATAATTTAATGTATCATGAGATTTTTGATCTGTTTGAGAGAACAGAAAAACGAGTCGATAAAATTGAGGTATTGCGTAAAAATGCAGACAATAATTTTATTCAATTTTTAATTATGGCATTCAATCCGAATGTGAAATTTGATGTTGAAATTCCTGAATATAAATCATCGGTTGATCCTGCAGGACTAAATATTTTATATTTACACAATGAGGTTACAAAAATGTATCGTTTCATTGTGAATCATCCACGCCGGGCAGTAGGATTAACCTCAGAAAAACAAAAGAGTCTTCTAATTTCTGTTTTAGAAGCACTTCATAAAGATGAGGCTAATTTAATGGTTCGTTGCATTCAAAAAGATTTAAAAATTCCTTTCCTCACAAAGAAACTTATTGGTGAGGCTTTTCCCGATATTGACTTGGGAGAAAAATAATGAGTGACGGTGGAAAAGGAAGTAAGCCAAGACCATACAGTGTAACACATGCAGAATATGAAAGCCGGTGGGATGCAATTTTTGGTCGTGATAAATTCTCCGAGATTACAGAAAAAGCCAACCGTGAACGTGCATTGGATAAGATGGTGCGTGTTAACCAAGAATTAGGATTATATGATGAAAGTAGCGATAGTAACACCGACAATCGGAACTAAACATCTTTCCAAATGCATAGAATCGGTAGACAAACAAAGCTACCAAAACTTAACGCATTATTTGTTTGTTGATGGAAGAGATTCATTCACCGCTGTTCTACAGCAGAGCGAAGGTTCAACTAAAACAAAAATAAATTTATTGGAAGAGAATATTGGTAAAGGTTGGTATGGACACCGTGTTTATGCTGCATGTTCTTTTCTGGTAAATGCTGATGCTATCATCTATTTGGATGAAGATAATTGGATTGATGAAAACCATGTGCAAGATATGGTTGAGGTTTTACATAGAGGTAATGATTGGGCTTACTCGCTAAGGAAAATTTATGATAAAAATGGCAAAATGTTATGTGAAGACAATTGCGAATCTCTGGGAAAATGGCCTGTATTCTTTGATGAAAAAGTCCATCATATTGATACCTCTTGTTTTGCCATTCGGCGTGATATTGCTGTTCGTATTGGCCATGCTTGGTATGGTAAATGGGGAGCTGACCGACAGTTTTATCAAGCACTATCCACCCATTTTCCCAATTACGACTGCACAAAATCACATAGTCTATGTTATCGTTTAGATGGTAATGATAATTCGGTAAAATTTGAATTTTTCGAATCTGGTAATGCTATACAAGCAACAAAATATTTCGGTAAATTTCCTTGGTCTAAAATAACAAATATCTAAATATGATTAAACATATACCGTATCGCACAGCAAAAATTCGTAGTAGAGAAGACCTTGTGACAGAAAAAGAAATGATTTTTAGTATACAAGACCGCATGGAAAATGTTTTCTTGGACAACCATATTCACTTTTTGTATGGTGATATTGTAGAAGAAAACGTTCAGAGAGCTATCGAATGGATCATTTATGAAAATTCCATGGAATGTAGTAAAGAAACTGTTCTCCAATTGCATGTAAATTCTATTGGCGGTGATCTTTATCAAGCACTCGGTTTAATTGATGTTATGAGACTAAGTAAAATTCCTATTCGTACCATAGGACTCGGTGCAGTTATGTCCGCAGGCTTTCTTATTTTTGCATCGGGCACTCCTGGACAAAGATATATTACTAAAAATTGTGGTATCATGTGTCACCAATATTCAGACACATATGAAGGTAAACACCACGATTTAAAATCTTTTACTAAAGAAGCTGAATTAACCAATAGGCGTATGCTTCAAATTCTTCAAGATGCCAGTGGCATGACAGCTAAAGCCGTCAAAACTAAATTATTATCACCCAGTGACGTTTGGTTAACTGCGGAAGAATTAGTAAGTTTAGGTGTTGCGGATCAAATTCTTTAACGGAGGTTTATTTAAAAACAGATATGATTGGTGCAATTAAAATTGAGCGAACCGCGAAAACGAAGTTTCGAAAAAATAATGATGGTAATCGTGAACAACAAAACAAACAAAAACATCACGACAGGTCCTTTTATAGATTAATGAAAGAGGAACAAGAATATGCAAATGATCCAAAAAATTCAAAAAGAGATACGAGAGATTGAAGAACGAATCTCCGGAGAAAAAGGCGACCTCGATCAGTTGAAACGTTTATTGGAACGTTTGAAAATGCAAGAATTTGAGGAAGACCTTAGAGAATCCGACAATAGGCAATTACTCAAAGGTTAGTTGTTTTTTAACAACAAAATGGTTGCACAATCCTTTCATTGTGTTATAATAGAATTATCAATTCAGGAGATTTTATGAATGACTGGGATAAAGACAATTTAAATTTCATTATGTCGACCGATAAAAATACTTATATGGAATGGGTATTATCGTTGGATGAAGATGGTTTAGATTATGCAATTAAATTGGTTCACACATATAGAGCCACATTAATTGAACAGGATTTGGATTGGATGGAAAATGATTTAGAAGATTTCTCCGAATCATATTTTATTTTGAGTAAGTTTACATTAAAAGGTTGATTATGGATTCGTTTGCTATGATGGTTGATTATCTTGAGAAAAGATATATGCGGGTGTTTGATAATATTAATTACAACGATGAACAAATTGAAAATTCATCATTAGCATTGGTTGAAAGTGTGTTATTGAATGGCTACACGATTAATGATTGTGCTCAATATAAACCAATGAATAAAATTGTAAGAGTTAATTAAATATGACAGAGTTTTATTTTTATCTCGATGCGTGGAATTATTGTCAAAAAAATAATATTCCATTAAATTTTATTAGTCGTAGAGACTGGAAAACTTGGCAAATAGAAATTATATGATGATATATTGTCGTGATAAGGGCAAACGTAAAAACCCTACACAAAAACAAAAATCGGAATATCAGGCTTGGTTAGATTCGGTTAATAATATGCCAAACATATCTGGTCGTAAATTCAATTCGGTTAAACCAAAATCTGTTGCTGTTATTCCAGCATTAACTACACCAGCTGGTCGTATAACTACAAAGTATTCAAGTTTCTCAACTCCTGGCGGTCTTTGCACCAAACCAGTTGAAACTAAAGTCTACACAGGAACTGCCATGAAAGGCATCGGCACGCTACACAAAAGCAATGCTGTTCCAATATTCTCAGATGAAGAGGCCAGGGACCAGGCGATGATGCGGAGATAACATGTTACTTACCCTATCAACAGATACAATTTTCGTCCTAGGCGCGTTCCTAGGCGCTTTGGTGGGCAGAACTTTTACATTCTTTTTAATGTCCATTTGGCTCATATGTTTTTTAATACTAAAGTACTAGTGTTGTATTTTTGCACCTCTTGAAAAAAGTGTTGACTTTATTGCCTATTCGTGTATAATAGGTATTGTTGAGTTAATAAAGAGGTATGAAAATGAAATTACTTTCCACTGGTAACCCCAAAATTCTTAAAGGTATTAGTCAAGGCTTTAATACTTACATCTTACATCTTGCGCCCGCAAATGTGTCTGGTTATGAAACATGTCCAAAACGTACCGCTGGTTGTACGGCGGCATGTTTGAATACAGCCGGTCGTGGTGGTATGTTTAAGCGTGGAGAATCTACTAACGTTATCCAAGAGGCACGTAAACGTAAAACCCGTATGTTTTTTCAAAATCGTACCGAGTTTATGGCTCTATTGGTCAAAGATATCGAATTGGGTATTAAACAATCGGCTCGATTGAATTTAGTTCCTGTGTTTCGTTTGAATGGCACTTCCGATTTGTCGTTTGAAAAATATGAAGTAATTCGTAATGGCGTTACTTATTTTAATATTTTTCAAGCATTTCCTGAAGTTCAATTTTATGATTACACCAAGGTTCTTGGTCGTAAAGTAAAAAATATTTCAAATTATCAATTAACATTCTCCGCGGCTGATGGTAATGATGCGGATGTTTTCCGTGCTATTTCTGAAGGTTTGAATGTTGCTACTGTGTTTGGTTTGAAAAAAACTGAACCAATGCCTACAAAATATCTGGGTCGCCCAGTGTTTAACGGCGATGAATCCGACTTGCGTTTTCTTGATCCAAAAGGCGTTATTGTTGGTCTCTATGCAAAAGGTAAAGCTAAAAAAGATACTAGCGGTTTTGTTAAGTATCCTACCTTGTTATTGCTAGCCGCATGATTGCCGCTAAATGGTTGCCAAAAACCATTATTCATGTTACAATTGTTTATGTTTAATTTGATAGGAATTTACTATGGCTAAAGTCATTTCACCAGCTAAAATTACAAAAATCAAACCCTTTGAAAAAGTTTTGAATGTTTTGTTAACTGGCAAACCCACATCCAGAGAAGAAATTGATGCCTTGGTAGGCAAAGAAATCTATATGTATAGAATTTCCAATTATATCTATTGTTGCAAAATATTTGCTGATGCTGTCATTCGTGTGAATAAATCTGGACGAAAAGTTTCAAGCTATCAGCTAATGAATGTTGATACTGCTAAAAAATATTTGATTATGATGAATGCTCTCTTAGAACAATCAGTTGTTGCTAAACTTACAGACTTGGGCGCCGAACCTGGGGTGGTCGAAAACTGCTATGCAGAATCGGAAACCGCTTAATTTTTAATTCCTTTAATCTAGCCTGATTCGTCAGGCTTTTTGTGCTATGAATATTTTTTATCTCGACCATGATGTGCAAAAATGTGCAGAAATGCACAACGATAAACATGTTGTTAAAATGATCCTTGAATATGCTCAATTACTTTCTACTGCTCATCGGTATCTTGATGGTACTGAATCTGTTGGCCTCTCTAAAACTGGTCGAAAACAAACTCGATATGTTCTTCCTGACGGCCGTGAATCTAATTTGTATTTTGCTACTCATATCAACCATCCTTCCTCTGTTTGGGTAAGACAATCGCAAGCTAATTATGTTTGGCTTTATGAATTGTTTGGATGGCTATGTAATGAATACGCCTATCGTTATGGTAAACACCATGCAACCATACGATTAGATTCAGAATTAATGATTCCTCCAAAAAATATTCCAATTGGAGAATTTACCGAACCTACTCCTGCAATGCCCAATGAAGTGAAAATTCCTGGTAATTCTATTGCATCATATCGGAATTACTACATAAACAACAAAGCACATCTTGCAAATTGGAAAAAACGTCCAATTCCAGAATGGTTTTCGACTAAATAAGAGTATACATGCCAACATATGATTTTCTCAATAGTGAGACTGGCGAAGTATTTGAAACGTTTATGAAAATTTCAGAACGTGAAGAATATCTGAAAACCAATTCTCACATTCAACCTGTTATGACTGCACCTGCTATTGTGTCTGGTGTATCCACTTCAACTCAAACCAAAGTACCCACCGGCTTCCAAGAGGTTCTCTCTAAGGTAGCAGAGGCACATCCAGCAAGCACCGTAGGCGATAGATACGGTAAAAAGTCCATTAAACAAGTCAGAACCGAACAGGTTGTTAAGAAGCATGTAGAAAGGGTTACTGGCGTAAAAACTTAATGGAAGTTCCTCATGGCAAGAAAAACTGCAAACACCAAAATTAGAATTGTTGATGAAACTGATATCCAAATTCGTCCTACAAACGGATTAAAAATTAGAATAGATGATCTAAAAACTTTTGATCCTTTGACACAAAATCAAAAAATATTTTTTGATGCGTATAAGAGGGGAGATTATTTTGTAGCATTACATGGTGTTGCTGGCACAGGTAAAACCTTTTGTGCAGTATACAAAGCATTAGAAGAAGTTTTGGATAAAAATAATCCGTTCAAAAAAATTATCATTGTTCGTTCCGCTGTTCAATCCCGTGAAATTGGACATTTGCCTGGTGACGTAACAGAAAAAATGGAGATTTATCAACAACCTTATATTCAAATTTGCGATACACTTTTCGGAAGAAAAGATGCATATCAAAGACTTGAAGAGCAAGGTTACATAGAATTTATTTCCACGTCCTTCATTCGCGGTATGAGTTTTGATGATGCTATCATTATTGTTGATGAAATGCAAAATTTGACATTTGAAGAAATTGATACAGTTATGACTCGTGTAGGTTATCGTTCTAAAATTCTATGGTGTGGTGATTATCGCCAGACTGACCTGAATAAGAAACGTAATGACATGAGTGGTATCTTGAAATTCTTTGATATTGCCGAAAGAATGGGAGCATTCACTAAAATTGAATTTACTCCTGATGACATTGTGAGAAGTTCTTTGGTGAGAGATTACATTCTTGCCAAACTTGAATATGAAGATGAGATTAATTGATGTTCGAATTCGTAAAACTACCCGAGTTAGATTTCGATATGAAAGCCGTGACTACATACTTGGGTAGAGTTTACGTCACACCTTCTGGATTTAAATATCCTTCTGTAACAACGGTGCTATCACCATACGGAAAGAAGGCTCTATTTGAATGGAGAGAACGTGTGGGTGCGGAAGAAGCTAATCGTGTGGCTGCCAAGGCATCACGCCGTGGAACTGCATTGCATAAAGTTTGTGAAAAATACTTATTGAATGAAATGTCTAGCACAAAACTTGCTAGTATGCTTCCAACAACAAAAGAGCTATTCTACAAAATAAAACCACATATTGATACCAGTATTGGTAAAATTTATTCTCTTGAACAAGCATTGTATTCTGATGGTCTACGTATTGCTGGTCGTGTGGATTGTATTGCTGAATGGAATGGAAAACTATCCATCATCGACTTTAAATCTTCTACCCGACAAAAAGAAAAAAATGGAATAGCCAACTATTTTATGCAGTGTACAGCATATGCAGTTATGTTTGAAGAGTTGACTGGTAAGCCTATTGAACAAATTGTGGTTTTAATTGGCACAGAAAACGGACCAGGTCAGGTGTTCATTGAGGAAAAGACTAAATATTATGAGGAACTGAAGAGATATATCTCAAACCATTACTCAAAGCTATGATAGAAAATAAAAAATATCGCTCTATCTTTATTTCTGATGTACACCTTGGAACTAAAGATAGTCAAGCAGAAAAGTTAAATAATTTTCTTAAACACAATTCTTGTGATACTTTGTATCTTATAGGTGACATTATTGATGCATGGCGCATACAGCAAAATAAATGGCGATGGAAACAAAGTCATACCAATGTTGTCCGTAGAGTATTAGGTCATGCTAAACGTGGGACAAAAGTTATATACATAGCAGGCAATCATGATGAGTTTTTGAGACCAATGATACCGTATGGTTTTAGTTTTGGTTTAGTAGAAATACACAATCAGATAGAACACATAGGTGCTGACGGTAAACACTATCTCGTTGTGCATGGTGACCTATTTGATGGAATTACAAGACTAGCGCCATGGTTAAGTTTTTTAGGAGACAAAGCATATGATTTCATTTTATCTCTTAATAGCAAATTCAATTGGGTACGCCATCGCATGGGTTTTGGGTACTTTAGTCTTAGCCAATATCTTAAAAGAAAAGTAAAAAAAGCAGTAGACTTCATTTTTCATTTTGAAAAAAATTTAGCGGCTTATTGTAAGAAGCGTGGATTTGATGGTGTCATTTGTGGTCATATTCATCATGCTGAAATTAAAGAAATTGATGGAGTTGTTTACATGAATGACGGCGATTGGGTAGAGTCCTGCACAGCATTAGTTGAACATCATGATGGTCGTTGGGAAATCATAACTTGGACTAAAGATAATGACAAAGACAATATTAATAATAACGGATAACTTACCGGATCAAATTAATGGTGTGGTCACAACATATCAAAATATTGAGGCTTGTGCGATTCTGGATGGTTATAAGTTTGTGGTGTTGCATCCCGGGAGGTTCAGCTACATTGATTGCCCTCGCTACAACGAAGTCAAGATTGCCTATCCCCGGAACTTGGGCAAGAAGATTAAGGAGATCAATCCGGATTATATCCATATCGCCACAGAAGGTCCTTTGGGTTTGTGGGCTAGAAAGTATTTGTCATTATATAATATTAGGCACAATACCGCTTATCATACTAAGTTTCCTGAAGGGTTAAAAAAGCTGTTTGGCATTCCAGAATTTATAACTTGGAAATTTGTTAAGTGGTTTCACAAACATAGTGGAAAAGTTTTAACCACAACTGATAGTATGGTTAAGGAATTACAAGCACACGGTTTTGAAGGTGAAGTTGTTCCTTGGACACGTGGTGTTGACCGTGAAATTTTTAAACCTGACCTTAGAGAAGACACAACTGCTAAGTATCTTTTATGTGTTTCCCGTGTCAGTAAAGAAAAAAATCTAGAAGCATTTTTTGAGTTAGACTATCCTGGTTATCAAAAAATTATGGTGGGCGATGGTCCTATGCTTGAAACTTATAAGAAGAAATATCCAGAAGTAACATTTACAGGATTTAAGACAGGTATAAATTTGGCACGATACTATGCAAATGCAGAAGTATTTGTTTTCCCTAGCCGTTGGGAAACATTTGGACTTGTTATGATAGAAGCAATGGCTTGTGGAACTCCTGTTGCGGCTTATCCTTGTCAAGGACCAGAAGATGTAATTGAACAAGGTGTAACAGGATTTATGCATACAGATTTAAAGATTGCAGTAACGAATGCGCTAAATATGGATCGACAAAAAGTTTTAGAAGGTAGCAAACGCTGGACTTGGGAAGCCGCATGGCAAATATTTAAAAATAATCTTGTCTCTGTCACATCACTGTCACACAATTTATCATAAATAAGTATGTGCCAATTGGCATATAACCCCCAAGGAGTGATTTATGAGATTAGAAGACCTAGCCGTAAGATTAGTAGCAGTTGAAGCTAAGTTAGCATCCATAACTGGTACTACAGTTGATACAAACAGTGCCACAAGCATTGAAGAAATGGATGCAAGATTGTCGGTTGTTGAGGTGCAAGTTGACCAATTGATTGCTGAGAAAACTGCCAACCATATTGATTCTATTATTATTGCCGCAGCAAATGATGCTCCAGTTGACGTTTCCGAAGTTGTTGCTTTGTCCGCAAGTGTTTACAATGAAGAAGCTGCCAGCATCGTTGCTGATGTTGTAATAGCACAAACTGAAGCAGAAGCAATTGTTAATCCAGAAGTTGCAGATATTGTATCTGCTGCGGTTATGGCAGTTGTTACAGCCGAGCCAGAAGTTGTTTTAGATGCAGTAGCAATTACTGCCGCTATTACAGACGCAGTTGCTGAAATGCCAGTGCCATCACCAGAAGTTGCTGAACAAGTAGCTACCGCCATTGCGGAAGTAATTGCTACAGCTACAGGTGTTGATACAGTTTCTCCAGAAGTTCAACAACAAGTAGTTGATGCTGTCGCCGCGCCTTCTGATACTGCATTAGATAGTATTGAGAGTCGCCTAGATGTTGCTGAGGCGAAGGTTGATTTTTTGTTGGGAAAGTAATATCTGGCGTTAAACGCTGGTTCTCAAAACTTTTTTGAATAAAAGAAGGCAATAAAGAGGTCGCAAGACCTCTTTTTCATTGACAAATTGGTCAAATAAATATATAATGTAAGTTATTGCTGTATGAAGCGATGTAAAATAAGTTCAAGACGCGGGGGCAGTGCCCGCCAGGTCCACCATAAAATACATTGGAGAACATAGGCAGACCTATGGGGTCCTGAGCAAAAACTCAGGAGCGTGGTTTATCGTAAAACGCTAGTGTATTTTATAATGGGCCTGACACAGGATCGATTGGGCAAAGAGTAACAAAGTGGACAGCACGGGAAAGCAGAACCTGTAGGATTGGGGTAACTCGATCATAGAAGCAAAAAAAGTAAATGCAAACGACTCACGTTTCTTGATGGTAGCGTAAGCACCATCGGAGTTTTGCAAGTTGAACTTAGCAACAGAATCAACTTGCTTTTTTAACCTAGGAGAAAATATGAAAAAATTAATTATCGCTATTGCAGCATTTACAATTGCATCTTTTGCATCTGCTATTGAAATTGATGTGTCCAAAGCTCACGATTTTAAAGCAAAGGCCGATGGTGTACGAGTTGAAGCACAAGTTGATGTATTCAAAGTACCGGTAACGGCATCTTATACTACGATTGATAAGAAATATAATCGTTATGCAGTTGGCGCAGAATATGGTGTTGCTAAAATTGGACCTGTTGCTCTTGCAGTAACCGGTAGTGTTGTTTATCAAGATACATATCTTTCAACTAGTAAAGATGGATATGGTTTAACCGCTGGCGCAATTGCAACACTTCCGCTTGTAAAAAATATTAGTTTATTCGCAAGCACTGAAGTATTCGCTGGCCAGAAACGTATTAATGCATTTAATGGTAACACCGGAACTATTGGTCTAACGGCCAAGTTCTAATCTTTTGAAGGAACAGTAATGAATCGCTTATTAGCTTCACTATTTTTATTGAACGTATTGGTAGGTTGCGGCGGAGGTACTTCAACAGACGTATCAACACCACAAGTAGTAAAATTATCAACACAGTCACTTGCCGACATGCCTGCACCGTTTGTGGTTGGCCCACAACCACAAACACCCACTACGCCTCAGTTTGTTGTTGGACCTAGCGGAACTGTTCCCAGCCAGGTAGTTGTTGGACCTACACCACCTACTGTGACATTTGTAACAGGACCAGTAGTAGGACCAACGGTTACTATATCTCCGCCTGTAGTAATTGGACCCAGTGTTGTTCCACAACCTGTGATCAATTACTGCAGGGACGGTTTTATTGTTGGACCATGCACACCTTTGCCTACAACTTGTAGACCGGATGCCGGTGGGTTTGTAACGGGTCCATGCACACCGTAATAAATTTGACCACAAAGTTCTAATCACATGAGTTTGGTGGTTCTCACAAAACCATCACAGATAAAAAGGAGAAAAATGCGAAGTAAACTTATACTTCTCAGTTTAGTACTCTCTTCCCTCATAGTAGGTCTTGGTATGGTAAATATTAGTCCACCTAAATTACCGTACAAAATTTCTTATGCCGACCTCAATAAAGATAAACAGAAGCAAATTACTTGTTTAGCTGAAAATATTTATTTTGAAGCGGCACATGAGCCATTAGAGGGAAAGAAAGCGGTAGCATTTGTTACCATTAACCGAGTACAAACAGGCAACTATGCAAATACTATTTGTGAAGTTGTACAACAGAAAACGGGTACAGTATGTCAATTTTCTTGGTACTGTGTGAAAACAATTGCCGATAAACGCTTGACAATTAGAGACACTTCATTGTATAATAGCATCAGGCAGTTAGCAACAGACATAGTTGTTAATTATGAGTTCATGGTAGATGTGACAAACGGTTCAACATATTACCATGCAGATTATGTAAATCCTCATTGGAACTTAAAGAAGATTCACCAGATTGGTCAACATATCTTCTACAAGAACCACAAGGATAAAATTGATAAAACTAAGGAATTTATATGACTAAGAACTATGAAATCGTAACATTGATTATATGTTTATCAGTGATTATTGCGGGTTTAATTGCCGGCACTTTCATCTACAATATCAATGATAGAAACAACATGGCACAAAATATGGAATCGGCAATCGCAAAAGGTATTGATCCACTTTCAATCAAGTGTGCATATGAGACCAATGCCAATCCAGTTTGTATCACCATGGCAGCTTCACGCAAATGAGCAAAAATATAGATAGTCTTTTAGCCAGTCTAGGGGTATCTAGGCCAATTAGAACAATTAGAACGGTTGCTCGCGCAAGCCGTAGATCGAAAAAACAGTTTAAATCTTGGACATACGATTCGAGTGAAATTAATAATAAACTTATGAATAACGAAAAAATCTTTATTGGCGCATCCGATTATGGAGATTACATCTTTTCACAATTGATGGACCTCCGTACAACAAATGAAAAATCTACATTCAACCGTGAGGTAAAAATGTTGGGAAACAGAAATGTTTGGCAAACATTTATTGAATCTGATTTTCAAGATGAACATCTTATTGAATTTAATGAATCGACTGGCATCATCATTACAAATGAAGAAAACTTCATTCGGTATGATGTAAATTCAAATTCTATTACAGCAAGACTTTATGGTGATAAAGAATTTGTAGAGAAATTTTCCGAATACTTGTTGAATAAATTTGAAGAAGTTAAATCTTATATTGAATGGGTTTATTCAAGTGATGGTAATTCTGTAAATGTTCCTTTGAACACCGAAAGACTTCCTCTGGATGAAATGTATCCATTTTTAGGTACAGAGAAGTTGACCGAATACTATGACCGCTACCTTGCATCAAATGCAAATATTTTACTATTGATTGGACCACCAGGAACAGGAAAAACTACTTTTATTCGTGGTTTACTTGCACATAGTAATTCCTCTGCAATGGTTACATATGATGCAGCCATTCTAGAAAAAGACTACTTATTTGCTCGTTTTATTGAAGATGAAACTGGTGTAATGGTGCTGGAAGACTCTGATAACTTTCTAAAGGCTCGGAGTGATGGTAATACTATGATGCATCGTTTCCTGAACGTTGGAGACGGTTTGGTGACTACTAAAGGAAAAAAACTAATCTTCTCTACAAATCTTCCATCTATTCGTGATGTTGATCCTGCATTAATTCGACCTGGTCGTTGTTTTGATGTATTATCGTTTGACCAATTGAATGGTGAACAGGCAACTAAACTAGCCGAAAAACTTGGTGTTTCATATGAAACAAAAAATTCAGGCAAGTATAGCATTGCTGAAATTTTCAACAAAAAACTTGATGCCGATAATCCAAGAAAATTCGGTAGCAAAATGGGATTTATTTAAGGAGTATATTATGGCTGTGCAACAATTTTCAATCAATCAAATTTCAAATGAAGCTGACCGCAAGAAATTGCTAGATGCTATCAAAGAATGTTCCAATTCCATGGTCCGCATGGAAGGAGAAAAAGACTTTATTAAAGAAGCTATTAAGGCTGTATGTGAAGACTTGAAATTGCCTAAACGGATTGTGAATCGTTTAGTGAAAGTTTATCACAAACAAAATTATGATGAAGAAGTGGCAACACATGAACAGTTTGAACAACTGTATGAAACGATTGTTAAGTGATGCCAACCAAAGATGAAATGTATAAGTTTCAGATAGCAATTGAAGACCTTGTTATAGAAACATCTTTCAACTACATGGAAGCTATTTTGGAATATTGTGATAGAACTGGTATGGAAATTGAATTAGCTTCTTCTTTGGTAAATAAAGATTTGAAGGCAAAAATTCAAATCAACGCTCAGGAATTGAACATGTTACCAAAAACTACTCGACTTCCTATTTGATTTGTAATACAATTATATAATGACAGGATACGAAGCATTTTCAAATTATCATGTGCTTAAATTGCACTTTACAACCAGCTATGATTATTTCAAATATGGTGGTAAGTGCAATATCAACATTGAGTCTTTTGAAAAACGTAGAGACAAATACCACTTCTATAAATTATCACGTAAATATGAACTTGATGAATACCGAGAATTTGTAATTTCAAGTTTACTTACCAATGATAATTGTTGGGCAGGTACTTTGTTAGAAGATGATTCTCAATTAGCTCACACTAAAAGAATGTCCATCTTACAATCTCTTGGGTATAATTTCAAAAATGACTGTGTAATAATTTCTGATGCTGGCAATTTAAATTCACTATTGAAAACTGAAGGCTCTTATCCAACACTTTTAACAATGACGTTGCAGAAAGTATTAAACATTGAAACATTGTGCATACTGAATGCATTAATGAATTTTTTACCGATGTGGGAAAGAAAAATAAATGATGATATTCGATGGCCAAACATACACCGAAAAATTGTGAAGTACAGTCCGTTCATACAATTTCCCAAAGATATATTCCGCAAACACGCAATTGAGATTTTAAAATGATTGAAAAACTATATTTGGATATGGATGGCGTTCTCTGTAATTTTGAGCGCCGATACTTTGAACTGTATGGTGAATTGCCCGGTTCAATGCGAGATAGGAAAGAATTCTCGTTACATTGGGAAGATTTCATTATGACCAAACAGTTTGAAACTCTCGATATGTGGCCTGGTGGTGAAACATTAATTCTGTATGCAGAATCACTTAGCATTCCTGTTGAGATTCTTACATCTTCTGGTGGAAACAAACACCATGACAAAGTAGCTGAACAAAAAATGGTTTGGCTAAAAACAAAAGGAATTGAATTTCCTTGCAATGTGGTATCTGGTCGTAAGAACAAAGCGAACTATGCTACATCTAAAACTATTCTGGTTGATGATACTGCTGATGTTATTCAGGCATTTAATGCCGCTGGCGGAATAGGTATTCTTCATAAAGAAGCCGGCAATACTTTGATGATGCTGGAAAAGCTCTTGACTTGAGCATATATACATGATATAATGCATATTGTGGATAAAAATATACAACGTAATACAACTTATACAAGGAAAAACTATGTCTTTCGCAAATCTAAAGCGTAACCGCGACAGCCTCGATAAACTAACGAAGGCTATTGAGAGCACCTCACAAAATGCTGAAGCTGGCTCTAAAGATGATACTAGATTCTGGCAAGCAACTGTAGACAAATCAGGTAACGGGATGGCTACTATTCGCTTTCTGCCCGCTCCAAGTATCGATGGTGAAGATGGTCTCCCATGGGTTCGAAAATTCGACCACGGTTTCCAGGGGCCCGGTGGTTGGTTCATTGACAACTGCTTAACAACTCTTGGTGAGAAGTGTCCAGTATGTGAGCACAACAGCACACTATGGAATTCAGGTGTTGAAGCTAATAAAGAAATCGTTCGTAAACAAAAGCGCCGTTTGAGTTATATCGCAAACATTTATGTCGTTTCAGATTCTGCAAATTCTGAAAATGAAGGTACGGTTCGTCTATTCAAATTCGGTAAGAAAATCTTTGATAAAATTATTGAAGCAATGAATCCAGAATTTGCTGATGAAACACCATTGAATCCATTTGACTTTTGGGAAGGCGCTAACTTCAAATTGAAGATTCGTAATGTTGAAGGTTATCGCAACTATGATAAATCTGAGTTTGCTGGTATTTCAGCCCTATTTGATGATGATGCAAAATTGGAGAAAATTTACTCCGAGGAACACTCACTGAAAGAATTCACTGATAAGAAGAATTTCAAGCCATACGAACAATTGAAGGCTCGCCTAGATAAAGTTCTTGGCTTTGAAGGTGATATTGTTCCTGCAACACGGGCTGAAGATGTTGAATTGCCAACACCTGTTGCGAGAAGCGTAAAACCAACCGCACCTGTTGCGGCTAGTACTGATGATGACTTGGATTATTTCAAGTCTCTAGCAGAAGAGTAAAATAAGAAACCCACCTTTCGGTGGGTTTTTGTTACATAATAAAAGTTCTACTCATTACCTTTATGAATTCAGAATCAGAAGTATCCGCAAGTGCTATAGGAACACCAGAATTTTGTTTATTAACACCTTGTTGCACTGGTGTTTGAACAACTACAGTTTCCGGTTTTTTAGCTAGTACAGAATCTCTCGTACTTCTAACATCATTTGATGCTGTAGTTAGCGTTTGGCCTTTATTACTTGGTGTATTAGCAAAGTCTGCAATTTTTTTATCTGTGGAATTTGCAGGAGTCCTCATACGTTCTTCCATTAGAGGTATAAAATCTTTAACTTTTGTTTTGAAAAGTTCTGGATTATCTTTTTCGCGTCCAACAGAAAGTCGAGCGGCTTTTACTGCATCAGCAACTATCATATCTGGCGTGTTCTTAGCTGCTCTAAGAACAGCCATTGCTCCACCCGCACCAAGATAATGTGCCATCTTTAAATTTCCCGGCGTCAATTCAAAACCAGCCTTGGTTAAAGATTTTTTATTATCACCAAGCAACATATCCTGAAGTCTCTCTTGTATTTTTGGATCAAATTTAGTAGTTTCAGGATTTAATGTTGTATCTTCTTTTAGTAATCGTGGTACTAGTCCTGGTTTATTTGGATATCCAAATAATGTTTCATTTGTAACTTGATATTTACCGACCGCGCTCGGGATACTGTTTTTTAATCTTCCTTCTTGATATTTCCGAACTTCTTCTAGTGTCATGTCGGTAAGAGATTTTCCTGTTGCAGTTGCTGCCTGATTTATGTACTTACCTTTATCTTTACCTTCTGTAATACGATAATCTCCATAAGATACATTATAATTACCCGCAGATTCTGTCATAGCGATTCTTTGATTTTCATCTGAAACTTTTGGTATAGCTATAGGAGCCGGTGCCGTTGGTTTTGAAACGGGTGCTGAAATTGGTGCTGGTGCAGGAACTGCCGTTGGTTTTGAAACGGGTGCTGGCGCATTGGATGGTGCTGGCGCATTGGATGGTGCTGGCGCAGAGGATCCATCGTCCCAATCACTGCCAGAGCCGGCGTCAAATCCGCCCAAGTCTGGGGCAGCTGGCGCATTGGATGGCGCTGGCGCATTGGATGGTGCTGGTGCAGGAACTGCCGGTGGTTTTGAAGCTGGCGGTGAGGCTGTGGCTTGCGATTCTCTATATGCAGCAAGTTCTTCTGCTGTTGCACCTCCCTGTCCACCTCTTCCACTTCCTTCACCTAGTACGGGTGGCGAAATTACCATCTCTTTAGTTGGTTCTTTTTCGCCAGCAGCAACTGCTTTTAATTGCTTTTCTGTATATCCTTCTTCTTCATAAACTGCTGGGCCCTTAACAAGAAGCTCTTCTGCATACTTTTTAGTCAGTTGCTTTTTTGATTCTTCTCTTTGTTCTTGGGCTATTTTTTCTGTTGATGGTTTATCGGTTCTTAATACATTTTTTATTGGATCATAACCCGTTTCATTTATAGTTGCAGAACGTATAGCCGGATTATTCAATTTTTTTAATCTTTCTTCTTCTTCTTTAGATAATGATCCTGTGGCTTTTTTCTTTTCGGCTAAGGCCTGATATTCTTTTTTATCTTCATCATAGCTGCCGCGCATGTAAGATAACATTGCAGCTGCCGTTCCTAGTGCGAGTAAGCCTAAGAATACAGGATTTGCAACAACTAGGGCAGCAACTCTAAAAATTCCAGATAAAGCATTTGAAGCAATACCCATAACTGACATAATATTTTTAATGCTAAAAATTTCGGTAATAGATTTAAGAGCGCCACTAAGAATAGAACCTAACATATCTGGAATTTTTGATATTATGCCTTTTAGACCAGCAAATAAGATAGTTCCATATTCTAACAATTTACCAATAAAACCTTTTTTATCTTTTTCATCATTTGGTTTTTCACCAATTTTTGTAGGCTTATTTTTCTCCATAGCACTCTCATATTGTGCTTCACGTTCTTTAGCTTTACTAAAAAACATATCGGCTTTAGTGGATGGAGTGCCACCTTGCAACTTTACCAATTTAACAATATTTTGGCGCATCACATTCATATCACGGCTCATCATAGGAATACCCATAGTATTCTTGGCGGTGATGGTTGCGTTTTGGTTAATGGATTCTAATATTGTATTGTCAACAGCAGGTGTGGGTGTTACGGAAGCAGTTTGATTTGAGCTTAAATTTTTTGAAGGAGTAGCGGAATATCCTTTACCGAACACTTTTTGTCCAATAATAGAGCCAAGACCAGAACCACCAAACAACGCATTACGTATGTCTAGTTTTTCCCGTACTTTCTTGCCAATAGCACTGGCTGCACCGGAAACAAGTCCTTTGGATTTATACTCGTTTTTTAAGATATCTGCTAATTTACTCATTTTGTCCTCTGCATTGCTTTTATACGTTCTCGTTCTTCTTCAAGATGCCTCAGTAACATATTTACATAAAGCTCTTTTTCCCACGGTATCATGGTTTCCAGTTCTGTCAGACTATACTTGTGGTGTTGCATTAATGCAAAGTTAGTCTGGTAATGATTTCCCAGATTATCGTGACAGAACATTACCCGAAAAAATTTTGAATTCCTTCTAACTCAATTTTATCTTCATGTTGGCATTTAAAACATTTGAAATCCAAGGTCTTTTTTAATTTTGGCATTGTGTCAAAGAATTGTTTTATTTTTTCAATGTCACTCATTTGTAACTGTTCAATAAAATCTTGCAATTCTTCATCGGAGAAATCTTTTGCATAGTAGACATTTTCAGCATCATAAACATAGTCAATACATTTAATCGTTATGTTCAATATTGCAGAAATATCATCTTTTGAATTGGCACTGTTCATTATAGTCAAGTCTGGATACTTCATAACAACACCAAATTTGTCAGTAATTTGAATTTTCTTATCGTGTTCTGATTCAAACTCTGGCTCAATCTCAGTCAACTTCAAATCAATTTCGACTACATTTCCACAAGTTTTGGTTTCTTGGTTTTCATCCATAACTTGATTATTGCATTTGTATTTTAGATTGACAACTTCTCCAACAGACACGGCTCTCAAATTTAAAAATAAATATTCAATATCAAACAGTGGTAATTTGTCAACGTCAAAACCTTCAGTCAAAACACAATTATTTAAAATCTGTTTAATGGTGTTGATAACCGCTTCAATGTCTTCACTTTCATTTGCCATTAGGAATAGTTTTTCCTCTTTGACAGTGAAAGGACGATATTTCAATTTTTGACCATTTGATTTTAAGGTAATCGTGTAGGTCGGCACATCAATTCTTGGTAATCCCATAATAACTCCAGTAAATTATAAAAGTATGTTTTTCAATGTCAAACTAGCAATCTGATTTTTCAATACACCTAAAGGTATTCCGTTGAGTAATGCTTCAGCAAGAACTGCATCAGCATTATAAACACCTTCATAAATTGTTCTATATTTTTTGTATGTAAATTGTACAGTTAATCTATGAAAATTGTCTTCACTCCAACTCAAAGGTTGTGGAGATATACTAATTGGATAAGCATCAATCAATTCAATTGCATAAATCTGTTTAATAAATTCATCGTATTGAATAATTTTAATATTGGTCAAATAACGAGTTGCATCATCATCGGGATAACGTAGGTTATTCGTATCGGTTGGCATAATTGATTCTAACCAACGATCAAACAATTTTCTCTCATAGAAATCATTTGTACAGAGAAATGTTAAATTGGTTCCTTCACCGTATTGTGTTTGATAAGGAACTTTATATATTGGTCCATAAACTTTAGCGTCATGTGTTATTAAAGATTTTCCTGGTAATTCGGCCGCTTCACACTGCAAAGATAGATATCTTGAAATCGAAGGATTACTGGTCTTTGATTGTTCATCAGTAACATCACGGTTAAAAACATCAGTAATATCTGAAATGAATGTATTTTTTATATTGACTAATTGTTCAAGAAAAGATTGTCCAATAAACTTATTGATATAAGTTGGAATAGGCAATATAACTTGGAAACGGTTAGGTTTAGCCAGACCATTTTTTGCATTGATATTGGAAATAAACGATTGAGGTAAAAATGGCATTAGAATTTCTTTCTGGAGTCTGCCCAGACTTTTCCTGTGCTTGCTTTTTGAAATTGTTCAACGGGTAACAAAGCAGCAATGTCCCATTCATCAGCAAAAATTTCAACAAATCTTGACTTTACATGAGAACCGAGATATCTTTTGATACATGGAGTTGCTTCAAATGCTTTTGAGAACGCAGCAAGCATCTGATAATTCAGTCTAAGTCTTGTCTGCATATCAAATCTATTGTCTGTTGCATGTTCGCTCAATTTATCCAAAAGAATGATTCGTTGTTTTGGATGAATATAATGTAAATTTAATCCTAAAAATCCATCAGGATATGGTTGAATTGGTATTACCAATGGAAATCTATCATAGTATGGCAAATTATCTTTTGTTTTTGGATCATAGTAGAAAAAGTACATATGACCAACGAAATGAGAATCTGTTTGTCGTTCTTTATCGCGCATTATTTTTTGAGGAGTTGGGTTTAAATCCCCCATTTTTAAACGTAACCAGTCTCTAGCTTGGCGAGTACGTGCCTCGTAGCCAGTTTTAGTTAACTGTTGATTGATTCTGTCCATTAGATAAGCCATGATCTATTTATTACCTTTTTTGTGTTAAGTTTTCATTTAATGCCTAATTCCTTTTCCGTTAGTATTTGGAATTTCCAGCCGTGGGTATGACAGAACTCCTCGGCTGCTCTCCATTTCATTTGATTGACAGCATAAGTTTTAACTTCTGTTAAGAATCTTTGTGTTCTTCTTTTACCCTGTATTGGTTTCTGTGTCTGGGCAAACGGTTTAACCTCGATAACATAAGTCATTACAGTATCATCTTTACGTTTAACTTTAATTATGAAATCTGGGAAGTATCTATGCCTCTTGTTATCAACTGGACTAATGTAAGGAATTGCTAATTCCTCTGAAGACCACCAGATAATTCCTGGATGTCCATCAAAGTATTTCATACAACGTAATTCCCAAGATGACCGAAAAACTATATTTTCAGCATTTCCGTTGTATTTTTCTGGATGAACTGGTTTAAACCAGCCCTTATAGGTATTCTTGCCATAACTCATATAAATATGTAGTCAATCAAGGATCAACATGGCACTATTTAACCTAACAGACATTGAAATAAAACCTTTTTCTAGAACTGGAGTATATGATTCCCAGTCTAGAGTTTCGGGCACAAATAATGATGAAAAATACAATTTAAATCAACATCGTTATCCTTCTGATTTGGGTCAAATGGATAAAGGTCATTATATGATGATCTTCATTAATGAACAAGTACATACACAAGTTAATTTAGTCGATGCAATGTTGGATGATCCTACGGTTATTGCTAATGCCAAAGAATATGGAATAAGAAAACTTAATCAAGCAATCGGAGATACTTTAACTCCCATCGTTAATGCTGGAGCTAATCTAGTATCGACAATAGCATCTTCAGAAAAAGTAGCTGAAGCTGTAAAAATAACAAAAGATGCGTTTAAAAGGATAACAGACACGGTTGGTGTTCGCACAATCCGTAGAACCGCAGAAACTATTGCACTTTATATGCCAGATAGTTTGGTTTTTAGTCAACAACAAGGATATTCAGACTTGGAACTCGTTGGTGATTTAACAAAACTTGCTTCAGGAACTGCATCTGTAGTAGATGGAATGAAACGAGGAATAGATACAACAGAAAGCCTTAAAAATGGTGCAGTGAACTTATCACCTTTTCTTGCAAGTATGTTACCTGGTAAATTAGGACAGGCTGCATTTGCTGTAGGATTTGGTTTGGTTAATAATCCAATGTTAGAATTACTATACTCGGCTCCAGTATTAAGAGAATTTAATTTTGACTTTATGTTCTATCCTCGTTCAGAAAAAGAAGGTAAAGAAGTTCAACAAATCTTAAAAACTCTAAAATTTCACCAAGCTCCGGAAATAAGAAAAGACAGTTATTCCAATTTTTTGATTCCACCTTCCGAATTCGATATAAAATTTTACTATAACGGATATGAAAATCCAAATATTCCTGAAATTTCAACTTGTATTCTAACTAGTATCGATGTTAATTATGCTCCAAATGGATTTTCTACTTATGAAGTTCCTCGTGATTTTAAACCAAAGTCTGGTGGAACTGGTATGCCAGTTGCTATTGGTTTATCTCTAAAATTTAGAGAAACAGAATTTATGACTAAAGATCATTATACTGACAAAAAGGAAAAAGGAATAGATTTTTATGGCGTCTATTAATCTGTTTATGATACTAACACTTTAAATACCAATAAACAATGTCAAAATATTTTAACTATTTCAACCAAGTCTTTTATGACATTTCTGGTGACAACAAAACGTATGACACCATTACTAATCTGACAACTAAATTCTCCTTTAGTTCCGCAATAAAAGATAACTCCGTGCTTTTCTATAAATATTCAGTAATTGATGGAGAGACTCCAGAAGTTTTAGCTCATAAATTATATGGATCATCCGAAAAACATTGGATTTTATTATCTGTCAATAATATTACCGATCCAAGATTAGAATGGCCAATTGAACAAAGAAGTCTTATAGACTTGATAGAAAAAAATTATGTACAATATGCAGCTAACGGTCAATCCGGTTTGCAATGGGCGCAATCAAATATTCATTCTCGTTATATTGTAGAAAAACAATTAAATCCAATAACTTCAGATATTACATCACGAACATATACGGTTGATTCCAATACATATAACACCACAGAAATTAGTACAACAAATATAAACTTGCCAGGTAGTGGCTTTGTAACGAACTCGACCGAAAAATTTACACAAACTTTTTATGAATATGAAGTTGAAAAAAATGATGATAAAAGAATAATTAAAATTTTAAAACCTGAATATGCTCCTGCACTTGAGCAAGAATTTAGAAATATTTTTAAATAATGAATACACCAACACTTGGCTTTGAAATAGTAAGTCTCACACTTGAGACCATAGATGGTAAAGGTGGAATAGACATTCGTAATATTTACGATGAGATAAACATCTTTGAAAATATAATGTTACCTTGCATGTCCGGAAATATTTTAATTCGTGATGCTATAGGTTTAGCAAATAAATTAAATTTTGATGGCAGTGAATATATCCGTGTAAATATCATTAAAGACTCAAAACTTTTAGATGCAGACTTTCAGATGAGTTTTAATAGAAGATTTGTAATCTATAAGATGAGTAATCGTAGCTCTGTTACTCAAAACTCAGAAACATATGTTTTACATTTTGTATCAGAAGAATTTTTACTTTCACAACAAAAGAAAGTTAGAATAAACTTCAAAGGCACTCATTCGGATATGGTTGTTTCCATATTAAAAGATTATTTGGGATTAGAATATACCACTCCACAAATTGGTTCTATTCAACCTTCCACTGGAGTTTATGAATGGGTAAGTCCTAATATTTCACCATTTGAAGCAATCGATTATTTGACAACAAGAGCAATCAGTACGGATGGTTTATCCGACTATGTTTTTTGGCAATCTCCGATAGGATATAATTTTAGACCACTTTCAGAATTGATGAAACAAGATGGGTATGTCAATATTACATTTGGTGCAAAAAATTTACCAGAAAATAGTTATGATTCCAGCAAAAGCAGGTATGTTTCAGAACTTTATGGCGCTAGAGATTTAAAAATTGTTTCACAGTTTAATCATTCTGAAAATATTCGTTCAGGAGTTTATGCTGGAAAATTTATTGGATTTGATACTCTGACTCGTACTATACACAATCGTAAAATTAATTATAGCGACATTTATAAATTAAGTTCCGACCATGCTAATAAATTTCCTAACAACTATAAAATTCTAAACAAAGAATATAATACATCAGATCAACAGTATGATTCCAGAATTACTTTATATCCATTTGAAACACCTAGGGCAAATAATCAATATTTAAAAAGCTCAAATGATTCTGAAACAACAAATTATATTGATGATACTGAAAATTACATTTTACAGCGTAGATTGATATTTGCAAATTTAATGCAAAAGCGACTTAAAATTTCAATGCCAGGCAATTTTCAGTATAGTGTAGGAATGATGTTAAATTTGAATATACCAAAAAATAATAATATTGATAATTTACAAACTGGTGGAGATAAAACTTTAAATGGTAAATATATTTTGATTTCTTTGAGGCATGTTATCAGATTTGATAGACATGAAACTCTATTGGAAGTTGCAACAGATTCTACAAATTATGGAGCAAATTAATGCAAGAAGATTTCGCAGGTAAAAACGGTTTTGTTTGGTTCACGGGCGTAATAATGGCAAGAGATGATTCGGCAAAAGTCGGACGCTTACGTGTACGTATTTTAGGTTGGCATGATTCGGACGCTAAAATTGAAGATTTGCCTTTAGCTGAAGTATTGCTTCCAGTTAATGCATCTAGAACATTTTCTCTTCCTGCTGAAGGTGAATGGGTCCACGGTTTCTTCAAGGACGGAGAAAAAGGACAATATCCTGTGATTATGGGTGTTTATCCGGGTATTATTCCATCATCAGAAGTTACATATGTTGATAAAGGTTATCAAGACTGTAGAGCACCAAAAGACAAACTGAACGATCCAAAAACTCCTGTGGGTGTAGTTACTACGGAAGCTGGAAAACCAAACATTCCATTCTTATCCCAAGAAAGTATTTCACAAACTGGCATTGACATAATGAATTCTATTCGTTCACATAAATGTCCAGATTCAGATTACGTCAGAAGAAGTATGGGTTATGCTAAAGGATTAACTTTACAGATTGCAACAGCAATTAGAACAGGCATTCAAGCATTATTGAAAGCTCTTGGTATTGCACCAGCAGCCGGAGGTATGGCTGCAATGATTAAAAGTTTAGCTCAACAAATTAAGAAAATTACAAAATTTATTAAAGATATTAATGATGCTATTGGTGTTTTTGTTACGTATGTTGCTAAAATTAAAGCTGTCATACAGTTTCTGTTAAATTTGCCTAAAGACCTTTTGGCGATGTTAAAAGATTGTTTGAAAAAAGCATATGCAGAATTGGCCGCAGGATTTATGGAAATTGCAAAAGATTTTAATTTGGATGGTGTTATAGATAATACTTCCGAAATCGTTAATAATGCAAAAAATGCACTTAATGATGTTAAAGCATTAGCAGTTGAAACAGGAAATTTATTGACTTCTCCCGGTAAAGTTTTAAATGCTGTTGCGAATCCCTCCAAATTAACTGAAACACAAGCTGCAACACTTGTACAGGATTTTTTTCCTGGTGCTAAAAAATATGATCCTAAAGATTCAGAAAGACCTTAATTATGGCTAAAGTAGAAGTTCCTAGCGATGCAATGTGGATAGAACCGGAATCGGACTATAAAGCACAGTATCCTTATAATCAAGTTATGCAATCGGAATCCGGACATTTTCTGGAATTCGATGATACACTAGATGCTGAAAGAGTTAGATTACAGCATAGAACCGGTACATTCACCGAATTACAATCTGATGGTTCTCGCATCAACAAGATTATGGGTGATAATTATGAAATTGTTGCAAAAGACAATAATGTAATTATAAGTGGTCAATGTAATATAACGGTTCAAGGCAATTCATATCTAACTGTAAATGGTGATTGTGTACAAAGAATTAGTGGAGACTTTTTACAAGAAGTTGAAGGTAATTATCAACAAGTTGTAAAAGGTGACATTTCAATTAGTGGAGCAAATGATATTGATATTAATGCTGGCTCAACATTAGGTTCAGTAAATATTACTGCACCAATGGTAATTCAACTTAACAGTGATGTAGAAATTGATGGTGGTGTAGCCGCAGAATCTGTTTTATCTAGAGGTGAAGTTACTGCTGGTACAGGCATTCATGCTGGTCTTTTGGGTTCAGTTAATCCTATGGCAGGTATTTCTACTCTTGGTGGTGTTTCTGCTGGATTTCCCGCTGCAACTGCCCCAGGTATAATTACTGGTCTTGTTTTAGCACAAGCGCCATTAGTGCAAGGCATTGTTGTCCAAGATATTTTGGGATCAATGATGATGATGAGATTGCAGTATGACTTACATACTCACATACACGTTGGCCTTTTTGGTATCACTTCCATGCCATTGATTTTGATGTAAATAAATATGACAATATACATGGAGCTTATATTATGACACAAAACGTTTTTAGTAGATTACAATACAGTTTTGACACCACAAAATTTGGTGATGCGGTAAACTTAAATCCTAAGGTTCTCAAATTTCTAGAACAAGCTGCTATGCCTGTTCCAGAATGGCAGGCTAAAGATTTAAATGATAATGTTATTGCACCTAGCCGATATTATAAAAATCCTGCGGCTAATATAGTGACTTCTCTCATCTCTAACGCTTCTAGTATTTCAGGAAGCACTAGCTCACCAAATGTATTTACCTATGCTTCCACTGAAGCTGCACAATTGAGTGCTGCGGTTGGAGGGTTTATTATTGAATTGGGCCATTTTAGAAGACACACAGATAATATGTCAGGTCTTGGAATTATGGGCACAGATGCTAATATTCCAAGTTTAGATATTGCAACTGCGGTAGGCAATAAAGTGTTGGAAGTGGTGTACAAAACAGATTATGCTGTACCACCAACACAAGTAGCTACATCAGGTACAATTTTTGACCCAGCTAACAACGTAATAACGACAGCAAATACTCCGAAACCAAATGCAACAGCCATGTTAGGATCTTTTACCAGTTTATATGTTGTTCCAGATTTAACTTATTACGATTCAATCATTACACCAAGCGCATATGCAATAGCAAATTCTTTAACATATGTTTCTGGTGGCGAAGGTTTTCCTGATTATTATGTTTCAAACGTTGCATTGAGTTTTGTAACTTCTGCATTGAGTGCAGTAACTGCGGCAAATACTTTGATTGCAACCCGAAGAACTCACGATTGGAATTTTTTCAAAAAATCTAAAAAGCTAATTGAAGATAATAACTATCTTGGAAGATTTAATGCTATGGGTAATACACAAAAATCTCTAGTTAACACACTAATTGGTACCGACCTATTGAAGAATAATTTAGCTAATGTGGCAAACTCTACTTCTGGGTAAATAAATAAACAATGGCAACAGTAATAGCAAATCTACAAAGAAGATATACGGACCTCGACTTGAATTTTATGCCACATCCAGTAAAAAAAGATGTGAATAAAGTTGTTGATGAGATGGCAGTAATCAATTCAGTCAAAAACCTGATTTTGACGAACCACTATGAGCGACTGTTCCATCCTGAAATTGGCTCAAATGTACAAAAGTTATTGTTCGATAACATGGATAGCATAACTTCCGCAACTTTGGAACGTGAAATAACTGATGTTATTCGAAATTTTGAACCTAGAATTTCTGTAGACTACATTAATATTTCACCAGATTTTGATGATAATACATATCAAATTTCCATGCAGTTCAGAATATTGAATAAAACTGAACCAGTATCAATTAAATTTTTCTTAAATCGAGCAAGATAATATGGCTAACCGTTTAAATGTAACCGAATTGGATTTTGATGCAATCAAAACCAACCTAAAGGACTTTTTGAGACAACAAACGGAGTTTCAAGATTATGATTTTGAAGGTTCTGGCATGAATATCCTGATGGATGTTCTCGCATACAACACTCATTACAATGCATATTACTTGAACATGGTTGCGAATGAATCGTTTTTAGAATCCGCATCTCTACGAAACTCAGTAGTTTCTCATGCAAAATCTTTAGGATATACTCCCAGATCAGTTACTGCTCCACAAGCAGTGGTGAATTTAACTGTTCTTACAGGAAATTCTAATTCCGAAACATTGACACTTCCAAAAGGATTTATTTTTGTTTGTGAGCAAATTAATAATCGTGCATACACCTTTGTGAATTTAGAATCTTACACCGTAAGTAAAGTTGGAACAAATTTTACATTTAATGGTGTAAAGATTTATGAGGGTAAATCATTAACATACACATACACACATAGTACAGCATCTAATCCTAAACAAATCTTTACTATTCCAGATGCATTCATTGATACCACAACTTTAGTAGTTACTGTAAAAAGTTCTTCTGGTTCCACAGATACCGCAGTTTATTCCAAAAGTGGAACAGACCTTACAATAAATTCTTTATCTGAAATTTATTTCCTACAAGAAGGTATTGCCGGAAATTATCAAATTTATTTTGGTGATGGAGTTTTAGGTAAAAAATTACCTGATGGTGCTATTGTAACTGTTTCTTATTTGGTCACAGGTTATACCCAAGCTAATGGAGCGAGCCAATTTAGAATCAATTCTGCTATTGGAGGATATACTAATATTACAGTATCCACAGTTTCATCCGCATCTAGAGGCGCTGATAGAGAATCTATTGATGAGATTAAGTTTGGTGCACCATTGAATTTGCTTTCTCAAAATCGTGCAGTTACAAAAAATGATTATATTCGTCTTATTCAACAAAAGTATCCTTCATTTCAAGCTGTAAACGTTTGGGGCGGAGAAGAAAATGATCCACCAGTTTATGGCAAAGTATATATCTCTGCAAAACCAAGATTAGGATTTGAAGTTAGTGATACAGAAAAAGAATATGTAAAGACCAATATTTTAAAACCTATTAGTATGTTGACTGTATCTCCTGAAATTGTAGATGTTGACTATAATTATTTAAAAATTTCATCTAGTGTTTTTTATGATAAAGCTAAAACAACTTTGGCTGATGCAGAATTGAAAGCAAATATACGAACAGTAATTGCAAACTATTGTGACACCAATCTAAATCAATTTAATAGTTACTTTAAATATTCTGGACTTGAAACTGCAATCGATTCGTACAGTAGAGGTATTATCTCAAATGAAATTTCTTTATTTGTTGGTAAAAAATTTAGGCCATCGCTAAATGTTTCTGACAACTATACATTAGATTTTGGATTTGAACTTGTTCGCGGAACAACTAATGATAATTTCTATTCATCACCCACATTTAGAGTTCCGGGTGCAGGAACAAAAGAATGTAATTTTGAAGAAATACCATCTTCATTCACTGGTGTAGAAAGTATCACTGTGTTAACTGGTGGATATGGTTATAAGAGTACTCCGACTGTATTAATAAATGGAGATGGAACTGGTGCTACAGCAAATGCGGTGATTGTTAATGGAAAATTATCCGAAATTATTGTAACGAATCCCGGATTCGGTTATACTTCAGCATCTATATCGATTGTCAAAGTATCAACAGATACTGGCGTTGGTGCTACGGCTGAAGCAGTTCTTCAGGGTCGTTATGGCAAATTGAGAATTGCATATTATGATGATAACAGTACAAAAGTCATTATCAATTCCGATATTGGAGTTATTGATTATAAGTTAGGAAAAATTACACTGACAAAATTCCAACCAACCTTTATCAATAATGATTTTGGTGATATCACTTTACACATGAAACCCACAATAAATATTATCCAATCAAAATTGAATAAAATGTTGGTCCTTGATGCTAATGATCCTACTAGTATTATTGTTAAAACTACACAAATATAATGGAAAAAGTTTTAAATTCCAGTCTAATACGAAATCAAGTTCCTGATTTTGTACGTAGCGAATATCCAAAATTTGTAACATTCTTAGAGAAATATTATGAATGGTTGGAAACCACAGATATGGTTTCTGACGGGTTGTATCAAATTAAAAATTCTTATGATATTGACAATGCGGACGAATATTACTTAGAACAACTCAAACGACAATTACTGCCATATTTTCCAAATGAAATCGTAGCAGACAAAAGATTATTTCTAAAATTAGTTGCTGAGTTTTATCGCACCAATGGCACCCAACAGTCAATTAAATTTTTATTCAAAGCACTTTTTAATGAAAATATTGACATTTATTATCCCAAAGATGATATCTTAAAAACTTCCGATGGCAAATGGGTTCTGCCTCTTGCACTAAGAATTGATACGGCAGACTCAAATATTATGAATATTGAGAAAACTCTATTAACGGGTCAAACTTCAAAAGCTACAGCGGTGGTTGAAAAAGTTTTACGTTCAGTTGACCGTCAATTGGGTATCACGTACACAGAAGTTTATATTTCAAATATTACCAGATTGTTTACTACGGGCGAAACGGTCACTGCAACTTATAATAATGGAACAAATAATGTAACAGTTTCTGGTCGTTTAGTTGGCGCTTTATCAGAAATTAAAATTGATTCTTCTAATAGAGGTTTATATTACAATGGTTATGATACAACAACTGGTTATTCTGGCGATCCATTAACTATAGTTGGAGGTTTAAATCCTCTTGCTAACAATCCAATCGGCGCTATAGCATATGTTGGACAAACAACAACTGGTGGCATTACAGACATTGCGGTCGATAATGGTGGGTTTGGTTTTAGAAAACAAGACGTTTCACCAAATAGTGTAATTTTAGATTTTACTGGTGGTTTTGAAGGTGCAGCCTTTGGAACAGAAGCTAAAGCTGAATTGTTATTGCTTGATGAAAATACACCCAGAACAATTAATGTGTCTAATCTATCAATTGCAACATTAAATACTCTATATGCAAATATCGCAGTTGTAGAAAATAATGTAATTCGTACAATTTCAACAAGCACTTCATTTAATGTTTATCCAATGGCATTTGTAACTCTAACCGGTTCTGGTGGTGGTTATAGAAATAAACCCATATTAAATGCTTATAGCTTATACAATGAGAATAAGGATGATACTCTAGTTTCTTCATCCGTAAACATTGTTAAAAACACCAGGATAATAACAGATAATACAATAAATTTTGGCTACTTTTTCCAAAACGGAGATTATGTCAGATTGTTTCTAAACAACCGATATGAACAAATTTTGGTAATTGAAGATGTGTCAACGAACACTCTTAGATTTGCTGATTTATTTCCCAATGACATTTCCGGTGTTTCTATCTATAAATTAAATCGTAATGATTTATATAATATTGGATCTATTGGCAGAATAAATGTTATCAATGGTGGTAATGGATATGCATTGAATGATATTATCATATTCCAAGGTGGTTCTGGTTATGGAGCTAACGCGGTTGTGTCTCAGTTATATACAGGAAATAATGGAATTAAAAAAGTCACAGTAAATAATCATTCGTCTGGTGCATATATTATTGGTGGTGAAGGATATATGAGAGATTCTTTGCCTACACTAAGTGTACAATCGGTTTCTGGTGCAAATGCTTCTTTGATAGTGAGTGAAGTTACTGGTGACGGCGAGCAGTTCAGTTTAGACACCTCAAGAATTGGTGCAATTTCTAGTATAAGAGTTTTTAGTTATGGTTATGATTATGTTTCGTCTCCTACTATTTCTTTACGTAATGCTGATATTATATTGAGTAATGTTACTACGGGACAACTTTTTGTTTCAAACACTGTAATATATCAAGGATCATCAAACGTATCAACAACATTTAAAGCAACAGTTGATGCATTTAATCCTGCAACTGGTTTGTTAAGAGTATTTAATTATAGAGGGACAGTTACTATTGGACAATCATTAAAATCAGATGATAATTCTATATCTTCAATTGTAAATTCAGTAACATATTATGGTGATGGTCGTGCTAAAGCTACCGCGAAATTTGAGAATGGATTGATTCGTTATCCTGGAATTTATTTAAATACTGACGGACAAATTAGTGCAGACAAAAAACTTCAAGACGGTGAAAAATATCACAACTTCTCTTACATTATTAAAACAAAAACTGACTATGTTAAGTTCAAGAAGCCATTGAATGATATTTCGCACCCTATAGGTACAAAGAGTTTTATTACCAGAATTGATGACAATCGAGAAAATATAAATTTCATCAACAGTCTGATTGATACAAGCAGTCTATTCCCATTGAATTACACATACAGTATAGCAAATGGTGCTAATACAATTTATACCTCCAATGTTTCTGCTAATCTTGCAGCCTCAGTTAATGTTGCAGATTTCGTTATTGTTTATGGTGTTAATAAACGCCTTGCAAATACTGTAAATGTAGTTTCTGGGTCAAATGTCTTGTTTGGTTCTTCAAATAGCGTCAACTTTATTAATGACCTGTTGGAAGGTGATACGATCTATCTTTCAACAGGAAATACAGTTTCAATTAAAGAAGTCAGTAATTCTTACTATGCAGTCTTAAACACGACAATAAATGTAACTTCAACTTCAGCAACCATAAATGTTGTATATGACTTGATTAAAAAAGTTGTTTCAGTAAATGCTAATACAATTATTGTAGATACTAATTTTAAACAAAATGGTAGTTCTTTATTGGCAACCGTTCAAAAAAGTAGATAAATAGAATTATGTCAGCATTACTTACAAAAAATTTCAAAATCTTGATGGCTAAACAGGTATACGATTTGCTTGATTTAACATCAAATTCTTACTTGCCAGATGCGAAAAAAACATATATCTATGCTACTATCGGCAAACCTCTTCCATGGAACTCCGGTGCTGAAATTCCTCCTACTCCAAAAGAAGATGATGGAGCTATAAATGAATATTATAGAAGAGGAATTTACGCCAAACAGTTATCTTTGGAGAATGCATCACTTGTTGTTCCAAGAATAAATTGGGTAGCAAATACTGTATACTCCACATATCTTTCTACAGGAAACTTTTATGTTCTAAACAAGAGTGACCAAGTTTTTAAATGTTTATCTAACGTTTCTTCAAATGTTGCATCCACTGTAGAACCAACATTGACATTATCCACAACTTCACTAGAAGAGCCATACATTCTAACTTCCGATAATTATAAGTGGAAGTATATGAACACACTAACTTCACTACAAAAACAAAAATTTCTGAGTGATGAATGGATGCCGGTAACTTACAATAAATTTGTTCGTGCTGCTGCGGTTGGTGGTTCGATTGATATTGTTAAAATTACCAACGCGGGTAATAACTATACTAATGGAACAGTACAAAGTATTATTTCAGTTACTGGTGACGGTACCGGAGCTATTTTAAAAGCTAACGTTTCTAGTGGGCATATACAAGACATAATTATTCAAAATAGAGGTTTCGATTATACATATGCTAATGTTGCATTTACTGATGTAACTGGTGGTGTTGGCACAGGTGCAACCGCTACAATTTCAATTGCTCCACATGATGGACATGGTTATGATCCAGTCTATGAATTGGGAGCATCAACAATCATTTTTAACGTAGAATTTACTGGTGATGAATCTGGTAAATTGCCTACAGAAAATGATTTTAGAGAAATCACACTGTTACAAAATCCTTTCAATCGAGGAACTACTACACTAGCCACAGATACATTTTACACAATGTATACACGTATCAAAACTTCTCCTGGTGTAGGTGACTATAATAATGATGAGACCGTTTTTCAAGGCACAACATTTGCAGATGCAACTTTTACTGCTGAAGTTATTTCTTTTGATGAAGTACAAAATTATCTGTATCTAAATAACATACGTGGTACCTTACAGAATAATCAAGCGATTAAAGGACTCAACTCAGGATCAATAAGAGTTGTAAACTCAATCGTTCAACCAACACTGGATCTTTTCTCTGGAAAAATTTTATATGTAGCAGATAAGCTACCAATTGCAAGAGATCCCTCACAAACGGAAAGAATCCGTTTCATAATGAGTTTCTAAAAGAGGAATAAATGACAACGCTTTTTAATTACGATCCATATTACGATGACTTTGATGAAGACAAAAACTTTTTGCGAGTTTTGTTTCGTCCAGGCTATTCGGTCCAAGCTAGAGAACTAACGCAATTACAGACAATTTTCGCTAATCAAGTTCAGAAATTTGGTAACAATATTTTTAAGAATGGTAGTCCTGTTCTTGGAGGTAGAGTTTCTTTAGATGACAAAGCAAATTATGTCATTTTAGAGCCACAATATGGAAATCAAGATATTTCCGTTACTGACTTCCTCAATCAAATTGTTATTACGTATGATCCTAATAATATTACAGGAAAAGAAGTTGTCGCTAAAGTTATTGCCGTAGATACAACATCGGGTAATCCAGTACTTGTTTTGAAATATCAAAGTGGTGATAGATTTGCTGAAGGCGAAACATTACAAATTACAGGTAAAAATACATTTGCGACTGCGGTAGCAACTAATGCAACCGGCGGTTCTTATGTTGCTTACATTCAAGAAGGTGTTTATTATTTCAAAGGACAATTTGTTAAAGTTGTTCCTCAGTATGGTATCGTTGAACTATTTTATCGTTTAGGTAGTAGCGCCACAATCAATAAACTTCCATCATATAAAATTGGTTTGGAATTTACTGAAAATATTATTGATGAAATTGACGATACTTCACTATTGGATCCAGCACAAGGCGCATTTAACTATCAAGCTCCAGGCGCAAACCGTTACCAAATTGTACCATCATTAGCAACAAGAACACTTGATTCCGCTGATGTTTCTTCGTTCTTTGAAATTGTACGTTTGGTTAATGGTATTCGCACAAAGGAAATTAATTATCCTATTTACAGCGAAATTGAGACTATGTTGGCTCGCCGTACATATGATGAATCTGGTAACTATACAGTTAATCCATTTATCATAACGTTGGAAGAAGGTGATAGTGCTAATGGATTGTTTAATGTTGTTCTTGATCCTGGTAAAGCATACATTAATGGTTATGAATTTGAAACTATTGCTCCAACTACAATTGAATTGAATAGAGGTAGAGAATATTCGGCAGTTTCCGATTATGATCTTCCAACAAACTATGATAGTTCATTGATTTTGGATAGCGTAAGAGGAACTTTGAATATTACAACTTTTCCTAGTTT